CCCGAGGGTAAGCCGACGTCGTGCCCCTCGGGCCCGGGATGCTCTCCGGCTTGCGCCGGCATATCGGCCACCCGGGGTTGTTTCATCCTTCGCAGGAAAGCAGCAACCTCCTTGGCGAATCGTGCCGTGGGCGAGTCATCGTGCAAGAAGCGGCCTCCGAGAATGGCAACCGCGCACTCCTCGATGACGTCGTCGCGGGCTTGTGTCAGCCGCACGATCTCCGCGCTCCGCTGGTCCGCGATTCCGTGCCAGTCGACGGACGTGAGGGACTGGATCGTCTCGCGGGCCTTCGTGAGTTCGAGTGCGATCGCGTCGCGGTGCTTTCGCGTATGTGACAGCGAGATCTCCAGTACGGCGACATCATCGCGGGCCTTGGCGAGTTCATCCGTCAGCCGCGCGATCTCGTCCCTGGATTCCGAGCGCCCGCGCTTGCGCCCTTGACTCCAGTGCTCGTCCGCCGGGTCGCAATCGTGATTCGCGGCTTGCGCTTCCAGCGTTTCTACCCGAGCCCGCAGCGAGTCGCGCTCGGCCTTCACGCGCTTGATTGCCATCTCCGCTGTCTCTCCAACTTCGAGACCGAGTTCTGCTTCGATGAAGTCGACGAGACCGTCTTCGGAGGCGTCAGCCTCTTCCTTGAGGATGAGGTATTTCTCAACCTCCATGTCCCGAAGTCGGTATGCGCGACAGGCCAGAGCTTTCACGCTCATCGACGAATTGACCCACTCGTTCAACAACGCCTCCAGTTCCGCCGTCACAGGCGGGGCGGAAGGCGTTGTGGCAGAAGCACCAACAGGAGATTTGTCCGGTGAGCTGTTGATCGCAGGCGCATCGCCACGCGTCCGAAAATCTGCAAGTGCAGAATCCAGGCATTCGACCCTCCTTAAGATTCTTGAGTATGTCTCATCCTTCGTCATAACTTCGTCAAGAGTTGGTTTGGTAGTTTCTGAACCAGCGCCACTTCGATGCTGGAGACGAGATAATTCATTCACGCAACGAATCAATTCCAACACGCGATCTCGAGCTTCCTCTTTGGTTTTTCCATATGCAACAATTGACGGAACCTTCCTAACTCTCGCTACGAAACCGAGAGCTCTGCACCAAAAAACATGAATGTCACCTTCATCAATCTTGAGTCGAGTTTCTTCTTTCTTTTGAGTCTTCGGTGTATTTTCAATTGCACACCTCAAGTTCTCATTAATTCGATAACGTTCACAAATACGACGAATCCATCGCTTGATTTCACCAATATCTCTCTTTTTACATTCACCAACGTAATTGCCATCAATGAAAAGTGATCTTCCATTCGATTGAACATATCGATCAACATCATCGTCATTTTCGCTCATACGATCAACTCCAAAGGATATTTAGATCACTTGTTCCAAAATTGATATCGAAGCCACTCTATCACAGACAATACCATCCATATGATCATCCATATGATAATACCAATTCCTTCAAACAGGAAACGTTTACACTTATTTATCAAGTTCATTGTTTTTCTTCCGTTTATCACGTACCATCTCCAATACATCTCTAACTATTCTTGCAAGAGATTTTTTGCGATCAGAATAATGACGATCACAAAGGCCATTCTCAATAGCGGTATGAGGACAGTGAACAAGTTGTGCTGTATCTTGTCTCAAGAAAGTTGCCTTACATCTCATTTGAACTCTTCCAATGCTGCTTTGATTCTTATTGCAGTGATTGCATTTGGATCAATCTTGATAATCTCCTTAATCCTTGAATAGAAATTGGTGAAACAAGTCCTTCCATTCGTCACGATCTTTCTTTATTGCATCACGTTCATTCTCAGCCTTCGCACGCTCTTCAAGACGGAGTATATACTGCTCTTTCCAGTGATTTGCATCCTTCTTCTCTCGATCATAATCCCTCAAAGCCTGAGCAAGAAGTTCTCTCAAATTGTTCGCGGCATCCCTCTCTTTCTCATATTGAGTCACAAAGCTTTTGACAGGATGTGCGTAAAGAAGTGCAGTGAGTCGCCTGCGCTCTGACTCAAGCATATCACGTTCTTTGACAAGTCTCTCCACTGCCTCTACGGCATCTTGTGTAGGGGATGCACCACAGAGAGCAAGAATGACTGCACGAAAAGATTCAGGCGTATTGTATTCTTTACCGGAAAATGGCATTATTCAACACTCCCTTGTTTCTCATCAATGTTTATCATGTCATATGATAAACGAGTGGTTACAAACTTTTGTCCATTATCAAAATACTCAATTTGATAAATGATTCTTCCATCACCTTGTTCAAGTACGCCTGAGATTTTGCCTTGAACTTTTCTAAGAGATGGATGAAAACCTATGTCAAAAATATGAATCATTACTCGAGTTCCAATTGGAATCAATTTTCGTTCCTCAAGCTGAAGTAGAACTTCTTCACCTTTACGTCGAAGTTGATTCGTACTTCTAAGTGACGCAGCACATCTTTGTCATCAACCATGCACGCCATGTGCAAGTAGAAGCAGGGACCAGAGACCTTGCCCCACCATGGGCGGCATGAGTTCACCTTCTCACGCAAATCGCTTCCCGCGATCCAACCGTTGTTGAGTCGCGCAAGCACAAGAGCGCGAAATTTGGCGTGGCGGATCATGAGCCGTTACCAGGTGGTGATGGGTAGTGCTTCCGCACAATATCAGCACACTGCTTGTGCATGGCTTTTCGCGCATTGTTTCGATCACAAACTGCAGAAGAATTCCATGCTGCGGAAGCTGCGTAAATTACAGCAGAGGAAATAAATATGGAAACAGATGTGAGAACGTAGGCAACGGTGGCGGATTCAAATGCTGAAACGGCAGCTGAAGCAGCAGCCATTGATCCGGCAGATTCAGCAGCAGCAAGAGCTACTGATCGGTAGTTCATTACATCATCTTTCGTAGCACCTTCATTGCGCGCCCACGATTCCACAACCTCGATGCATCTTCTCGGTCCAGTATTGCCTGGATGACTTGTCTCGTAAATCGGTAGAACAAGCCGTGCGCATTCGGCTGCTGCGATGGCAGGACGTTTGCGGAATTCAGACCACGGCTTCCCTGCCACATTTCCAGCATAACAGAGCATCCAGTCGCCGCGCTCGCACGCCTGCCATGCGGCTTCGAGACTTGGTTGCGTCACTGCCCAATTGATAGCACGTTCGCACGCGCCAAGTTTGACGAGTCGATGGGACCAATGGTTAGTCATTTTCAAGCTCCTAAAATCAATGCAACCATCAGTGTAGCAAGGATGCAGGCTGCGAACACGATGAAAGGTGCCATTCCAATAAATGCCACCAACCTCAACAAGCGTTCATCGTCCTTTTTCCAAGGATCGATGTTGTTGTTTTCTGCGCCGTTGTTTCCATTCATCATCAAATTCCTAAACAAGGACCATTAAGAAAACACACAGGATGCAGAGAACGGCCGCGACAAGTGGTGCGACCAAAAGGCAGAACTTTTTGATGGTCTGCATTAGCAAATCCTTGCGGTTTAGTAAATCCTGTTGGTCTGTTCCCACGGGCACTGTCCGCACTTGTATTGAACAGTGTTGGACCCAACCACCTCTTCCTTGATTTCGTGTTTGTCCTTGCAATAAACAGCCTGAACGGTGGAGAGCAGCTTGTTGAAAAAGCCACAAAGGAAATTGATGATTTTGCGCATGAGAAATACCCTTTTGTTGCCGTATTGTAGCGCACAATTGGTCAAAACAACGCTTTCTAATTTAGTTCCGCAACTCTCTTTCTGAATGTCGTGAGAATCAAACTAATCTTTGTCTTAAAAAGTTCAACAACCTCTTCTCTTTCCATCTGTTCAGGAACTTCATAGTAGGAACTCACGAAGAATGATGCGTCTTCAAGAACAGTTGTTTTTGTCTCCATATGCCTCACTTTTCCAATGACAAGTGAAGCAAGAGCAAGCATGTAATAACTCGCCTCATTTTCGACAATATGCTGAGTCATGATGTCGAAAAGAATCCTGCCGGTCTTCGAAGATTTATTGAATTTGAAGTAAACCGTGATCCCGTATTCGGGAAAATAAAACATCTCACAAGCGATTTTTAATTCATCCATCTCTTACCAACCACTTTCTTCTGTATACCAGGAACTTCAACTGCTCGAACACGCCTACCTACACAATCTGGACCAACCTCTTTTTGAATAAGTTCTGCAGTTTCAACCCCAAATCTACTGGCATATCTGTGATTCAAAACCCAGAAGATTTTGCCAGTCCTATCATCTGTTTGCGCTCCCGCCGTATGCGCAACAACCATATACCCAATGCGATCCCGCCCATGGACGCTAATCTTAGCCACAATCGCGTACATTGAACACCCCTTTGTTGCCCAAGTATACACTACAGCAAACGCAATGCTAACGCTTTCCCTACGTTTTCACTACGCTTGATCGAGTATCCATCCCCATTCACCATAATGAATCTGTGCAGCTAAGATATGCTTGCACTCTAATTTCCTGAATTTGTTCTGTGGGCAATCACAGACCCAATTGGTATTGCCGAGCCTAACTCTGTAGAACTTAATGCCATCAGATGATCTGACGTCAAAGTTAGCGATCCCAGAAGTTGTTAATGGAAACATTCGCAGTATCTTGAGATCATTTTCCATATGCACGGAAAAAAGCAGTAATCAGATAGAGTTTTGCAATCATGTGGAAAACGATGACTGCAATTAGATTTTTGTCATTCTTCTCCACACCATCCATTATGATACTTATGTCAAGAACAAATCCGCACAGAATCAACACAACAACAAAAGTCAAATTGATCAATCTTAACATCACTTTTCCTTGTGCTTCATTCGACGATCACGTAGCACTTCTTCTTGAATCCTGTCAGCCTCCTTGACATCTTCAGGCTTGCCGTAGCCCAAGAGCATTGTGCGCTGGCTGCGCATCTCCTGGATCGAACCACCCCTCCTGGACATTTCGATCTGCTTACGCAACCTCTTCGGTTTCGGCTTGTTTGAATAACGCCGCTCTGTTTCGGAATCGATCTCATCTGCACGCTGAAATCGATCGGCGTAACGCTGTGTTGCGCGAAGCACCTTGTTAGACGGCATGACCACCCCCTTGCATGGTGGCATTTTAGCACAATGCAATGGTGAACACTGCTTTAATGGTTGGTTCCATAAAGTTTCCTAAATTCTTTTGAGTTTTTCTGAATATCATTCAATGGCACCAGTATACCATAATCTCTTTCTTTGATTCCAAAGAAACTTTCATAGAATTCATAAACCCCCTTCCATGTAAGAAAATCATTGAGTCTTTCAGAATTTCGACGACAGATTTGGCACATGTTATTTGCATTGGCTTTTTGAACATTTGTCTTCTGCAACATCAAAATTCCAAATGCAACAGTGAAGCAGATTGATTCGGAATTAAGGTGAAGAGGACAAATAGAAATCGTATCAATTTTCTTGATTTTTATTCCTTCATAAATGAAGAAACAAACGTGATTTGTAGCGTTGTGCTGAATTTGACACGTTTTGCAAATCATTCTACTCAATCCTTATGCTTTGAAACGAATGCTGTGAAATATTTTATAAGATCTTGAACTCTATCAACATATTTGCTTGAAGAAAAAGTCATTAAATTACTCTGGTATCTTTCAAAATAAGAATAGAGTAGGTTGTATGAAGATTTACCAGTTCTCACATGATAGATACAATCACGATTGCATGTTTGGAGTTTGATGACTTTGCAACAACTTATTTGAAGAAGTGCAAAAAGAACAACTTTTTCCAAACAAGTATGATTAGATAAGAGATGTACATTACAGATTGAGATACTATCAACTTTGCAATGAATCAATTCTAGATCAGGACAACATTTGTGATTTGTATTAGAATACTGAATTTGACAAGTTTTGCAAATCATTTCATCTCACTCCTTAAACACAAACTCTAATTCATCATTGATCTTCTTAATGAGCTGGTAATCATTGTTGATCTCTAAACAACGCTTTCTTATTTTATCACTTGGGTAGTTCAACGAAGAAATACATGTCCAATAACCTAATTCTGCAAGTTTATGATAAGTATGATCTAAAACAATAACTGCCCTGACTTCTTTGAGTATTGCTCTAAGTGTAGTGTGCAATCCTCTTTTCTTAAATTGACGATAGCATTCAGGGCAAGAATAGAAATAATGCTGTTCTTGGCACTTATGTGATCCATTATGTTGAACCTGACAAGTTTTGCAAATCATTTTTATCTGTGCTTTTCAATGAATTTTACATAGTAGGGATGCAAGAAACCAGCAAGCTTTCCCATATCTTTTCTGGAATGTTCATAAATATCATAAAATAGTTCTTTCAAAAGAATTTCAGAACTGTTATTTTTCACATAATAAACACAACCATCAACACAAGCTGGAACTACAGTAATTTCACAACCGCTGATTTCAAAACAAGCGAAAAGAATGCGTTTTGGATAAATATGACGATTTATTCTAAGATGATTTGAACAAATTTTGATAGATTTTTCCTTACAGATGACTAATTTAAGATCAATGTAGCAAGTATGATTCACTCCATTGTGTTGAACTCTACAACTTGTGCAAATCATTTGTCAATCTCAGTTGAATCAACAACATAACAAAGTGTTTTGTCAACTACATCTGCCAAATTAAAATCATCTAAAAATTTCTTGTATTCTGCAATGATTCGTTCATTTCCATTTGCGATTTCTACAACTTGATCTTTCGTACTTATTCCAGAAGCGCAACTTTTTCCAGGAAAATCAAGTGAATGTGAGATTTCTTTTTTGACCTTAATTGTGACTCTCATCTTTTTAAGAAATGCTCTAAAGGCTATGGTTCTTGAGTTGAGAAAAATGTAACAATCAGGACAAACATAATAAATGAGACCAGATCCACATTCATGTGAGCCACTATATTGAATTTGACATTTGTTACAAATCATTTGTCAACCTCAGAAGAATCAATGATCAATTCAGTCGATTCATTTATTCTTTCTGTAAGTTCTGGATCATTAGCAAGTTGTAAATATCTTTCAGCAATCTTTTGTTTTCCATTTACAATGTCCAAAACAATTTGATGAATTGAATCACAATAACATGTCAATCGTGGAGATTTCACAAATTTTGCACTATTCTTCACAACCTTAATTTTGACTTTCAATTCTTTAATGAAAGCTTTGAATGCAGGATCTCTTTCATATTGAGAAGTCTTTCCCTTATAACACTGATCACAAATATAGAAGACTACATTTGGTTCGCATTCATGTGAACCACTATATTGAACTCTACAATTCTTGCAAATCATCCAACACCCCACTTGACTTTATTTTCTTCCCAACAATCATTCGCATATTTGTTGAGAAGTTTTCTGTTTGAATACCAATTGATATTGTCAATTTCTCTGAAAAATAACAAAACCAATTCATTCACACTACCATGATAGTTGATGAAACAATCTGATGTACATTCATCATCAAAAATAACAACATCACTTAAGCTACTGTAGATACAAGTAAGCAAAACATCAGATTCGTTTCCGTTAGGTTTTGCATTAGGTTTGAGTGATCTTAGACAATGTTTGCAAATATGAATCGTTTGTTTGTCTAGATCGATTCCAAATAGTCTCATCTTGCAAGTGTGTGATCCAAAATACTGAATTCTACATAGGGTGCAAATCATACTTTTCTTTCAAATACCTATGTGAAGTTTCTATGAAAACAGGCATCCTATTTTTGTCTCTGAAATAAATGATGTTGATTTCAGAAAAATACTTCATAATTATTTCATTATAAATCTCAGTCCTGCCACTACGAGATCCATTATTAAGATGACACTGTTTATCATGTGGTTTTTCTAAGATTTCAATAGTGCTTGATGAAGCAAAAACACAAGAAATGAAGACGCAGTATTCAATATCAAGATAATGGTTTTTTGGTCCGTAGATTAACGCATTTTTCACAATATAATCAAAACATGATCTACAGAATTTGAAATTATGAGTTCGGAGTTTGATCCCAAATAGATCAACACGGCAAGTATGTATCTTTGATCCGCTATGCTGAGTCTTACATTTTGTGCAAATCATATTTCTTGTTCTTCCATTCTGTTCTTGTAATCAAGAAATACTTCAAAGAACGAGTCAACATCATCAATCCCAAATACGTTCTTAAATGAAGAAGTTGATCCTGTATTTTTTGAACAAATACATTGAGTTCCAACACATCTTGGTGGATCATCTTTCAATATTTCGAAAGGAATTTTGAGATGATCTGCAATAGCAATGAATGCTTGAACAGAAGTAAGTGTTCTTCTATTATCGTAATGCCATTGACACAACTTCAAAAATGGTATCTTTTTGAGTTTGAAACCAAGAAAGATGAATGTACAATCGTGCTCACCACTAAATTGAGATTGACATTTTGTGCAAATCATTTCAAAGAATCCAGAAATTTCTTTGCATCATCGATAATCAAATCAAGACGCTCACCAATGAATGAACTTCTTGGTTCTCTATCAAACAATTTCTTACACAAACCAGCCATCTCATATGAATTAAGTTGTCTTCCATGAGAAAAACAATTGCTTGGACAACCACCAGTAATTCTCCTAATCTCGCTTTTAGATATCAGTAACATTGAATAGAAAAAAGAAACAAAGGGATAATCACGCAAAACAATTCTATATGTCTGCATTTGAGTAACGTGCATATCACATATTGAAAGAACTTTTTGTGGTAGAAAACTACCATCATAATAAGAATTTTCACAAATATGTTCTGGAGTTCTATATTGTATTCTGCAATTGACGCAAATCATGTGAAATAAAAAGACCGGCACGGATTTGTCTTTCCGTGCCGGTCTTTAGTCCTTTTGGGACGGTGCTTCCTTGTTCAGATGATGCGGCCATTGTGGTCGCAGGCGTAGCTCAGGCGATAGAGCTTGCGTCCACCACTGGCATCTTCGAACGCGACCACCGGAGGATGTTGCGCATCTCCGGCGTACAGGATCGCTCGAACGAACTTGGAGGTGTCGAGCGTCTGCGGGGCGACCTTGGAACGAGCCTGGGCGTCCGTCCACGCTCCATCGAGGACGGTGTCGGTCCTGGTCACCGGAAGATTGCAGGTCCACTCCCTGCTCTCCTTCTGGTTGACCGTGCCATCGGGATTGATGACGGCCACCTGGAGAGTGAACCCGGGAGTGGATTCGTTGATGATCATGGCGCGATGATTCGCGCGCACGCCACCGACACCGAAGCTGGTGGGGGCGGAGTGCATGTAGAGCCACTTGGCTCCGGCACTCTTGGTGTTGATGGTGGGAATGGCGACCGTGCGGGATTCCGCAACTTCACCGACTGCGGTGATCACCGGCTCCACACGCTCCACCACGGCTTCGGTGGCTTCGGCCACCGGCAGCACCGTGGGGATTTCGAGCTCATTGTCCATGTGTGACTCCTCGTTGCATGGTTTGCGCTACTTTGTGCATGGAAATTATAGCAGCGCAGCCAATAGAACAAGTTTTCACTTAAGGTTCCTAATCATCTCAAAGAATTGTTTGTGACACCTCTGTGCCTCAGTCATCAAAATCATTTCAACAGTCTCGATTGACAATTTCATCGCATCACTGAAAGACGCACTGGTCGTCGAGCCAACGATCCCAACCTTCAGACTAATCGAGCAGAATTGTTGTGGCTGAAATCCAACAGCTCGTTCATAAGTGAATTCGAAATGATCTTCAGCAGTCGGCTTTGGAATTGATTCAATATTCTCTTTTATCTGTCTATACTTACTATCAAAAACAATACCGCTCTGCTTGATTTCACTTACAACTCTAACTTCAGCAATGTTTGGGTTTTCCATGACAAAAATCACTTATGAAAAATGGAGGCGCAGTCACTGACTTACGCCTCCATGCACACTATACATTAGTTAGGACGTTCATGTTCTTTTTGACTTTACTTCATGCCGTGTTTGTTATTACGTTGATTCGAAAAAAAAAAAAACGCCACATGACCAAAACCACACGGCTCTGTAATCACATGGCGTTTAGAAGGTTTGCCCCGACAAGGGACAGTGCGGTTCTGGAGTTTGCGCAGGCTTGGAATACCTGCTTGCAATGGCATTATACCAGCGCAACGGGTTAGACAAATAGTTTTCTTTTCATCAGATCCCGTACATGCTCTCCCAAGTTGGTTCTTCAATTTTCTTTTTCACAACTCTTTCAACTTTTTCTTTTTCACCAAATCCAGGAATACATCTAATCTTTTTGACCTCTTTTTCACCAAATCCATTCAAACAATATACAACTCTATCTTCTCTTTTCATCAATTTCATATCTTCTTTATTATTTTCAAGAACAACCCAACTTGCAATAGAATTCATTTCATCATAAATCTCTTTGACTAAAGATTCACATATGGTCTTTTCAAACTCCTTCTGGAAACACCTGAAAACAGGAAGGTTGTTTGTTGCACAGAATGTTTCAATAAATCCTTCACAATGTCTCCACTGTGAAATCAAAACAATTTCAATCTCACAACCATTCTTGATCTGCTGAATGAATTTCCTAAATCTGTTAACTGATTTCTTGTCATAGTTAATAGGAAACTTCTCATCATTGACAATCAATATAGTGTCATTCACACCACCGATTTTTGTGAATACACCTTCAAATTTCGTGTAGATGATTCTTTTCATCAAAAAAATGGCGCGACAGTTTTTCAACTGCCGCGCCACCCCTTCTCAGATCACCGCTGGCTTTCAGCCGCCGTCCGGCTGGTCCTGCTCGTCCAGGACCACCGTGCCATCCCACGGACCGATCGGGATGGTGTTCATGATGATGTTGATGCGCCGCTGCACGCCACCGTCGGCGTACACGGCGGTCTTCTCGGTTGCGACCCCGGACTGGTACCATCGGATCTGCGGCGGTTCGTCCCTGCGCGACCAGTCCGAAGTCATCTTCGGCACCATCACCCGGAACTTGCCGGTGATTTTCTCTTCCACCGGCTTCTCGTACTCGTCGTAGTTTCGATTCGGATTAGGCATTTTTCACGTCCTCAGTAAACCCAAACTTCTGTGCAGTGTGATGGTTATTCGGAACAACCGAATATTCATTATGAACCATCAAACCAACAGGATGCTGCACATGGCAGAAGTCAAACTTCCTACTCACATGCACAACACCATCTTGCTTTGAGTCCTTCGCGGTCCAACCGCAAATTTCCCAAAACGAATCTTTTTGCTTGAGCAATGACTTAACACACTCAATCGTATCCAAATCCAAAATTACCTGGAAGGAAGCGTGCGGAAGTTCAATATCAACAAGGCGCAGCCGCTTGCAAACTTCAGGATCCACCTCGATATGTGGATCTGAAATCTGCGTCCCATCTTGCGAGGCGGGAGGTTGCTCTTGAATATTCTGCATCACTTGTTCCGTCGAAGTAGACCTTGTGGACGTACTTGTACGCCCCCTTTCCATCACAGGTAAGTTCGATTGAATCACGTTGCTCATTTGAGTTTTGAACCGTTGCTTGCGCTGGCGTCACGTTTTGCATACCACAGTATACACAGTAAGCTAATGTAGAACATTGGCTGATGCTTTAATGGGATGGCAGCACAGTAGCTGATACAAAACTTAGGTAGCAACATACTAACCTGCAAACTGGCCTTGACAAAGCCTTAGATAAAGCTTTCTAATGAAATTCAATCAAAGAATTGGCGTCGTCAATATGGATTGCGACGCCAATTTTCTTCAACCGTTGATGCTTGTGCAACGGATCTTGTAAGTCGTCGTAACGCCTGCGGCATTCCGCGCGACAAACGTGATCACATTCGTCTCACGATCAAGAGTTGCATCAAAAGCAGTGAACGGCTGTTCCTTCTTCACGTACTGAGTTGGGACCCAGTTCGCGAATTCTGGACGAACGCGAGTTGGAAGACCTGGTCGACGCCCACGCCGACGCGGCGTTTCGACACCAGGAATCGTACCTGCCGTCGCTTCTGCTGGCGCAGCTTCGGTTGGAATAACCGCAACTGGCTCAATGTTCGGAACCTCGTTCCCAAGATCAACTGGTGCCGGTGGCACAACGTTCGGGATATCCATGTGTTGCTCCTTTGAAGCAAATTGTTCAATATGGTATACGATGAAATTTTACCGTTGATTACATTTGTTTAGAATTTCTTTAAGAATTGGATCAAATTCAACAACATTTACAATAGAAAAAGGAATGTGGTAAAATCTATAGCTGCCATCATCATTAATTTTGAAGATATACTTATAATCAACAGTTGGATGATAATTCACAGAATCAAAATCACCAATGCTACTGAGAAAATTTGGCATCCTCGCACGTGAGCTATGATTGAGTCCAAATTTATCAAAAATCCGAGAAAGTTCTTGGATTTTTGGATAAACTTCTGGAATCTCACTTGAATAAATTGCTGCATCAATTTCTCTTATTTCAGCAACACTATTCAAATCAACTGTAGCAGTTTTCTTTTTGAACAATATAGCATTTGCAAAAGGATCACTTTTAATTTTGATTGCAAAATCATCGATAATTATCGAACTTTTGAAATGAATCAATTGTTGATCACGAGAAATCAAATCATTATAAGTATGACCATTCATTGGAAAAAGTGGAAATCTACCATATTCTGCAACTATTACAAATTCAGTATTGCGGATTCTCTTGAAAACTTTGAAATCTCCGAGTTTGAAATTGCAAACATGTGTACCACTGTATTGAATCGCACACTTTCTACAAATCATTAGTCAATTATCCATCCAAGGTTGATGAGGTCAAACAAGATCTCTTGGTGGTACGGCGCAGAATCAGGAGTAATGAATCTGCGCACCATCTCTGCAATGGTACTTGCAAGAATCATATTTGTGTGGAACACAGATCGATCACTGCAAGGGAGTGGTTCGGCATCCTCATCACTGTGCAGTGTCTTTTCGTAAGATTCGTAAGATTCTGCATCATTCGGGTCAATGCTATAAAGCTTGAAGATTCTCGTCGCCATTCTTCCATCAATATAGCAAATGACATTTTCGTTGCCCTTGACAAGTTCCCAGACGAACTTGCGTGTCTTCATGTTGTCAGGGCCACAGATTACGATGTTGCGTTCACCTTGTTCAAAAACAAAACCAAGTTGTTCATCAACCTTTCTCTTATACGCCTTCACATCAATTTCATCATTGCAAAGATCGAGAAGAATGCCGCCAAGATCTGCAACCTTCGGAAGACCAATCTTGTCTTCCGTTGCACTGAGCATCTGGTTCGAGATGTTGTGGCGTTCAATGGTATCTGGGTCGTAGAGGTTGATCTTCCTTGCACCGATCTTGCCAAGAACAAAAGCTGCTGCACTCCCGATACCACCAACACCAACGAAGTGGATCCTCACATCATCCCAAAGGTTGTGAGGGAGGAAATCCTTCTGGCGCATGAACTGTTCATCACGTTCGACAATGCCCATCTTGTCCTCAATCGTTGCTGATGTTTTCCGGATCAAGCCTCAAGAACACACGTTCGAGCTCATCACGTTCCCTGTTGTAGTAGCCACCTTGATAATTCCCACCATAGTATCCACCATGGTAGATATAATCATCACGTTTGTAAGTTCCACCAGAAATATAGCTTTGTGATGGTCTGGTATCCCTACCAGTATCAACAGACATTCCATTTCGATTCGATCTCTGTTCAAGTCGAATCGTTTTTTCTTTTTCACCAACAAATTTCAACGCACTGGTAATGATCTTTTTCAGATCATTATTTGGGAGTGTTTCAATTGGAACGGTATTCGGGCATTCCGTTCTTTCATCTTTGATCGTAGGAAGGAAATTGTAAAAGAATGACTTTTTAATCACATTATAGTAGTATCTAAGATCATCAGATCGATCCGAGCACGCGAGACTCCGTATAGTCAATACACCATTTTTATTCAAAACAGGAATACAACATTCCTTAACCATCTCACCACTAATGAATGATTTGAATGGAATGTTAATCGTAGTATCAATTGTCGGGTGTTCTCTGCAAGCAAGGATCTTCTTTGTCTTCCTGGAATAATACATCCTGAAAATTCCATACGATCCAAAGAACCTCAGTTCATCATCAACCTTTCTCTTATAGAAATCACTACGAGCAATCAATTCTGGCTCTTTCGTAATCGTAAAACTCTCCAACACAGTAGCGATATAATTTTCACAATCGCTCTTTTCTGGTGGAATAATATCTTTGTTAGTGACACCAATGAAATCATCCAGATGTGCTGGTGTTTCAAGCAAGAATTTTTTGACCCTAATCGCGAAATTATACAACTCGTCACCATCTGCGGCAGGATTCGCAACTTTTACAACAACAGACTCTTTCTTCTTCTGGTTTTCAATCTCTTTTCTTTGAACAGCATCATTGTTCACGAACAATTGCTTACAACCAGAACACCGGAATTTCAAATCATCATTATCAACAAGCATTTCATTACCACAACTGCATGAATATTCAAAGTATGTCTTTTCTCCATCAACTTCAGTATCTTGTGTATCTTCAACTTCTGGAGGCTCAACTTCATTTTCAATCAGACCAATTGTATCTTCCACAATTCCGAAATGAGCAAGAAGTTCATTTTCTTCATCACTCACCTCACTGCCAGGAAGATAAAGGATATTCCCGCCAGTAGGACGATTATCTTGTGGAATGCCAAACGGATCAGCAACAACTTCAACCTCACTCTCAACCTTTTTCACATCAGTATTATCAACAACCATTCCTTGAGAACGCATGTACTCTTCAAACTCTTTTGAAAGTATCTTGTTTGAAGTGTCAATCACACTGGTATTGATCTTTGATTTTGCCTCTTCACACCAAAGATCCCATTGCGATTTGCGAACATCATTAACAATATAGATTGGAACATTATCATATTCAACATGCGTTGGACGGTACTTATCAACGCGAGCCAGAAGTTCTTGCTTCTGGTTCATCACAATACTCAACGTCCAACGTGAGTTTTCAAGCACATTGATAGCTGTATTCTTATCAGTGCCAGACCAGAAAACATTGAAATTGTAGTGCGTGTGAAACCACAATCTGAATCCAAGCAAATCAATGCCAGATTGCATCAATTCAATTTGCAATCTTGAAAGATCTCCAGCATCAAGGGTTGTCGAAGCAGAGCTTGAAGTGTTATGAACGTAATGAATGTCATCTACCCAAATTTCTTGACCAAATGTCGTGCGTTCACCATCTTTTTCCAAGTGAACGACGCCCATTGCGCTCGTTTCCGAAGTCGCAACCATGGTCAAAGCAAGCATCTTCTGATACACCCTGAGAGGAATATATACACGAAGACCTTTTTCGTTCAAATTCCGATTGCTCGGAACGCTAATTGCTCTTCGAATTCTTGGCGTGAACGGAATGTTTTCAGGAATTTTGTGGCTGTAGGATGTATTTGAAACAAAACCGGAACGAGACCTCTTTCTCATTTTGCTACGACCCATTTCAAACACCTCCCGTCTCAACTGGAGGAATAGCTGTTACTGGAGCTGGTGCAGCCGCTCTTCTCAAAACATTGATCAGCTGTTCGGCATTTGCCGCACTCTTCTCTTCTCTGTTTTGATCATTATCGTAAGCAATCTCTTCTTCACTGAATTGTTCAGTAACATCCTTAAACACAGTGATCTTTGTGAAGACGCTCTTCACATTATATGAAAACATGAAACTGCCCAACAGTTCAAGCAGTTCAAGGATACTTCCTTTCTTCCTCAAATCAGAAACAACACTGTGCGTGTTGCCGAGACAAATTCCACCACTCCCGTTGATGTGTGGGTGGTGAATCCTTTCACCAGAAATAGTCATTGGGGCAATGTTTTCAGCAACAATAGACGCACTTGTTTCAAGCGGAATTCTGATTTTGATCTGTCCAATTGCGTAAATTCTTCCAGATTCACGAATAAAGATCATCTTTGTCAATGCCACAATACACTTCGCAGAAGTATCAATATCAATCGATTCATAGAAACTATTCATCAAACCAGCAAACATTCTGTCATTTGAAACCGCTGCAATGGAACCAGAATTCAACACAGCATCATCATAATTTCTCTTCGCATTCTGGTAATTGTCACAAGCAACACGATACTCTTCTTCCATTGTCACTAACCTATCTCTTTCTGCAAGATAGGTATCTTTAAGTCCCTTATTCTTCAATTCAACCAATTTCGGATAATTTGCAACCCAAGAATTCTTTATTTTCTCGATCCTCTGTGATTCAAGAGCTTCGAAATCATCCAGTTTGAACTTTTCCTGCATACACTTGATCGAAATCTCAAGAATATCCAGGATCATTTCGAAGGATTCACGAGCAGTAGCAATCTTGTCTTCGGGAGTAAGTGTTTCCCACTCACCACCGGACATATCGAAGAAATCAGCAACGAAGTAGATGTGGTGTGCATGAAAAAGCGTAAGCACATCACCTTTTGAATCACCAACTTTGTCACCAGAAAGCATGAGGAATCCGACAATCTTCGGACCGCTATAAACCATCGCGTCCCTTTGAAGTCCGCGAAGCTTATACTTCTTCTTGGTAACAACAAGCTCTTCCGAAAGTTCCTTGAATTCAGGTGTGCTGCCATCTGGCAATGAGAACGGGTGGATGAAGATTGTCTTTGGCTTCCTCAATGCGATAATTGGATCATCTTCTTTGAAAAATTGCGGGTAATGAGAAGTTCCAACAATTTCCAGATTTCTCTTGAACTCAACAGCCATTCCACTGAGAGCTGTTTCGAACTCTTCACGCAACTCACCATTGAGCATTGGGGCAAATGAAGAACAATCCTCGGGAAGTTTACCCTGGAATGTTGTTTTGGTGAATCCGGTAATTGCAGTGCTCATTCCATTTGCTCCAAAAAAAAATACCCGACACCAGAAAGGTGCCGGGTATTTTTTGGTTCTCAGCCGCCGGTGATGTTGGGAATCAGCGAAATCTGGTCCCCGGGGTTGATGAGCGTCTCGAGGGTCGCGGGCTGCGCGTTCACGCGCACAGTGTTGAACGCCTGCCCGATGTTGCCGATGCGCCCGGCAGCAACGTCGGCCTCGGCGGCCTCGATGACGTTGCTGATGTCACGCCCACCACGGCCCTTGATCACGCCCGGCGGGAACACGGCACGGCGGAGCACGTCCACCATCCTGGTCCCGGCCGAAACGTCCTTCACCTCGATGGGAGTTTCGCCCATCTTGCAGATGAAGACGCTGCCCTCCGCGACCGAAGTCACGTTCGGCTTCGAGGTCTTCGTGGCCTTCTTCGGCCCCTTGCCCATCCGACCACCGCCACCCTTTGCAGGACTCATTGTTGCATTCCTTGTGTTGCTGCCAATTGCACACTATGCGCCCAAACATTGAGCGCGCACCTATTATACAATGCCATTGCAGCGGAAAAAGCGGCTTCTACGCAATTCACAACACTTTGCTTTTGCCGCATTAAGTAACGTAGGTCTAAAGTATTTGAGTTGAATGTTCAATCTTGTTTCTCAAAATAGCATTTCTTTCAAATTCTTGCAGATAAAGTATGTTCGCTTTCGCTCTTGCCCAATAGTCTTGACCAAGTGAATGCGGATCAATCATAAGTTGTTCAACAAGATATTGTTCTAAGTCATTCTTCAAGTGCTGGTATTCAGGATTACCTATTGTCCAAGAACCGTCTTCATCAAAAGTAATGAGTAAGTTTTCTTTATTCTTAAGTGATCTCGGATCTTCACTGAAGCAAAAGCTTCCAAACGGCGTCTTCACTGTCCCGAAACCAGCAGTATATATCCAACTAATTGAATCAACTGTGAACCAAGGATACTTCGCCATCAATACTTCGCTTGTAACTGCATAACCGTGCGTTAAGATCCTCTCAGGTAGAGTAAGAAGGTATGAGAATACTTCATCAAGATATTTAATTCTCTGTATTGTTGTCGCATCATTGCTTGGGCTAATGCCAACATATGTGCAACCATAATCAATCATTCTCTTCAAAACATCAAGTTTTTCACCTTGATGATGGATAGGCATTATTCTTGTTGTAAGATCTTCTCGGCCATGCCATTTCAACTTATTCAAAATGTAAATGTAGTTCTTCCAACCAGCAATTGCAGCTTCTTCATTTTGACTTTCAGTAATCTGTCTATTTCCACGGCTGCCTGGAATGACGTCAAGATTGGCGGCCATGTTCAAAATATCTGAATATTCAATGATTTTTAATGTGAATTCATCAATATTGATTTCTGCGCCTTTTGTCCAGGCAGAAAATGCGCCTGAATCAAGAATAATAAACATCTTTGGCATTGATCGATAGAAATCAAGATGTTGATAAGTAATTTTCGTATCTTCGTGGCAAACAAGTCTTTTCTTAATATCCCATCCTTCAAAATCACTAATCTTGACACTGCCAGCAAAGATAATATTTATTCGATCATGAGAAAGAATGTTGTGTGGATCATAAAGTTTTGAGCACATCAACTTCCTCTTTTATTTCTTCCTTCAACAATATCTTTCACATTCTCTGGCAAATCAACAATCATTGAATCATCTGGCAGCCACTTTTCTCTCATTGCCAATTCTTTAACTGCTTCAACATACTTACCAACAACTTCAGCAAAAAGCTTGATAGAAATGAAGACACAATTTCCCAAATCTCTAATTGCAACAAAAGGAGTCCTATCAAAAGTAAAGAAGTAAATCTTGTTCTTAATCATCATTCTAAATAAATCACCAGCACCTCTTGTTGTGAGATTGATTACTTTAACTTCTCCTATTCCTCTCAATTGATCAACAATATACTTCTCAGCTTTTTCTTGATTAGTGAATGCAACCAATGTCCTTACAGGATCTGACCCGCCTTCACTTGTAGGATCATCAAATGTGCAATATCCTGATCTATTGCCATCCTTTTGAATAATGACATAGAATGACATACTTGGCAAGATTGATTTGCCAATATACTCTCTTTTTGCTGCCAGTGTGTTAATCATGACATTGTATCATAATCATCAGAACCAACAACTTCAGGTTCTTCAGGGTGCTTTCCACGAGTGACGTTTACTGTCGTGAAAATTCCACCTCGAATTGCTTGCTGTATTACAACCTGCAAAAAATGAGGGTGGATTGCTTCAACAAAATTGTCTGCAATGAGGTTTGCAAGATTTTCAACAAACATTCCAACATTACGGAAACATGTCAAATACATCTTCAAACTTTTCAATTCAACACAGTAGTCACCAGGAATGTATGTAATTTCAAGAGTGTAAAGATCAGGAAGTCCAGATCTTGGGCAAACAGCTGAAAACTCATCACTTCTACACTTTATCTGGTATGGCCTTGTGCCACTATACTCATTCGGAAATGCCTCTAAGCGGTGAGTCGTCTTCAAATCTTTCGGATTCAATGGAATTGTAACAGTGTTTTGAGCAGCATCCATTGCACCTGACCTCTTCTACTTTTTCTTGTTTGACGTTCTTTTTATGAAAAAAGATCCACCACAACGGAAACCAAACCGGCCAACTTACAATCAAAAAGGCAAGAATGGCCCACAATCGCTTCTCCTGGCTTGTTTTTGTGCATACATACGAGTTGCACCATTATAGCACCAAAACCGCTCAAACAAGCCAGGAATGGCGGATTTGGCACGTTGTTGTTCACGATTTTATGATCTTAAATAGTTCAGCCCTTGTTTCAGCTTCATCCATGAATGCACCACGCAATGCTGAAGTTTCTGTCACAGCATTCGGGCATTCAACACCTCTCATTGACATGCAAAGATGTGTGCCTGTGATATAGACGGCAGTTGCCTTTGGCTTAAGTCTTTCATGGATAAAGTTGCAAATCTGTTCAGTTAACTGTTCTTGAATTTGCAATCTTCTTGCGAATGCGTGCGAAATTCTTGCAAACTTGCTCAATCCAAGAACTTTTCCATTCGGGATATATGCAACAGTAATCTTTCCAAAGAAAGGAAGCATGTGATGAGCACAGAGGCTATAGTAGTCAATATTTTTGACTGCTATGATTTGATTATATTCACTCGTATCAAAAGTTTTGATATACTGTTCAACATCTTCTGTATAACCAGAAGTCAATTCAAGAAGAGATTTTGCAACCCTCCTCGGGGTTTCTTTCGTATTCGGATCATCCCTCCAATTCGGATAAAGTGTGAATTCAAGAATATTTGCATAAATTGAAGCAAGATAAGATTCTTTATCAGAAGGCACCATTGTTTTGATTACCTCCAGAGAATGTGAAAGTATATGACCCTGTAGAGTGTTGATAGGTCACAGGATTATTGACTACTTCTGGATCATTCCAAAACCATCTTTGTTTGAATAGAATTTCATTACGGATTTTTTCAAATTCTGTTGCAGAATCAATCAAATAATTTCTCTTACATTCTTCGCAATGGTCTTTGAATTGAACTTTATGCTTTTCGCATATCATTCTTTGAATCCCTTAACAAAATCAACAATCTCGTTCCACGGTCTGTTATAGTTGATCGGATCACAAATGCCATTCTTTTCAAAACTCAGAATACGAAGTCTGCAAGAGTCACATTCACCACAAGCCGTAAAATTATCCTCATAACAAGACCAAGTCATGTGATAAGGCACCTGAAGTTTGATTCCAGCAGCAATGATGTCACTCTTCTTCATCGTAAGAAGAGGAGCATCAATAACCACATCATGTCCATCCGGAAGACCGCAATTAATTGCATGGTTTGCATTATCAATAAATTCACCACGACAATCAGGATATCCTGAAGAGTCCTGTTCAACAACACCAATCCAGATGTTGCTTGATCCCTTAACCGCTGCAATTGAAGATGCAATTGCAAGCAAATTAAGATTCCTGCAAGGTACATAAGAAACTGGTACAATCTTTTTCTTCAATGCTTCAGCATCTTTTGGGACACTTATTTTCTTATCAGTCAAGCAACTTCCACCAATTCTTGTCAAATAACCAATATCAATAATATATCTATCTTCTGCCTTGATTGAATAGTGATCACAAATTCTGTTATAAGATGTCAACTCTCTCAATTCAGTTCTTTGACCATAGTTGCAATGAAAAGTTACAAGATGGCTATCAATACCAGATTTCAATTCTTCTTGGTAAAGTTCATTCGCCATCGCAAGAACTGTTGCAGAATCTGCACCACCACTCACTAAAACAACATGACCAACACCTGAAGATTTCATTCTATATATCCCCTTGCTTTGATGATTTCAAGAGATTGGAATTCAGTAAAACCACACTCAATCAACTTCTTATATCTGATAAACATCATTTTTGAAGTTAGATTCAAAAGTTCTACAATATACTCTTCTCTCTGTCGAAGAAATTCAACATTTTTCATGATATCAAGTGGTTTTTGTGGTTGTTTTTCATTCAGGTCCATTTGGTCTTGCCTTCCAATCTCTCTTCATAACAACATCAAAAGTATCATTCACAATCTTTTCAAAATCCCAACCACGACGAATACAAAGTGCAAGGAGATAGATTGCAATATCCCCAACAGCATCTATCGCATCTGCTTCGTGTTGTTCATAAGTTCCACGAATTCCTTGCTTCTGTTTGAGAAGTGAATGAGAAAGCTCACCAACTTCTTCAACAACACCCATGAATTGATCTTGCCAACCGCTATTTGGAAAATTGTGCTGGAGCCATTCGACCATCTTTTCTTGTATTTCAGAAATCCTCATCGTTCTTCCTTTGAAAAAGTCCTTGTGTATGTAGATTTCATCTCTGATATGAACCAGATCCTCATGTACCGCGATGTCTTCCATAAAGCAACCAATGATTCTGCATCAGAACTCTTGTATGTGGAAAGAATTGATAAAAACCAGCATTTTTCACACCTGCCATGAACTGTGATGTCATATTCTTAAGATTTTCAAGATATGAAGTAATACCATTGATCGGATTTGATTCTGCACTAAAGTTCAAATTGTTTGGTTGAAAAATCACAGTAATCATTCCTCTATACTTTTCTGGAACAATATCCATTGTCAAAGATTGTGCTTCATGCAAATCTTCCAACGTTGCAATGACATATTTGAGTTGAACCATTCTTCTTTTCAAAAATGCTGTTTCAATCAATTTTGGCAAATGCAGGTATCTTGTATGAGGTAGTTTTCTCCCCATCATTCCTGCCATTTTTGGAGAAATACTAATCATGTGGAATGGGGTTGGATCAAAGTCAATGTTGCCACTTGTTTCAATCGTAAAGATTCGATTCTTCAATAAATCATGTTTCATGATCTCAACAAGTGGTTCAATCTGCTCAACAGGTTCACCACCAGTAAAGACAATGTATTTGAGATGTGTTTCGACAATTTGCATCACAATATCATCGGTATCAATTTCAAAATATGCAGATTTTGAGAGACCTTCAGCACGCTCTTTTGCCCAAGAATAAATTGTGTCACAGGATGGGCATTTGATACTACAACCAGCAGTCCTTAAAAAAAATGAAGGTGTCCCTTGCCAGATACCTTCACCTTGAATGTTGTGAAAAATCTCACTTATGACGAGTTTCATCAACCATATCCTGTCTTCATTTGATCTCAAGAGGAATGTATTCTGCCCAACAGTTAGGAGTTTCACAAACTCTGACTTTCACAACTTTTGATAAATTCCCATGCAATTCATCTTCAATTAAATCATCAAATACTTCAAACAAATACTTCGCAATGTTTTCTGAAGTAGGATTAAAAGGTACTGTAACTCTCCCAAATGAAGATGAAAGCTTTCTTAATTGAACATCATTATTGGAAATCAAGAGTTTGTGATCCCAGTGTTTATCAAGCCATCCACCAAAAATACGCTTCATTTCTGAATAATCAAGAACACGCCCAACTTCATCCAAAACATCATTTTCAATTGTAACTTCAATTTTCCATCTGTGCCCATGAATCATGGCACACTTACCTTCATGACCATAAACACGATGGCCTGCATCAATTTCAAATGATCTTGTAATTTGCATTTTCAGATCGCCGGCAATGTTGGTACTTTTCCAAGAACAAATTCAAAAATATCAATCATGAATCGAATTCTTACAAGCCTCATTTCACAATTATTTTCAAAATCAAGTGATTGTTGTAACAATTCAGGAGTTGGTGGTGTGCAAGATCCTGGTTCTGTGACAAAAGCGTTTCTCATTGAAATCGATCTAATCTTCTTTTCAACAATTTTCCTGTAGGCAGCTTGAAGAACAGTGATTTTCGCCTCTATAACCTGTTGTGTTAGCATTTTACGTTGTTTTATACTGGTTTGAGCGTTTCAGAATGGGTTTTCGAGCAAAAAGGCCACAATTCTCGAGAGCAGAGTTTATTCATCTCAACATTTTTGAAAATTAGCCGATATGATGAAAAATTCCATCAGAATACTGGCACGTTGACCAATCTTCTTGTGCTGGTCGATCTTCCATCTTTTCTTCTTCAAGTCCCTTACCTTTTACTGCTGAATCAAAAATCCAATCTTTAACCATTTCCATTCTCAAAATATGTGGATTGTTTGAATATCCTTTTGTGACAAAAGCATAGTAATAGTGATGGCCAGAATTTGTTGATCCACTCTTAACATAGCTTGGAATTGGTTCAACCCACCAAGGAGAATACTTCATTGCAACAGTTGGATAATTCTGCCCTTGCATTTCATATTGACCATCATCTTTTGCTCTCAATTTGATAATTCCAACACTTATTTGAGAATCAAAGATCTCCAAACAATCATCAATCCAAGTTGAATCTTTTCTATCACACATCCAATCATTTTCAACATGAATGTAATAATCAGCATTCATATTTCTTGCATTATTGTGCAATCCATTCATCCCACCACCGATACCAGCATTTTCATGGTGGAACATAATTCTTGAAAATACATGACCAAATTCTTTTCTGATTTTCGACTTAATTTCACCATCAGAATTATTATCCCAAAGAATCAATTTTACATCATTTCTTTTCGTAACACCACTTTCAATCAATGATTGCATAGTTCTTTTGAACAAATCGTACCTGTTATGATTAAGTATGCCAAGGATGATGTTTTTCATCACATTCCTCTCTTGTATTGATGGTGTCCGAGTCTTGTAACGTCATCATAATGCCATGCAAGTGTTTCAGCGATCATTTCACTTGAAAATCTTACCCTCGCTGCATCAGCAACTTTTTGTGAATACATCGCTCTATGTGTACTCGCTTGCATAATACAATCAGCATACGCCTCATAATCATCAACACCAGTAATAAAACCTGATGCACACATCTTAACCCTACCATCTTTGAATTTAATATCTCTTGGACCAAGTCCGATTACCTGTAATGCTGCATTTGAATTCATCAACATCGTTTCTAAATGACCTTGGTACTTCTTACTGATATGACTAACTATTGGTCTTCCGTGTACCATCGCTTCAGCAATACTACAACCAAATGTTTCTCCATCAACTCGATCATGCAAAAGAACATCAATACCGAAGTAAAAAAGACTGATTTGATCTTGATAAATAAGTGGCTCATCAATTATCCTAACACAATCATGAGTTACTTTATTCAACTCTTTAATCATCGCACGATCAGGCAAGACCGCGACAAAATATACGTCACGCTTCTCATCCCACAGCTTCTTCAAAGCCATCATTGAGATGCCGTGATAATTTGCTGATCTTCCAATTCTACCACAAACAAAAGCATCTTGTGGTATATCTAACTCTGCCCTGAAATCTCTTCTTCTCTTCTTTTCTTCACCATCAGGGAGATCAATTGGGTTGTAGAGGACTTGAAGCTTTTCTTGTGGCGTTCTTAAATCTGAAAACGTTCCTCTGTTATAAATCTCTTTCGTGTAATTGCTGACAAATAAATGTCTATTGATAAACTTTCCGTAAGGTCCTCTATCACCATCACCAAAGACATTTGTTTCAAAAATGTAGATAGGCTTTTCCATCTCTGTAAAAGCCTGCATGATAGATTTCATTACACCATCTTCAGCCCAACCTGCTCTATGAAGATGAATCATATCAATATCATGGTTCATCATATAACCATAGAGATTTTCAGCAGTTCCAACAGTCAGTGGTGTTTTTTCACTCTTGATAGGCCAAACTCTCCACCCTCCATCAAGAGAATACATGTATGGTTCAATGCAACCAAACTTCGGAAGTAGTCTGCAGAAAATCTGAGCTGTCTTTTCTGTACCACCAACATCAATTTGATTCAATACGTGAACAACTCTCATATTTCTTCACCAGGAATATTTGTTCGAATATCAAAACCTTCATCTCTCAAACGATTAATTTCTCCAGCAATTGTCAATTTATCTAATTTTGGATGTTGTTCTTGAATTCTTTCTGCAATAGCATAAATCAATCCCCTACCACCAATTCCAAGACTCTTTTCAACAACATCAATTGCCCATCTTTCTGCATAACAAAAAATTATATGCAATTCGTACCAATTGATTGAAATATTAACTTGCTCTTCATACGAACAAGGAATTATTTTTGTCTTGCAATTAGGACATTCAGATAATGAATCGAAGCTTTCAATCTTCCACCCACAAGAAGTGCAAAATCCTGCGTATTGTTTTTCTTCACTCATATTTCTTCACCAAGCTTTGAATAGATCTTTTTATACCATCTCCATGCATTATCACCAAGAGCATCAATTCCTTCTTTGTATCTCCTCCACCAATAATGTGATATCAAATGCTTTGCTTGCCTAACTTCACCATTTGCTTGAAGAAATATACTCAATGCAACTTGTTCTTTCAACCTATCACTGCCAGAACTACCAATGATTGTTTTTTGTTGATCAATCAACCATTGCTTCACCTGCCAGATGATTTGCTTTTTTGCTTGTGGTAACCATATAACACCACTGTTGAACATTGAGAAATTGGCTACGATATTAGGATCAATGCCATAATTTTGCCACCTTACGTTATGCACGACACTTGAGAATGTAGAATCAACAAACTTATATTCCCTCGTATGCAAATAAGATTCATCACTCTCAAAGATTTCATCAAGCGGAGCGTGGATTTGTGTATCACTATCAAGAAATAAAATCGGACCTGGATGTAAGAGAAGACAATCAATCTTTGCGATCAAAATTCTAAGATCAGGTATCCACCACTTGTTTCTTTCCCAGAAATTTTCATGCTTGTAATGTATTTCATTTCTCTCTACACCAATGGGAAAGATATCAAACTTTGCTTCAACAATTGGTTTATGATTATAGATGCCATTGATGTCAGTGTATAATGCGACATTGATATCTGGATGAAATCTTCTTAGTGTCTTGACTGAATGAAGAGTCTCATCAAGAGTTGGGCCACTATGAATTCGAATTGCATCACGTTCTTTATCAGTGCGCATCACGCACATATAGACAACAGTTGGTTTCATCACTTAATCTTCTTAAACAACTCTTCTTGAATACTATTCAAATCGACAGAAGTAATTGCTTGTGTTAACTCCTGTTGACCTACAACAACACCTTGAAGAAGAAGTGTATTCTTTTCAATTAAAGAAGTTTGAAATTTAATCAATTCAATAAGTTGGGTAAGCAAAACAATAATCTTTTGATCATTTTCATGTGCCATCGTTGATTGAAATCCCAGGCGTTAAGGATGGAAATGGAACATCTGTCATGACCCAAGCAGGTGTCGCAATTTCAGTCGATCTTTCACCAATCAAGACAAGCTCTCCATCAGCTTCTTGAACTTCTTGATGTCTTGAAAGACCTTCAACAGTAGTTAAATACTCCCTGTTGTCAAAATCAATTCTTGCATCAGCAAGTTTTCCTCTTGAATAAAAAGTTGGAGTTTGAAGCAGATCAAGATTCATTACATAAGACTTACCATAGTAGATATCATCAACGCTAATTGCAACAAGATAGTTATCCACTCTACTCTTAAGAGATGGTTGACCAATGAAGAGTACCTTGATCTTTTTAACTGCCACCTTAGGAGTAACAGCACTAACTGATTCAACAATATCATTATCTGTATCATTAAAAACAAGAGTAACCCTGAATAATCGTTCACCAACCGGAATAGTATCACCACTTGTAAAGAAAGAATCATCAGCACTTCTACCAAAACCAGCTTGAGCTGATGCGTCTCTATAAGGTCTAACAACTTCAATAAAATCTTCATAGTTATCTACACCAAAAAATCTATACATATCCTCATGTGTGCAGATAACATTTTCAGGATATGTCGGGGTTGGGACTACACCTGAATTTGGATCGAATCCAAATTCAGGTGTTTGTGCCATACCATTTCCTGGATCCGGCACACCACCATCACCGCCAGATATATCACTCATGATACAGTATCTCTTTGAAAATACGGATGATCATGTAACACAACCGGCAATTCTCTCCTATCAATCTTAACAGTTCTCGGCCACAATTCAGGTGAGACTGGGTGAAGGTTTGTAATCATCCTATCAACGTTCCAGGCAAGCCATTTCTTATTCCACCAATCTTTTACAACTTCATGTGAGTGACTCCAACCTTTAATCTTTTCTTCCATCTGTTCGTTTGTCTTTACAGCAGTCATATGATAAACAAAGAAATCAAAAGTATGCCCATTATCCTGGTCAAGATTTCTAATGTAACTGAATTTTGTTTTATCATCAACTCTTGCAATTACAGGACCAAATCTTTCAACGCCACAGCAGTAAGTCATTCCTTTCCAAAATGATTTTGCATACACATAGACTTGACCACACTCTTGTGATCCGAGCATGTTTGCTTGATTGAACATCTTCTTCAAATCATTCAAATGGTAAAATTCATCCGGATCAAGTATCAACATCATTTCATAACCTTTATCTTTGATAATATTCAGACAAATGTTTCTTTGGAACTCATCAGAATCTGGTTTGTCAACTGTTGTAAAAACAATCTTGACACCTCTTCTTTCAAATTTACCAATCCAAGATGCAATAATTTCTTCCGTGTTATCGAGATTTTTATATCCGTTACGCCAAGATGTAAGTCCTCTTGTAATTGCAATCAATCCAATTACACCACCTTCATAATCGACAAATTCATAAAGCATCTTCAAACTATTGTTCATCCAAACAGCTTCATTTCTAATACTCATTAGAACAGCAAACTTATGCTTCTTAATCATATTGAATACCCAAACTTATCTTGAAGTTCCTTCAATTTTGGAAAAGATTTTGAATCAAAACTCCCTGGCAAACAAACTGACCATTTTGATTCAAACTGTCTCTTGTTTGTAGCAGCTATGTTCTTGAAGTTCTTCATTGAACTTCTTGATTTTGCATGATGGTGATGAACATACGATTTTGCACTAATGATCGGTTCTTGATGATGCAATCGAATACGCATCAAAATATCAGTGTCTTCATAGAAGCCAATTTCAAACTGTTCATCAAAAATACCAATTTCACTAACGCCAACTCTTGTAATCATGAAACAAGGACCGTTAATGCCTGCACCAACTTTCAAAGCATTATCCGGATCAACAGACTTAACAATTGATCTTATCTGTGAAATATCAGGTATATTGCCTTCAGTTAATTCAGTTTGAATACAATATGGAGTCGGTTCTGAATTATAAAGTATCAACCTCATCCAAGAAAGCCAAGACTCAAAAACAACAACATCACTATTGAGCATCAAGAATGAATCATAATGATTTGCATTTGAATTCATTCCATATTGCAAACCTGCATTCCAACTCTTTGCAACTCCAAGATTTTTTGTTGAATAAGAGTATGTAATATCAATTTCATCAAGATTAAATGTCTTTCTTAAAAACTGCTCAACAATTATTCGAATATCAAGTCCTGTCTTTTTCTCGATCTCTCCATCTTCTAAGTCATTCCTGTTGTGTTGAATGAAAATATCATAATGTTCATTCAAAGTATTTTGTTCAACACTCTTCAAGCATTCAAAAACATAATCCCACGCCCCGTAGATAGGGAGTATGATTAGTGTCTTACTTCTCACCATGTCTATTATCTTGCCACAATTCTCACGCACTCAAGTGCATGTTCTAAATACTCAATTTGAGTCTTAACAACATCCCTATCAACTCCTTGTTTGAATTGTGTCCCTGTATTGTCCTGTGGTGTGCTCAGAAGTCTCTGGCGTAGAGCAATTTCTGAACGCAAGTAGGTCATTACTTCTTCTTTCAAATGAGTACCTCCTGGTTATCTTTCGTGTACCACTCATCACAAATACCAAATCTGTTCATTGCATCTCTAAACTTCTTCGCCATAACATCCATGCCATAGCACTCAATCAATTCTCTTCTTGCATTATCCATCTTGTATTTCTTAGAATCTTTTTCATCCTCAATAGTCATTCCACCAATAACACACTTCACAATTTGATTTGCATATCCCTCAACATCCCATGGAGACAATGTCCAATCATTCGGATACAATTGACTCTGTAGTGAAGGAATATTTGATCCAAAGATCGGTACGCCAAAGAATGCGCACTCACCAACAATTCTTCCAGGCGTATCACGAACAATAGGACTCACAACACAGTTGCAACTCTGCAAGAAGTGCAAATAATCAGACATATTGCTTCTCATTTGCAACATGACATTTGGATAATTGTCTTTGATAAATGTCACAACATCATATGAATTCTTTTCAGTCCATGAAAGTAAGATTCCCTTCATCTTCTTAGAAGTAATTCTATCAAATTCACCAACCTTTTGAACTGCAAGATCAAAAGCTTCAAGTGCAACGAGGTAGTTTCTCTCCCATCTCGTAAATGCGTTGCCACCAACACCAAGACCAATCCAAATCTGATCTTTCTTTTCAGCTCTTGGTTCTCTTCTGATCTGATTTACATATGTCTTATCAGGAAATGGTAGGCCGATGTATTCTGTCTTTGGATTGAATGATTTGTAGAATTGAACTTCATGCGGACAAATTGTAAGAATCGCATCAAAGTCTTTCAAACCATTAGCATAGCCCTTACTGATATCCATGTTGTAAGAATTGCCACCAAATCGTGAACAAACATCAACCATCAATGGTTCATCAACAATACCAACAACCTTGAGTTCTGGATATTCATCCTTTAGAGTTCTAACTCCTCTCTCTGGCTTGTTTGATCCAGCAATAAATGTCCCCCACATCGTACATGTGAGAACATCAATATTGTTATTCTTCAACCAAAGAGCAATCTGCTGATCACTCATCTTGAGTTCAAGCGGAACCCTTGGAACATTAAGAACATGTTCCCAAATCCCATTATCAAAATCAGCACCACTCATTCCGCCGTTTGCAACATCACTGAAAAGATGGGCAATTCTAACTTTGTTCATGATTTTTCCGTCAGTTCCTTGTATGTTTGAAGAAATCTTATTTCTGCATTGTATTTATCTAATGGAATCAAGATATTTCCATATGATGGATTTTTGTCGATCCAATCTTTGTTGTTGATTGCAAATTCTTTCGGACCATATTGCGTAGCTTCAGTTGCTGCCATTCTTGCATCAGCTTCAATGACAGATTTATCAAGAACTTTTTCAACACCAAATTTCTCACAAATAATATCCCAAAAAAGATCTTCAAATCTATTGTAATCTGGTAGAAAACTCTTCAATGGGCCTGGTAAATCAGAAAGATAAGCTTCAGGAGCATCGTGGAGTAATGCTTGCAGTTTGAATTGATCATCTACCTGTTTAGAAACCATGATTGAATGATATGCAACATTAATATCCAACCACAACATCCCATTCCATCTGTTGATTCGAGAAAGATTGTTTGCAATATCTTCAATAGTAATTTGATTTGGATCCGGGTTGAAAAGATCAATGATCTTTCCTGTTCGAGTCGTAATTGTTGGCATAAGAAGTGGACCCGGGCGGAATCGAACCGCCGTCTCAGAAAACTCTCAGCACAAAGGGATTACATGCTTAGGGCGAGTCGATTTCTCAACCTGCCTCCACCAGTGCATTTTACGAATGCACAAAACGGCCATGAGCTTGGCGAGCTGCCAGAATTAACTGGCGTCACCTGTTGGTTTTGAATCAAGCAACGCACAGGAAGTTACTTGATTGTGGTTTACGCCACGAGGGCGAGACGCGAACCCACTCCCTTGCGGAAGCGAGCAGCACCACCAAGAACCTTGTTGGTCTTGCCAGTTGAACTTGATCTCTCTTTTTAGGTAGCGAGATCAAACACCTACATGCCTTTGCGAATCGAATTATCTGATCGAAACCTGTCGGGCCCAAATGTTTGCATGGCGTCTGTCAAAACAACTGAGCATTCTTCTCTTTGGCTATGTTCCTCGTGCATTGAAACGAGCCTTTAGCCTACCAAGAAAAGCCATCTTACAGTTATTTTCGTACACCACACAAACATAATCAGAGAAGTGGGATTTGAACCCACGACCTCCTGCGCCCAAGGCAGGCGTTCTACCAGACTGAACTATTCTCTGTATTTGGTTATGCACACTCTGAACGAACCTTCATAAGCAACTTACCAAGATTATTTTCACCTCTTCCAATGCAAACACCCCAATATACATCACCCCAATTATTTCCTTCAATTAATTCTTCACTTCCAGTATCAACTAACATCTTTTTCAACTTTGGATTTGAAAACTTTGATTTTAGAATTTTATACATTTCATTCAGTTTAACATCATCCCAATCTGTTCGAAGAGGAAGTTTTCTACCAAGTTTCTTTGCATCACCAGGAGTGTTGCACTCTCTAATTGCTTCTCTCAAGTTAATATCAGAAGTCTTCGCTGCTTGGTAAGCATGTTCACTTGACTTATATCTCACCGAATCATAATAAACGTCACAATAATAGAAGTTTGAAAGAAATCTATAAACACCATCAAATCTCATTATTGCCATTTTTTATCTCAAAAAAGTGCGAATGATCACTTATCTCAAAAAACAGACGAATCAGCAAAGGTTTTCAAAACTTTTGCTGGTTATACTGTTATGAGCCAAGGTCGTGGCTGTCATTCGCTTGCCATGTGGAACATGTGCCGTTAGCCCCACTTCTAAGCTACCTCTCGGCAGGCATTCTGGTTTGTTTTTGATTAAAGAGTTCATCATCAGAATTCTGCGCCGCCACTGACGTTTGCAAAACTCTGTAAACCAGACTAAAAACGAACTCTGCACTTTTTAAGAAGAACCTTCACAAAAACGCACTATCTGTGAAGCCCTTGAACCTGCCCCATGGCAGGCAATAGACCTCGCAGTCCCTAATGCAGCAACTTGCTCTACAAGATCAGGCTTGCTCACAAAGAACTTTGCCTTTTCCACTGCATCTTTGATCTTTTGTTCTTCAGTTGCACCTTCGTAAGTCACATATTCACCATCACTATACAGTTCACCAAGTTTGTATTTTTCATCAAGTTTGTCACAAAGTAACATCCTGCCCATTGCAGGAATTTCGAAATGCCTATACCCAACTTCTCCACACCACGCCTCATGCCAACCAATCCTTGCCTGTGCAAGCAGATTGCGATATTTATGGCCCCATGCGTTACCACAATATACACTAAGCCCTGCCTGAGAAAAAGCCTGAAGCATTTTCTCGCGTAAACCATAAAGCTTTCCAAGGTGTATAATATCATATGTCGGTTCATGTTGAACAGGATAATGCAAAATGCCATCATGATGATATGGCATCCATTCTACAACAGCATCAGGAAATTTATGCTTAAATATCTCAACATAAGGATGCTGAACAGGAACAATATGTGTGTATTGACCAATAGTAATTGATTCCGTATTTGCATCCTCCCTCATTGGCAAATCACCAGGGAAATAAACAGTCTTACAAGTAACGCCAACCTCTTCAATCAGTTTACGCCATTCAATCTTCTGCCAACCAGCATCAAAAACAAGAATTGCATCAATTGCATTCTTTTCAAGGATTCTTTTTGCAGAAATCACAGCAGTTGCTTCATCAATCTGATCTTTTTCCGAATACAAATTGACTGTATGAACAATATTCCCTTGCAGCCTCAAAGCATGAACAATCGACCAGTTACCACCTGAAGGAACATGCTCAAGATGTTGTATAACAGACTTTGAACGAGGCCAAGGGAACACAACCATAAAGTTGCAAAGTCCGTTAGACTTCAACGTCATTTTCTTCTCCAAACATGTCTGCAGAAATTTCTTCTATCACACCACTTTGGTGGATTACAATTGAATGGTACTCACCTGTAGTAATCATATGTTCAATTTCATCTTTGTTGTTCATCATCCAATCAACCATTTCTGGTATCCAAGTCTCAACATTAAGGTCAGATGCCATCAATTGCATAATTTTGAGCTTATCAATATCTTGTTGATAATCCTTGTCAAAATATTCAATACCACGGTTGAAAACTACAGGACAGCCGAATCTCCAATTCCTACCAAACTGCATCCTGCCTACAAAAGACGTATAATCACTACGTTTTCTGCATATGAAATGCGGGAAGATACAGTGTGCTGGCTGTGCTGAATCAAAAACTCTCGTGTACCCACCATGCACTCCACAAATGAACTTATCTTTGAATTCGCCACTATCAGGGTGTTCAAGAAAGTCACATGTCTTAAGACCAGTGTACCTTGCTTCCTTATCATTGAAATGAACCCACAAACCGAACTCTTTTCCATTTGAAGTAGCAGGAATCTTTTTCAAATTTTCAAGTAGTCTTTTTGCATTTGCATTTTTTTCAGCAGCTGAAACAACTCTAAGGTAACCTTCTCTCGTATATGCGAGATCAAAAGCTACCTTACAACACTTACCAGAACTGTGGCACGAATCAGTTTGAAATAGTGTTTGACTGATGATGATATTCTTCATTGGCTCATAAACAATTTCATAACTCTTGTCAATAACATCATTGAAAACTATTTTCAGTGGTTCTTTGACAAAAAGCCCAACATATCCAAATAGCTTTTCTGCTGAATCATGATGTCGCAATCCAATTTTGTGCATTGACATTATTTAGATACTTTCATCAAGTTACTGCCATAGATCTAATACCATCGATCAAGTTTTTCAACTTCTTATTTTCTTCTTGCAATGCCAAAATTTCAAACTTTAACTCTTCAATCTTTTTATCAGCAACTGCTTTAGAACTAAGAATTTCGTCAAGCTCAAGTGCCTTGAATTGTATTTGATCAACAAGAAGTTTCAAATCAGTTATCGGATTAACAATACCAACTGTAACAGATTCTGTAAATGGTTGTTTTTCTTCAAACTTGTTTTCCTGCCCAACATTCTTTTTAACACTATTTGACCAATTCCTTATCGCCTGAGCAAGCGCCATCCTTGACAACGTCAAACCCATTTCATTAAGAATTGGCATAATCTTATCTGCACATTCACCAAAATCACTTTCAGGAGGTTGGTGGAGGATTTTAATCAATGCAGCTCTTATTGAACCACGCTTATTCTTTTCATTAGTAACTACTAAAGTCTTAGGAGTCTCGACCACGACATCTTCAACAATAGGGATATTAAGTGCCTTACTTATCTCTGCTTTTAGATCATTGATTGAATCATTGTAATGAATCTTTTGAAATGCTTTTGATCCTGATTCAACAATTCGAACAAGTTTATGACTTGTGAATTTTGTATAGATAAAAATGTGATCAACTTGTGGGATTTGGTTTGTTGATAAATTTTCATCTTTGCAATGCCTAACCTTGATCTTATTCTCAAAACATTTTTCAATCTTTATCCTATCATTTGTATTGCCACCAACAAGAAATATTTGAACCTTATTGCTCATAAAAGCCAATGGTGGGGATTGAACCCACGACCTACGGTTTACAAAACCGTTGCTCTGCCACTGAGCTACACTGGCATATAGGTCTGGCGGGGATTGAACCCACAACCTACGGATTAGAAATCCGTTGCTCTATCCAGTTGAGCTACAGACCCATAGCACTACGCCATATTATACCAATAAAAGCAAATGAACAACCTTTTCCTATTTTCTCCTAACAATATCAAGTTCAGCAAGTTTGCTCGCAGCCGCAATATATGCACACCCAACATTGCGACTCCAATGATTCTTTTCAGTCAAAACACCAAAATTGTGTATCCTACTCACCAGATCTTCAACATCAAGTCTTTCAAGCAATAAGTTTCTTCTAAGTATAAGTCTTTCAATAATTGCATCAATCTTATTTTGAGTTTGTGGTATGTTCATCACAACCCATGTAATATCATTTTTTCTAATCCAATCTGAAACCTTTCCTTCAATAGTTGTTATGTCATCTTGTGTTATTGAATCATGTGACCAAACACTTCTATTCTTTCCATCATAAATACACATAGAAAAATTGATTTCAGTGCTTTGTATTCCAAGAACAGTGATATTGATCTGCATTGATGTTTCCAGAGCAATAAATGCTCTAAGAACTACCATAAGCCTCATTGAATTTGTAATGATTCTCTGTTTCTCAACTGCACTAAAATTCAACATCCTTTCAATTTTACTCCATGATATACCATTGTCATAACGCATCAAAATAGCATTATAAAGATTCATGTCACCAATGCTCTGTAAGTAACTGAATAGCAGTTTATGTATGAAATAATCGCCGTCATCTTCAATTACATTTCTTGATTCTTCTGACCATAACTTGTATGATAGATCTTCTCTTGGATTTGAATTCTCTTCATATCTATCACTATTATCAAAACCATCAAAGTCAAGTTTCATTCCTTTAATACTTGAATAACCTTTTTCATCTCTTGTACTCGTACCTTTAAGATACCTGCAAACCTTTTGTGATTCACCAAGGAGCATTAATTGAATGAACATGAATAGTGAATTTGCTTGGTGCTGATTATCTTTTTGTAAATCAATATCAAATTTCAACAATCTTCTTCTAATGGAAATATATAACTCATCTTTTAACTCAATCACTTCATCATTATTCAAAGAAAAAACCCGTTTCATCACCTTAATTTGGCGATTGAAAACGGGTTCAATTCGATCATGGAGCATCAGTTTCCAATAAGATTCATTATCTCCTTCCTTAAATTTTTGAAAAAATGTAACAACTTCGTCAACAGGAAAATCACTTCTTTTCTTTACTTCCTTCAATATTGAAGGTACCAAGATTGTATCCCTGCTCTTCAGCACTCATCTTTTTTGGGGTACGCTTCGTTTCTTTCTTTCCATCAGCAGTTTTGAATCTATTGATGTTACCCCTACCCTTTGACATGTTCTTTTGAACTGAATTTGCATCTGCCATTTTAGACTCCTTTATTTCATAAACAAATGATTACTTTTGTTCAACATTCGGACTAATATCATATCCAAGGTATCTTGCAGAAGGATTCTTTTCAATGTCAATCAAAGGCTTCTTTGATTCAACTTTTGATTTTACAATTTTTCCACAAGCAGATTGAAGATTTCTATTGCACAGTTCACGGCAAGCATAATCACTTAGATCAAATGCAATACCATACCCACCACACTGAGACTTTCCGTTCACAATCTGGCTAATACCGTAGCGCAACTGGTCAACAGCTGAATCAATTTTGAGTATCGCTTCAGTGTATTCATTCCTCTTCAAGATCAACTCTTCAATCTTTGCCTTCGCAGTTTCGTTTGGCTTGTAATCAAGCACAACTTCAGGCTGTTCATTGCTCATCTTACTTTGCTCACTTTTCCTTCCATAAGGACTTCGATCGTTTTTGGTAGCGTTTCTTTAATCGACTCAATATGGCTGACAATAAAGATTTGATCAAAATACTTCTTTAAGAAATTGATAACACTCAATACACTTATCAACGATTCTTCGTCCAAATCACTAAATACTTCATCTAAAAATATTGACCTAAAATTGACTCCGCTATTATTAGCAACAAGATTTGCTAATGCAACACGAATTGCAAGGTTGATAATACTTTTTTGACCACCACTCAGGCTGTCATACTTTCTTATCGTTCCATCACTCTTATGGATGCTAACGTTGATTTGTTCCCTCTGTTCGCCTGATGCAATTTCTTTGATTGTTGATACGGAAATCTGATAATCAACATTGAACTCTTTCAAGATAACATTCGAAAAATCTACAATGATTGATACCACATTTTCAATCACCATAGAAGGAATCTTAACTGTGAAAGCTTCAACAAGCCGTCTTAAGACTGGCAATTTTTTCTGAAATTCGATCAAACTTTCATTCAACTTTTTCAATTCTTCATCAATTCTCTTTTGTTCTTGAATCTTATAATTCATTTCAGCAAGAATTCTTTGATTTGAATTTCTCATTGAATCTAAATTACTCAATGAAGATCTGAATTGATAAATCTTGTTTTGAACAGGAGTGATTTCTTCAACAACAATACTATCATGTTGTCTTGTCAAATCATTCAATTTTTCAGTTTGTTCTACAAAGCCAATTTCAAGATTCTTTATATAATCAACAATTGAATTTCTCTCTTCTTCAAATTCTTTTTCATTAAATCTGATTTCTCTCGAACGAATATTCTCAAACTTTGATCTAATTTCCTCTTGATATTTCGCAGTTTTCAAACGATTTTCAAGATTTTCGATCTGAATTTTTGACTCTTGAATAAGCAATTCACAATTTTCAATCATTTTTTCTCTAATTGTTTGATCAATCTCTTGCAAACAAGATTCACACAACCTCCTTGAAGAAAGTGAAAGAAGTTTCTCTTTCTTTAATCTGTTCGTACCAAATATAGATCTTTTTTCACCAAGATCTATTGAAATTGATGTGATATCTTCAAACTTATCAATCTTATCATATTCAGTTTTGATTTCATCAAAACTTCTCTTCCACTCTAAAACCTGATCATTCTTCTGTTTTGTTCTTGTATCAAAAAATACCAATCTCTTTCTAAAATCATTCAATTGGTTCCCTGTTGTAGTAAGATTTGATTTTGCAAATTTGATATGATTAATCAACTCGTTTCTCTTATCAATAGCATTTTTTCTTGATTCAATAATAGAGTTGCATTCTTCAATTTTAGATTCTAAAGATTTCTTTTCCCTATCAATTTCAACAAAAGCAAGATTCACTTCATCAATTTTTCTATGACAAGATTCTAAATCAATACTATTTGTCCTTAGATAACTGATGCCAATATTCAATTCATCAATTTTTTTCGAAGCAAGACCGTGTTGTTCTTTGAATTTCTTTGAAGCAACTTCAATTGCATCATTTCTAAGTATTGAATTCAGGTAGACCCTGCGTGTTGATGGTGATGCGGATATGAATTCATCACAATTTCTTTGCCTGAAAAAAGCAATGGCAACAAATGTATCAAAATCAATACCAATCCAATCTTCAATTATTTTATTCGCAACCTTCAAACCACCTATCACATTCTGTTGAACACCATCAAGATAAAATTCAATTGTTGCACTCTTATCTTTTGTCTTCTTTCTTATAATTCTTGCTTTTTGATTCTTATGTTCAACATCGAGAGTTACACGAGTGTAATCACAACCATCAGATATGACATCTTGTTCAGATTCATCCCTAATCTTTCCATAACATGCGTAATAGATCGCTTCTAAGATTGAAGATTTTCCATGACCAGTCTTACCAATGATTCCAGTGATAGTAGAAGAAGAAAAATCAACAAAAGTCTCCTTATGAGTGCGATAGTTTTCAAGTCTAATCCCCAGAATTTTCATCAGTAATTACCTCCTTAAACTGCTGTTCTTCAACAACAGTTTCAACATCTTCTTTTTCAACAGATTGCAAATGATCTGAAAACATCTTCAAACCATAAAGACCAATGAAGTATGAATCAAGTTCATGTTCATTCGCACCCATTCTCGGATACATTTTTCTATATGTTTCAACATCCAAAGTCTTTGCTATGCCAACAGTCCCATCACGTTTCTTCGTTTCTCTAATGATCTTTGGTTTTTTAACACCAGACCATTTCATCCAGACATTCGGCAAAACAGTGTAGGAATCAAATCCAGGTTGCATTCCCCTTTCAATAAATAATTGATCCAAATGACCAGAAAGTGCAATATTCAGGTGTGCTCTTCCGTGTTGTTTGAAGCTGTGATCTTCTCTACAAATCACAAGAGCTCTATAGACATGATAGTAAGAGAGTTCTTCCCAATAATGTCCCATCAAAAAATTTTCAATATCCATTGCTATTCTATAGAGGTTTTTTGAATCATATTCATCTCTTTTATCAAGTCTAATCGTAATTTGTCTTTCAATCTTTTGTGTAGCAATTCTTATCACAGTTACAGCAGTATTTGTTAAAGAATGATCAATCCCAACAGCAAGGATTTTCTTCATAAAGTACCAATGATTTCTCTTCCAATACTTTTGAATTCTTCTGTTTCTTTTTCAGATTCACAATACAATTCAAACAAACTTGCGATTGAATTACCTGCAATCATTGAAGAATTTCTTGAAGCAATCTTCTTAATTGAATTGAATTCAACAGTAACGTAAATTGCACCAAGTCCATAGAGAGAATTCTTAATTTCCTCAACATCAACATATTCTTCTGATGTAATCTTTACTTTGACAATCTTTTCAGCAACTTCATCTCTTGTAAAGCTTGTTCTCTGTTCAAATTGAACGAGCTTTCTATAAGGTGTTGTTATATACTTCCATTTCTTTTCACTATCAGAATCAAATATGAGAAATCCTTTTAATTCACCTCTTTCACCAAAATCATTCTGAATAATTGAACCAGGATATGCGGCAAATGGATCTTTTCTTAATAACTGTGCCTTATGGATATGGCCGCAAACAGTCACGTGATCAGGTATTTTCTCAGTGCTGCAGAACTTAGCAAGTAACATACTTTCATAACCAGAAACAGCACCTTCAAGAGTTGTGTGTCCAACAACGATATCACAATCTTTAGCAACCATCAATGGAACGCCATAAGGAATGAAATTTATTCTAAAACCATTGATTTTATAAATTTGATCTTTCAAACCAGTCACAGCAATTTGATCTTGATCATCAATTGAATTCAATAAATGAACAACACTTACACTATTGACAATTGATGCAGCATCATGATTGCCATCAATAACTTTGACTTTGATTCTAGCATCAATCAATCTTTTGAATTGTCTGTATGCAAACCAGATTGAATTGATGTCTGGTTTCGCCTTATGAAACAAATCCCCACAATGAACAAATAAATCAAAACTATTTTCAATTGCATAATCAACACAAAATTCAAAACATTCTTCAATCTCACTAATTCTTGTATTCACACCATCAATGATTCGAGAATGATTTGTTAAACCGAGATGTGTATCAGCTGTAAATAGGATCTTCACTTATTTCTCCTTTAGAATCAAGGTAATTGAACATCTTTCCATTTGCATAAATAGAAACTTTTATTCCTCTCCTACAAGCTTCAACAACACAATCCTTCGTCCCTTTACTTGATTTGATATCATTATGAAATGCAAAAACTTCCTCTGGCTTTTCATCAAGCATTAGTCTATTTCGAATAGGTCCAGCAGATCTGCCATATTTATTCCAATCAGCAATAAAAACTTGACAAGGTATATTCAACATCTTCGAATGCTTTTCAGCAATTTTATCTGCGCCATTTGCTCCACCAGTAATTATAGCAAGCTTATTTTCAGATAGTATAAGTTGAACCAAGAGAAGTTTTTGTATTGGGGATTCATCAGTCCAATTCCTATCACCGCAAATTAGAATTTTGTGAGGCTGTCTTAAATCTGGTTCATATAAGTTTTTCATGTAAGTATTTCTTTTGCATCTTCAATACTCATCTCTTCTTCAACTTCACTCTTTGTTTCTGTTTCAATCTTCAAAGGCTTGATTCCAGATTTTTTTGCAATATTGATCTTGTTAACAACATCTTGTGCAATTTCCCTATTGCTCATAAGTAAGTCCCTAAACTTGATAATTCCGCCAGTATACTTTTGCTCTCCAATCTTAAAAGTTGCTCCTGCCTTATCAACAACACCAAACTGAACTGCTTCTTCAATCATATCCATCCACATATCAATACCATTCGGACCAATATGAAATTCACATGATTGAAATGGTGGAAAGAGTTTGCTCTTTATGATTGTAGCTTTTGATTTAATTCCATCACCTTGTTCCCATTTGCCAATCTTTGTAATCCTTATTCTAATACTTGAATAAAACTTCAAAGCCCTTCCGCCAGGAGATGTGATTGGTGATCCATATCCGTGTTTGTTAATTGAATCTCTTTCCTGATTAATGAATACAACACATGCGTTTGAATTATTGACAGGTCCAGTAAGTTGTCTAAGTGCAATACCCATCATCCTGGCTTGTTGAGCCATACCACCACTCTCACTAATCAAATCTGATTTATATTCAGCTTCAGGAACCATCGCTGCAACTGAATCGACAACAATGATTAAGTGTTGGTCAACAAGTTCCTTGTTTTCAATTCTTGAAAGACAAGACTGTTTAACTAATTCAAGTGATTGCTCACCATAATCAGGCTGCTGGATGATGACTCTTTTTGGGTCTACGCCAATGCGCATTGCATAAGAAATATCAAGAGCATGTTCAGCATCAATGTAAACGATAAGACAGTTCTTCAAAGTTCTCAAAGCACCGGCAATCATAGCAAGAGATAATGTTGTCTTGCCACTTGATTCCGGACCAAGAATTTCAATGATACGACCTTGTGGAAAACCTCCACACATCAGTGTATCAATTCTTGGATTTCCTGTCGGTATCTTTGTACCTACATAAGATGTGAGGTCATCACTCAAACGAAATGCAGGAACATCAGCGCCAATAGCTTTGGTACGTTTCCGGATATCTGTAAGAAAAGACGATACTGCATCAATCATTTTTTTGCTCAGAAAGGAATTGTAATGAAATTGTTCCCGCAAGCAGGACACTTGACTTCACAACCCTTCAATGTTTCTGGGATTGCAAGGATTTTTGTGCAGTGCGGGCAAGCTTCTTCACTTGATTGAACCGGAGCAGGAGCAGCAACCTTTACCGGAGTTGGGACAAGTGTTGGAGCCGGTGTTGGTGTATTGGTCAGAGTTGCGACTTGTGGTGCAGCAGGAACATGAGGAACAATAGGAGTCTGCACAGGCGGTGTTGTCTGTATTGGCGTAGGCGTTGGTGCCTGGGCAACGTGAGGCGCAACCGATAGCGGCTGGACTGCCTGGGATTGTGTTATTGCTGGTTGTGTAGCAACAACATAAATCGGCTCTTCCTGTGCCTTTGGCGCAACTGGATCAACACCAAGATGAATTCCAGTATACAATTGAATCATATTGAGTGGTGTAAGAGTTGTGAATTCATCAAAATCATACAGTTTGTATTGGGTGATATCGATATTGGAATTCACAGGACAAACTTGGCAACCATAATTTGTTCCAAGACCTTCACCAGTTCTTGTTAAAACAACATCAACTTGATCAAGTCTTGCATCCGGAAAATAACCACGATAAACCTTCATTGCATCAGCAATAGCCTTGAAGAGTTTTGGGCCAATTCCATAATTAGACGCGTTCGTTGTAATAAGCTTTGCATTCTTGTTCGCTTCACACCAAGGATCAACTTTTCCATCAACAGTTCCAACTGGAATGAAATTGTAAGCAAAAAATCTCTTCACCTTCCAATCATCATAAAGCTTCTTCTTTTCAGAATCCTGTGTTGTTGCAGAAAGCATATCAACAGCTTTCGCGAATGGGCAAAGATATTCATAACTTCTATCTTCAAGCTGTCTAAATCCTGCACTTACAATTCGTCTTGGCTTCCCGTAACTCTCAACCTTGACTCCCGGAACAGCCTGTTGCTTGACCCATGATTCAAAGAATTGCTTGAACTTTCCAACAAGTCTTCCTCGAACACTTGCGGAAGAACCGGTCAAAACACACTTCTCAAACTTTGTGTACGTCTTAGTACCAGTATTGAGTTTTTCAGAAAATTCAATCATGTCATCGAGGTCAGACATTTTCAGCTCCTGAAACAGTGTTCATAAAGGCCAGGTCATGATCCATGAGTGAGCCATTTGATCGAGCTTGTGCTGTAGGTCTTTGAACAGACCCCGCAGTCTGAACAACTTGGTCACTCTTGTTTGCGTGAACAAAATCAGTTCTCAAATTTGAACTCAAAGTTGCAAGAACCGAAACAAACTTGTCGTGCATCTTTCTCAAATTAGAAACTGAACTTTCATTCAATCCAGCTTCATGTTTCCTTATTGAAAGTTCATTCAATCTTGCAGAAAATGTATTTGACATCTTTGCATTGATTGCAGCAACGGTCGGTGTGCCACCTGATTCAAGTTTTACAGCTTTTGAACATTCAAAGTATACTGAATCGATAAATGATTGATGTTCATATGTTGCGCGAAACAGATCTTCATCACATTCACGTTGTATTTCAGTAAGATATGTTCCAACAGCGTGCCAATTTGAAAGAGCTCTGTTCACATCATCAACAGTTACATCATTCCCTGCCTGCGCCCAAAGTCGAAGCATTGAGTCATAATACGATTTAACTTGTTGAAAATTAACTGGCATATGCAATTATACTTATTGAAATGGCAATCATACCACATCCTTTTGCAAGAGCGCCAAGTCTGTAATTGAATAACCACCACGACTTGTTTTCTTAATCAATCCTCTAACCAAATTTCCAACCTTCAAATACATTTCATAGTTCTTGAAATCACTCGGCCAAACAAGAAATTCAATCTCATCTTCATATGTCTGTATGGCAATAAATGCCATCATACCAGATGATGCTTCATGAAGTTTGACTTTAGTAAGTATGCCACCAGCATATCTCTTTTCTTCATTCACATTTCGAATACAATCTTTCAAATTGTTCTTATATTCATCAAGAGGATTGCCACTCACATAGTAACCAAGCAGTTCCTTTTCAAAAGCAAGTCTCTTCTTTTTATCAATAGTGCCATTCTTTTGCACAAAATCAAATTCAAGTAATTGATCAAAAGCACCTACACTTTCAAGTGATTTGATCGCTTCACTATTTATTCCTCTACATCTCGATTCAAAATCACCTCTATTTTGGTATGGCTGGAATTTGACTATGTTTTCTGAAGACTTTCCAACATTTTTGACATGAGTAAGACCAATTCTTATTGAACCATTTTCAACAGTATGTTCAACTCCACTACTATTGATATCAGGTGGCAGTATTGGAATTTTAAGTCTGTGGAGTTCATCAATAAATCTTGATTCATTCTTATCATTCATACAGGCACAGAGAAATTGAATGGGATAATGTGCTTTAAGATATGCTGAAACAAAACTAATCAAAGAATATGCAACAGCGTGTGAGAGATTGAACGCGTAAGTTTGTCTTTTAAGTATTTCTTCCCAAATCAATTTTGCCTTTTCTCTCGTAACACCATTCTTTTCACAACCTAAAAGAAACTTTTCCTCATAAGGTTTCAATGAAAGTGTGTCACCAATATTTGAAGTCTTTGCAATAACCTTCCTAATTGTATCTGCTTCTGCAAGTGTGAAACCTGCGATGTAATGGCAAATATCCATCATTTGTTCTTGATACAAAATTATTCCATACGAATCTTTCAATATTGGCTCTAATTTAGGTGTAAGATATTTGATCTCTTTTGGATCTTCATGGCATTTGATATATTCATCACGATCAATACCTGGTCTAATAACTGTTGTCGCATGGTAAAAATCTTCAAATCCCCTAACAGTTATGCTTTCGAAGAGCCTTAAGCATTCAGGCTTCCAAAGTTGGAAAATACCAATCAACTCAGCTCTACCAGCAAGTTCAAGTGTTTTCTTATCATTCAAATCAATCCAATCAAATATATCCTGTGGTCGCGGAAGTGAACCAGGTTTTTCTTTATTGATGAGATTGATGGCATCACTGATCAATCTTAGAACACTAACCCTAAGAATGTCAAACTTTGTATAACCGATTGAATCAAGTTCATCTCCATCCCATTCAGTTGTCAATACCCTATCATGTGTTTTGCTATCCACAACACTCTGGAGCGGTATTAATTTTCCAATAGGTTCATTCGTAACAATGACAGCAGAAGGGTGCTTACTTGGATTTCTAAATCTTCTACTGTTTGCAAAAAATCTTGCTGTCTTGAATAATTCAGGGAACTTAAGTTCCCATTCAGCAAGATCTTTTTCTTTACAAATTTCACCATCAGCATCAAAACATGAAGTTATTCTTTTTGCATCATCAAAGCTTACATCAAAAACTCTCGCAAATTCATCAAGTGCAGACTTAATTTTGAAAAGTCCTCTCGTCCCAACCTGAATAACTCTATTCTTTCCATATTTGTTTCTAAGAAATTCGATTGGTATTTCACGATCTGAAAAATCAACATCAATATCAGCGCTTGTTACTCTTGCAGGATTGAGGAATCTTTCAAATCTAAGTTTGAAACGAATTGGATCAACACCTCTTGTAATTCCGCAAGTATAGCAAACAAGCGATCCTGCTGCTGAACCACGTCCTGGTCCAACAACAACACCTTTTTCAATAGCGTAGTTGATAAATTGTCTCGTAATCAAAAATATGTTTTCATAACCAAGATCTTTAATGATTTTCAATTCATAATATAGCCTATTCTGATAATCAATATAAGGAGCGAAAAGCTTATTCTTTTCACTGAGATCTTTGAGTTTTTCAATACAGATTGAACCAAGCTTTGCAATGTTAGATTGCATGTTTATCAACGATTTTCAAAGTTCCAAGTTGATCATCATAAATAAGAACTGCAATGCTTTCATGACAAAGTATTTCAACAACATCTCTAAACCTTGTTATGAAATTATAGATACCTTTTGATAATCTATGGACTCCTGATTTCATCATCGAATCAAATAATTCAGGAAAGTACGCGGAGCCATTCTTCTTTTGAACTCTGAGAATATGGTTCCAAATATAGAACGCAACATTGCCATCTGTGTATGGGTTCCCGACACACCCTCTGACAATGAAAAAATCATATTCATTTGAAGAAAGGATTCTTTGAGGAAGTTGCAAACTTAGTGATTTGAATCTTGAATTTCTTGAAACATGATTTGATGATTTTTGAGGATTAATATCATGTCTTGCTACATCACGAAGTTTGTCTTCAACAACAATAGATTGTGAAAGAATTCTATCAACTTCATCCTGGTTAGGGATAGTCGGTGCAACAAATACCTTTTGGACATTGATTCTTTGAGGTGGAGGAGCAGGTGACGGTGTTGGGTTTACAACTTCTTTTGCCATGTTCCTTAACTCTACCATCCTTTCGTCACGCTTTTTTTCAGCTTCTTCAATCTGAAACGTAGTTAATTTCTGGCTCGATCTTGCCATTATCAACTTTTTCTTTTGGTTCTAAGATCTCAACAGCCACAAATTCCTTTACCTTGATCTTTAATCGAGGCGGACCCTGTGGAATTGGATCAAAGATCAAATTATCCATTTTGTTGAGTGACCATCACAACTGAAGGGACAATTGCATTACAACGATACTCTGTCTTTTGATCAATAATCCTTGCAGTGTTATCAATCATCCTGCCAGTATCAATTGTTCTCCAACAAAAATCAATATGTGTCTCTGCATTATTTGTGATTGCTTTGATAAGATTTTTGAGTTTATACATTGCATTCAATTCACCAGTTGCACTTTCAAGTTCAACTTCTTCTTCAAATGAATTGATGTTATCTTGTGGCTTAACAATGACGAGCAAGATGTATCTATCAACACCTTTAATAACATTCAATCTAACTGAACTTATATCTTTCTCATTAATGAAAATTGCAGCACGCTTAAGAGCAGATTCAAACAATTGCTTACTAACCCTAAAATTTGAATCGTATGGTTTATTCAAAGCATTTTCATAAGGTATCTTCTGTTCAACAGCAAGGCCGCAAGCAATATAGATCCCGTTAGATTCATCAAGGAAGCAAATCTTATTGTTTGCTGGATTCTTTTTGACAACAACATTGCCAGACATTCTTTCAATAATTTCACCAATCCCGCTTTCTAGATTGATGCTGTACGTCTTTGGAAAACGAAGCTTTGATAAAGATTCAACAATACATGCGAAAGTTGAATCGACAGTAAACATGTCACCATTGTAGTGTAAACACGTTCTCTTGATATCAAGCTCTCCCTTTGCAATACTTGCCTTCCTCCACATTTCAGGAAAAAGGCCGGAAGTGTATTCTGCAATTACATCGCCTTCAAATTCTTCCTGTGGAAATTCAAAGACATCTCTAGAAATAATTGTATTCTTCGCTTCAGTCTTAATGCAATACTTCGCACCGTTCGCAAGTTTGTCAACACCTCCTTCATTTACATATCTCGCTTGTTCAATTTCAATAATCACAACCTTTTCAAGATTACTTGCCCTACAGATTTTGAAAAGCTTTTCATGATCAACTAACAAATGACTTTCTTTTTCAAGTTCAAATTCAATTCCATCAGCAAGTATCTCACCATATCTCACGCATACGAAATTAGAGAGATTTGTTCCATAAATATAGACAAGAGCTTCAGTTGTGCTCTTTGGTATGATACTGATCCTGACACAATCACAGATGTTGTTAATTTTTGATCCAACAGTTGATTTCAAATTATCGAGACAACGGAGAAGATCAGATCTATTGAATGCCCAACGCATCTGTTCGCTCATTACTCTTTGTACTCCGGAACTTTTGTTTTTCGATCAATCAAAACACCGCTCATTCTTTGGTCAAGTGTGTTTGCTGTCATTAAAGCATGTTCAACATGAAAGGGATGGCTTTTTGCAATTCCGTTTGCAATGAATGCACTCCTCATTTCTTCTAAATTTCTCAAATGATGCCCTGGTTTGTATACAAGTTCAGTTTCATTTGACCTATTTTGGACGGCTATTAAACGTGCGTGCATCTCAAATTGTTCAGGCTTTGCGTAGTGAACATCATTTGTAGCAATGATGTTGAATCCAAATTTTTCATGCAACTCACACATGAAATTATTTGCAATCAATTGTTCTTCTTTTTCAACTGGCTGAATTTCAAGATAAAATCTATCACCAAAAACTTCTCTATATTGACAAGAGATCTTATAAGCATTATCTGATCTTTCTTGTTGGCTTGAAGCATCATCCCAAAGCAATGGTGAGCAAACAAGACCACCAAGACATGCAGTCAATACAATAATTCCTTCACTATGGTCCCAAATGTCCTTATGTTCAATTCTTGGCTTGTTAAAGAAATACATTGATGCAAGTGAACTCAAATAGATGAGATTTTCAAAACCTTTTTGGTTCATCGCAAGTAGAACAATATGCCTCTTCTTATCATATTTTCTTTTCTTTGGTCCATCAAGCTTTTCATCTTTCTTGTTAACAACATACATTTCTGAACCAGGAACAAACTTGATACCAATCTTCTTGCACAAACTATGAAGTGATAAACACGATATCATCGTCCCGTGATCAGTGACTGCATATGCTGGTTTTTCATATTGTTTAATATCCTCAGCAACTTCACTTATCGTACACATTCCGTCAAACTTTGAGCCATCATAATGAATGTGCCAATGCTGAAATGCGTTTTCAATCATGATGTAATCTTTGGTATCTTTTCAATTTGTCCAGATCTATAATGTTCAATTGAAGCATAATCAAAAATTCCTTCACACCAAATACTGTCTCCATTAATTCCAATCAAAAAACGAGTCTTTTCATCATAAGTAGGTTCAAGAATAAGATTTTCATCAATAGCATTTATCTTTGAATAAAATCTTTCTACTAACTCTTTTTCAGGTTTGTAGTGGATGATTGGCATCCCTTCTGGAATCAACTTTGTGTATGGCAATTTTCTCATCAACTTTGAAGCGCCAATAAAAAGATTTTGTCTCAACAATCTCGCATCATAATAATTCATATAGGTATCATAAGCAGCGACATCCCATTCATTTGTTTGGTCAATTTGATTTTGAATCAAATTAATATTCAACTCATTCCTAATTTGATTCAATACATAAGTTCTAATTTCACCAGCAGGTTTCTTTCCATTTGCAATTTCAAGCGATTTACAAAATCCTGATACAATATTTTCAATCGCTTCAAGCATTAAGTTTTCAGGAACATCACCGTTGAAAGCGTTGTTCTTGAAATCTTTTACAGATTGAACAATTGTTCTAGAAAATGATTCTCTATTTATTGTTGGCATGAATTAACCCATACCTCAAAGCAAGCTGCAGAACATCATTGTCAAAAGATTTCTTTTTCAGAACACCGACACCGCTAATCAATCTCGGCATATCAACAGCAAGACAAAAATAATCAGCATCCCTTGTTCTGAATGATAAATCATTTACAACATCAAGTATTGCAAGATCAGCATCATATAGTTGGATGCTAATCCTACCACCAAAACTATCAACAATTTCTGGGTATGTTTTTTCCAAGTTCATCTTCAACAGCCGGAAAGATTTCCTTTGTCATTATCGACGCGATAGTAGATTCTTTAAGACCAGTTAAAAGTGATATTGGTCGATTTTTATGACCTTTGATTTTCAACTCGAAACACTTTTGAGCATTCGGACTCAACTTTCTCATTATTGCTTCAATAAGGAATTTGTATTGTAAATCATCCCCATCATTGACAATAAAAACAAATTCTTCTTCATCATTCACAACAACTTCATTTTTCAATGGCTGAATATTGTTTGATGCAAATCTCTTCGGTCTTGTTTCCCTATAGTTCAAATCAATTGAAGCATTCGTAATTGATTTCTTCAATAAACCACCAAATATTCTCAAGTTCTCTTTTTCATCTTTTGAATCATCGTAATTGAAACTCTCAGCTAATTTGAATGTCTTGTATAGAAATATGTTTCTAAGATCATCAATTGAAAACATTCTCGTAAATTCTGGATTTTTTGACCATTGATAAGATTTCAAATTGATATAGCTATCAAAATAAGGCAATATCTTTTCAAATGATTCATCAACATTCACCTTCCTTTTTATGCAAGTGATCAATTCATTAAATCTTCCCACAATACCCCCTGTGCGTTGTGCAATATGTTAGCAAAAAATTGCTCTAAACAAGTATGACACGCTTTTCTTGCAAAAAAAAATTAGCCAAACAAGTAATTTGATCCGTAATTGATTCTATTCAAAGTAATGTAATCAATCAATTTTGTTCTCGAAATAAGTGACTGTCTTATAGTATCATAAGAACAATCACCAGGGTCATATCCCCAAGGCAGCAAGGCTATTTCAATTTGATTCGTATGAATAAGACCTTCAAGAATAGTATCACAAAGAACAACACCTGCACTACTGTCTCTATCAGGCAAGCAGATGATTTGTTTACCTGATTCGCGAAGAATTTGAATATGGGATTTGGTTGGATTATTGCTGTATGCAGCGATGACATTAAAATCCAAACCAGATTTCAACAATGCGGATTTAACAACAAGACAATCAATTATTCCTTCAACAACAATGATTGGCTTTTCATCCTTACATTGATCAATATTGTATGGGAACTTCCATACTGGTGACTTTGGTGGGAATAACTTATGAACCTTGTGATAGAATGGGCCTGAATAAGATCTCAGGAAATATGATACAAGCCTACCCTTATACCTGATAGGAAAAACAATGCAATCTTTAACATGCCTTCCTGGCATGAATTCAAAAAAGTCAGCCCAACCAATCTCATGTGAAAATGCAACATATGGATCAATATTTCTTTTCTTCAAATAACACTGAGCTGGATTTGATTCATCCCAACTATCTTGCAATTTACATCTCGTATATTGTATCTTGATTTCTGGCAATTCTTCATTAGTCTTTTCTTCAGAAATAGCGATTGCTGATTCACGATCTCTTGTAACATCATCAATTTGCAACCTATAATTCAATGTTCCAAAGTTACCAAGATATTCAACAATTTCTTTGAAACTATTCTTTGTTGCAAGAAGTAAAAACTTGATGAAGTTACCCTTTATTCCACAAGGGTTGCATTTATAGACACCATTATAATCATCATTACGCGCATTCATCTGCAATGAATCACCACTCTTGTCTTGGTGATTTGGATTAACACACTTAATCATCAATTCAGTATCATTGCGACGCGCCTTGTATTTGACACCTAAATTATCAAGAACCTTTTTTACATCAACTGTTTTAAGAAGAAGTTCAATATCAACCTTTTGCGTTTCTCTTCTTCCACTGTTCATAAGTTCCATCGAAATAAGACTTTTGAATGGAGTTGAATTGCAACCTTGTGAATGACCTTGTATCAATCCCTTTTTCAATGACAAAGTTGTACGCTTCTTGTGTTACACAACATTTGCAATAGTTGAGTCTCTGAATCAAATTACCAGTTGACGGTTCATTGATTTTTATTCCAAACAGATCGCTGCAATAAAGCCTCTTATTGCAATAGTTGCAATGGTAAATTTCTGATTCAGAAATTACCGGGCTCCTTTTGAAAATTACTGCGAGTTCTTCCCAAGTGTTTGGCGTTTTAGTTTTTTCCAAGGCACCCCCCATTACTTGCGTTGCACAAAACCATTATACACAAGTAACAGTTTCGGATAAACTTCAACAACTAATAAACCGGGTGTTTCTACGCAAAAATTACAGGTCTCAATGAAGTTGGCTTAATCCTTGTGCATTCACTTTCAAATTCAAAATACTTAACTATTCCCATCGATCCTTGACGTTGTTTTGCGATTTCAATCTCAATTATATCATTTGTCAATTCAGGCTTGTAGTATTTATCACGGTGAAGCAATAAAACAAGATCAGCTTCTTCTGCAAAAGCATTGCTATTCTTGATCTTATCAAGTTTCGGTTTTGGAATCGGTTTATTTGGACGAATTGTGTTCAAATCAAAGTACCTTCTAATCTGAACAACACAACAGATGTGAATGTTATGTTTTCTTGCCATCGCTCTCGTCAAACGTAACTTGTGTTCAATATTAGATGCAAGATTTGATTCAACACTAACATCATCAAGTTTTCCAAATAGATCAATATACAAGATGTTTAATGGCTTCCCGATTCTATTCAATAATGTAAGCTGTGTATCAATTTGTTCAAGATTCAATGTTGCTTTATCATTGATAAAAATCATTTCAGATTCTTTAATTCCGTTCATAACTTGAGCAATAAGTAACTTCTCTTCATGCGTAAGATCAGCAGTTCTCTTGATAATGCTATTTGAAGGTATTTGTGTCATGATAGAAACTTGTCTATCAAGCACAGAAGATAAAACCATCTCAAGAGAAGCAATACCTGTACGAAATCCTGCACCAGCTTGTCTAATCATTGCATTTTGAACAAATGCACTCTTTGACATTCCTGTATAACCAGCAATGACACTGACATTACATGGCGCGAAAGCCTCACTCAAGTCTTCATCTAAATCATCAAAACCAGTAGTCACAAACTTTGATTTCGTAACCCTTTCTCTCAACACATTCATGTAATGTGTATGAAGTCTTTCTCCATAGTAAAAATCAATTTCAACTGGTCTATTTTCTTCAACTGATGATTTGATTATATCAACACTTGCAACAATTTCAGAAATACTTGCGTGTGGATCATTAATCTTTTGCATCAATCGTATAGTTGCATCTCTTGCAATTGTTGATTTGATATAATCATTTTTCAGTTTTGTCAAATGAGCAACATAGTTTTGATTCGGCGTTAAACAGAGTGATTTTACTTTTTCAAGATACGTATTGCCACCATAACTCTTGTATTCTGAAATTGGAAATTCATTGATTACAAGTATGAAACTATCATTATCAAGAGCCATTTGACGTTGCACCATCGTAATGATGCACCATGCCATAGCTCTATGCTTCTTCTCTAGAAAATTTTCCCAAGTGACATGTGAAAGAAACATATCACACATTTCAGGGAACTTAAGTGCTTGACCTAATATGACCTGTTCATTGTGAATGTCAACAGGAAAGTTTTCTAAAACATCACTCATTGTTTTCTAGACCTAAAATCTTGACCAACAAAAGTCAAAGCTTCTAATCTTTCAGATATCAAACTCTGGCAACCATAACTTAGGTCTTCATTTATTGTCTTAAAAGGTTTGACTGCAATGTAACAACATGATTGATTGTTTTGAACTCTTGGCCTAACAATTCTTTCAAATAGAGTTGCATGGAAATGGCTCTTAACTTGAAATGAATCAATATTATCAAGTATCAACAACCTACACCATCTGACATAATCAAACCAATCCCTATCTTCTTCAGTTATATCAGACTTCAATAGTTGATCACAGATAATAGGAAACTCAACATATGCACAATGGTTACCATTTTTCATCAATTGTTTAGCAAGAGCACATGCAATGATTGTCTTACCAGTACCTCTTTGTCCTTGAATGTATATGTTTCTACCTTGATCAACAAAACTTTGTGAATCATTTGATATTTCAATCATTCTTTGAATGCTTTTGTTATCAAGATCAATATCTTCTTTTGTAACTCCTGTATTCTTATAGTCCTTCAGTTCAAAACCATTTGACATTGTTGGTAATCGACTATCTTTCAAAAGTTTTGGGTAATTATTCTCATTTGTTCTTTTCTTAAAACATTCACAATAACTGTAGTCAGCTTCATTGTCAGTATTGATGTAATAGATTTTGCCAGTATGATCACATTTAGAACAATACAATGAAACATCTTTTTCACGTTGCTTTCGCAAGTGAATGATTAGATTTTGGTCAACTTGTATAATCATATGTCTTTGGTTGTTGCATTGGTTTGTTACCCTTTGATCTTGCAACACCTATAGCGTTGTTAATATACAACACCAACTTATTCTTCAATACTTCACAAGCATTCTTCTTATCAATCACAACACCTAATGGACTAAATAGATTTTTGTATTCAGATGTATTCAAAACTTTTCTAATAGCTTCTTCAATTGTTTCATGATTCTTTACGCAATAAACAGAAAACTCAGGGTCAATGGTTGCGAAGTAATAGTATTTGTCTCTTGGTTTTTTGATTAAAATTGATTCAACAAAATTGTTCAACATTAATCTCAATGATGTTGGTATTGAATCATAGAACTTTTCAAGCATACGTTCAATCTGTTCGTTTTCAGTAAGTTCTGTTTTCACAAAATTCACATTATCATCAGGCCATAGCTTAGAAACTTTGTTCTTACCATCAACACAAACAATAGTGTCACCATCTTTTAATTCAAAGTGAAGCAATAACTTACCTTCTCTATGTATCTGCATTTTCATTAAAAGTTTTCTCAGGCTAAGGCGAATGTTAATTTTGTGTTAAGTTTGAAATACATGCCTATTCTTTTAAGTTCATTTCGAAATTTTCCGTATTACCGATCATGGTGGGCACGAAGAAGTCAATGTAAGTCGATAGAAACAACTACAACAGTCTTCGACTGTTGTAGTACCAACGAGTGAACTCAAAGCCGTTCACTCGTTGGTAAGGCGAAGCTGGTTAAGATCAGGGGGAAAGTCGTTGCTAAGCAGTTTCCAACAAACAACGAAACTGAGTAATCGAACAGAAGTGAAAACGAAACTGAGTAATCGAAAGTGAGAAGTAAAACAATGAGAAACAAGATTAATCGTGAGTCGTCGACGTACCAAGGCGACAGTGAAATACAGACTGAGTTTCTCATAATTCTTCAATCATCCTGTGTTTGAAGTTCTTCATCCTCCTTGCAATAATTAGACCTGAACAATCATTTTGAATTTGAATTGTTGAAATTTCATAGAAAGCTAAGCTTAATGAATCCAATTCCTTTTCAAGTTCTTCAGCACTACTGAATTTTCTAACTGAGAATTCGTAGATCAATTGTGGGTAATAGAATTGATTGTTTCCATTCTCAATAACAGGATCATCATTATCATTCATTTACTTTACCTCTATGATCCTATATCCCCATTTCTTGTAGTATGACAGTCTTTTCCTGAGAGTGCTACTAAATTCTGTTCCAGTATCTACATAATCTCTAATCACAGGTTCTTTCTTACCATCACAAAACCTCTGTATCCTTCCTGATTGCTGTTTTAATCTCGATTCATTTGAGTGTGGTGTAATGATATGAAGGCAATCAAGTTGTGGTATATCTAAACCCTCATCAGCAACAGTTGTTCCAACAACAGCATCAATAAGTTTTGATCTGCATTGGTTGATGAAATCTTTTCGTGTTGCTGCGTTAACTTCACCAATCAATAAGGCAACTTTCATTCCTTTTGATTCAAGCCAAAACTTCATTTGCTTACATTGATCAACTCTTTTTGAGATAATGAGTGGGAAGTACCCATCATTCCAATCTTGAACTATTCTATTGACAATGAATGAATTTCTTTGATCATTCTTTGAAAGTTTAGTCAACATTGCCTGTTTCATCTTCATACCATATCTATTCAAATCCACATAGCCTGTAGGTATTATATGGACAGTTGGCAATTGACTACGGACGTTTGATCCTGTGACAAGTTCAGGATCAGCAACAAAAGTTCTGTTGCTGATCAAATCATACATCATATGTTCAAGGCCATCAGACCTTTTTGGAGTCGCTGTAAGACCAAATCTAAACTTTGCACCTGAGTAATTTAAGCACTCCGCAAAGCTTTTAGCAGGAACATGATGGCAATTTTTGACAAGTATTCCTTCAACATAGTAGTTGTGATTATCAGCAACATCTAAATCACAAACATATGTTCTATCAAGTCTATGTCTATTATCATTCTTATTCAATTCACGAACACTTATAACAGGCATCGTGTATGGTTTTTGTGAATATGCAAGCAGCATTCCAACTTTGATATCTTTTGCCTTAACCCAACCTCTATCCATCACAAATATTTCTTGACCTTGCGTGCATGTGAAATACATGAAATCTTCATTGATTATTATGTAATTATCTTTTGTTCCAAACTTTGGTGTGACAATTAATCTATTGACTTTCTTCCTTTCATTTTGACCAGTTTCAAAATTGTAAGTGATAACTTGATCAAGCTTAGCTCTACCAGCAACGATATCCCTGAATTCAGTCCAACAGCTTGCAGGACAAAACTTGTTTGAACGCCAAACTCTACTGTTCGGCGTAAAACATTCGTCCATGATAATACAGCCGAAGTTGGACAAAAAGTCCATACGTTGCGGCACTTGCATACGCCAAATGGTTTGGACGGTGCTTATCGTAACCGGTCGTAAGTCCCAATTGCCAAGCCCTACCATACCAACACCAGCAGCGTAATGTGTCTTCTCGCCTATCTCTTGCAGCCATTGCTTGCCAAGATCGCCAGTGTGAACAACAATGATTGTCGGCTGTTTAATTCTATCAATCAAACCAATACCAACGAGTGTCTTTCCACCACCGCAATCAGCTTGAAAAATGCCTTGTTGATTTTTGACTAAGTATTGAATCGCAGCTTCTTGATAATCATATAGAGAATCAAATGTTTTTCCATTCGCACATTTTGCTCCAAAGTTAAAATCGAAATCAATCTTAGGCTTTTCAACTCTTTTATCAATAATTCTAATGACTCTATCTTTTTCCATCAAATACATTCTAAGCCAATCAGCAGCACCGCGAGGAACAGCCAAATGTGATTCATTTTCAAAAAATGTTTTGATAATTGGTGGAGTTTGTGCATCAGGTTCAACGTGGTTAGCTTTAAGAATGACATAATTTGGATTTGAATGTGTAAAACGTGATCTTATTCCATCAAGTTCTCTCGGTTCAAATTGTTTCTTATTGAGAGCAATAACGTTTGAGTAGATGAGGTCTGTTTCTTTCATAAACAAACTAAGGCTAACATATAGTTAGCCTTAGTGGCATATACCTACAAGTAATGTTATGACAAGCTTTTGGAAGCTTCGATAATACTTAAACCAACTTTTCTAATGAATTCAATTTTTGGATCAGTTGCAGCTTTAGCAATTTTGATTACAGCTTCTTGTGCTTCTGCAAATGTTACTCCAGGCAAAATATTTTCAAGTGCTTTTCCATCACAATCCTTCACTAAAATAAACGGACTGCAATCAGGACCGCAGTATGAAAAGCCAAGTGCATCACTGATTCTCAAAAACATGCACTTCAAACGTTCATCAATTTCCATTGTTTTTCTCTAACTCTTTGATCTTTGCACGCAGTTCAATATTTTCTTTCATTGCTTTGACTGCCGCAATAAGATCTTCTGCAAATACTACGAAGTAGTTGCCTGTAGTATACAATACGGCAGTTTCATCTTTGCCATCAACAACAACAGTTACTTGGTCCTGCGCGAGGCGCAAAGCACCTTGGGTCTCAACAGCACTGCGAATAAATCCGCCGTAGCAAACCTTATTCGCGTTCGTCGATCCGCACCCCACCAAAGTGAGAACTGAAATCATCATCACTGGTAGGATTAGAAATTTGACCCAAGTTGCTCTTGCCATAATCAACCTTTGTGATTTTTGGTCCAAAGAGATCTTTCAGCAAACCTGGGAGGATTTTTGCTAAAAGATCAGAAAAGAAGCTTATTAGAAATCCCATATCACTGCTTCAGATTTTCTGTGACTGCACTCATCAAGTCTAATTCACTGTCTTCAGTAATTTCAGTAATCTTATCTTCTGTAAGAATCATTGCCCTCCAGTCTGCAGGACGGTCAGCATTGATGTATTTGTAAATGAATACAGTGCATCCTGGACCAGAATATCTCTTGAATTCACCTTTTGCTTGAACAGCATCGGCAAACGTGAAAAGATTTGGCATTTGATTTCCTTTCCTTTCAGACATCGATCTTGAGGTACTTGCCAATGAGACCCTTGATGACGTTTGCACCGAGCTTGATAGCATAATCCTTTGCTGGTCCTTTGATTTCAGACATCAAAAGATCATACATATCTTGACGAATCTTGGAATATTCTGCATGGGTAATTGTCACACCACCATCACTATCAGGTGTCTTGGATGCGATGGTTTCAGCAAGGAACTTGTCCTTTGCTCTATTGCCAAATCCTTCAATGTAAACACCGAAATCACGAACACCCTGGCTTGCCCAAGCCTGTGCAGAAACCCACTTCATTCCAATTGCAAGAAGAGCGGTCAGTGCAGTTGCAATAACTGGATAGAAGTCACTGAGATCAAATGCCCCAAGATACATTAGTCCTCCTCCTCATTTCTATTCGACGACGGATTTTCATTGACGACGATACGATTTTTTGGATCACGCATCCCGACAGGTGATGCGTTTCCTTCTACTGGAAATTCTTGTTCTACTGGAAGTTCTTGTTCATCAGTTTCATCTTCAAGTTGTTTCCTAACTTGATCAGCAGTCAATGTTGTTTTTACAGTTTTACTTCTCTCTGCCAATACAGCTTCTCTCGCATCTTTAATCATTTTTTGATATTCATCATTCTTCTTTTTCTTGTCATCAACACTTTGTTCAACAACTCGAGTAACGTTTTCATCCTTCTTCTTTGGTGAAGGCGTTAATGCAGGACCATCACTTCTGACGGTCTGTGGGCTGCCACCCCTTGATAATTCGATATGAACTTCAGCAAGTTCAGTTAATGCACCATTCAAAGCAATGATTGAGTTGTTCAAACTACCCAATCTTGATTGCATTTCTTGCATTCTAGAATGAAGCAAGTTTGCTTCTTCAATAAGCTTCGCTCTCTCTTCTTGCTTCTTTTTGATTCTCTCTTCAATCTTTTTGATCATTTGTTTCCTCAATCATTATACTTGCTATGTATATTTGACTCCACTACGAATCACAAATCCATAAACAAGAACTGAAAATTCAAATGTATCTGTCGAACCAAGCCTCATAAGATTCATTTGAACAATATCATCAGCAACACCAAAACTTCCAGTGGTGATGTTCATTGTCATCTTTTTAGGAATATATGGTGTTTCTGATGCAGTAACATTTTGGTCAAATGTTTGTGTTGAAACAGAGCCATAATCTGCGCCAGCTTCATCAAAAGAATTATAAGAAACTTGAATCGTAAATCTTTCTGTTGATGATTTTGATGATGTGATTGTGTAATAAAGATCAATTGTGAATGCCGTTGATCCGTTTGCTTTGTACCAAGCCGGAATTTTTGCTGTCAAATATCCGAGGTAACTATCAATACCTGTTCCGAGTTCAACAACATTCATATTGAGTGTTGTATCAAATGATAATATTCTACTATAATCACCAGGATCTAAACCACTTGTAGGATTGAATGGAATGTTCGGCCATTTAGAAGTGTGTTCTGCAACAACAAAACCAATTTCTTCAAGATTTTGTTGAACAGAATTATTTGCAGATTGATAATGTGAGTTCGGATCAACAAAGCTGATGCAACTATCAATTGCAATAATGGATTCTTCAATACTTGAGTTTGCATTAATGACACTGCCTGATGCACTAACAAAAAGACCAGTATTGGTCGGCGATGTTCTTGAATCATATCTATTGATACGATTCATCATAGTTCCAATCACACCACCGAAGATTGGAGTCTCACTCGGATTTGTAATATAGTAACCTGATCCGTCACTATGTGCTGCTGCTTGATATGCACCAAAGTTATTTGAAATGAATTTATTAGAAGCGCCATCAGTAACAACAAGACCGAAAGATCTCTTTGAAACTATGAGTTCAGGACGAGCTTCGATTCCTGCGAGTGTTTTCAAAACACCGAGATTTGTTCCGATAAGACCACCGATATTCACCCTTGCATTTACATCATCGCTAATTGCAATTCTTCCACCAGCATCATACATTGTCGGGAAGATTTGATCTCCACCAACAATCGTCCACCTGCCAGCAGCATCAAGATCAACTGTCGGTGTTCTGCTTGCAAGTTGAAGAATTGATCTAATATCTTGATCTGGCTGCCAACCTGGATCTCCTGGCTTTGTTACTGGAGCGACAGGATTTGTTGTCGGTCCAGTTGAAGCATTCGGCAATCCACCACCACCACCGATTCTCCAAAGTGTTGCAGCACTTGATTTTGAAACTTCTGGTATCCCGACAAGATATGTATCAGGATTCAATGTTTCTGGGTTATATGTTTCACCAATTGGAATTGAAAGAGGATTTGTTTGACGGTATTCTGAATTATCTGATGGTGTTAAGATTGGATCTTTTGTTGGCCTGCCGGTGTAGACAGGATTTGAACCGATAAGACCAAGAACAGCAACGTTTGCAGGTTTACCTGATCCTGCTGATTGTGTTGCATTGCCAGTGACAGCACTGGCACCTTGAGTCATTCCTGTATGGATGTTCTTATTGTCATTTGATTTTCCATTTGTGCCTCCGCCAGGATGATTTTCTCCACCTGCGTTTGCACCACCACCAGCAGCCCCACCAGTCGTTGTTGATGTTGGGCCAGAAGGCGTACTCCAACCAGGAGTGCCAGTTACACCTCCAGTAGTTGATGGACCACTGCTATTGACACCGCCACTTCCATTACCCCAATTTGCTCCCGGTCCTGGCTGTCCAGTAGTGCCACCTTGCGGAGTTGATGTGCCCGTTCCGCCTGGAGTAGTGCCGCCAATCCCGGGGTGTTCGCCTTCTTGCTTCTTCTTATTCTTTGTGACAATAATGATAATGATAAGTATGTTGATAATAACCTTGCGATTTTTCTTTTGTTCAGCCTGTATTTCTTTGATCTTTTTCCAAATTGAATCAATTTCATGTAGTATGTTATCAACAACTTGGCTAAGTGATTGCAAATCATGCATCAAAGAAAGAACAGCATCAACAAGCATTGAAAGAAGTGCTGCAACTCCATTAGGAAGAGGTGGCGCACTTCCAGAACCAGGTCGTGTTCCATATGTGTAATTGTAGACACTATTGATATTTGAATTGTTTCCAGATGGAAAGTTTTGTGAAAGATCAATATTTAATGATGAAATTGGGAACATTGTCGAATCAGTCATCGTCAATTTAAGAGAACTTGCACCTCCTTCAAAGAAAGTATGTGTGAACGGAAACAGTGAGCTTTGATTTTGGCCTGTTTGATTTCCAAAAACGTAGTTGCCCCACCACCATCCGCCACCAAATCCAAATTGCAATCCTGCTGCAAATCCAACTCTTGCAGATCCGTTTTGATATCCATCCCACACACCCTTCATTCCATCAGGGCCAAAGTAGAAGAGTGTGTTTTTGTTTGGTGAATTAATATGGAAGAGGATGTTGTTTGGGAATGTCGAACTACCTTGACCACCTCCTCCTGATTGACCGCTTGTTCCGCTTGCTTGTATCCCGCCAGATGAACTGTAATGGTTGACTCTTATACCGGTGACATTTTTTTCTTCTGGATTTGCTGCTATCGCACTAACAGGAACACCGTAAGATCCTGAATAAGCATTCTCTGTACCTGTCGCTGCATCTTTCGGCGTATCTCCAGAGGCAAACAAATACGCGAAACCATATTGTTTTCCAGAAAGAATGCCAGATTCAAGACCTAAGCTTGCGCCTTTGCGAGAATTGTCATTTCCAGTTGTACCAAGTGATTGATTAAATCCAGAATCAAGATCTCTCGCATTGCCAATAGCATTCAATCCAATAGCCGCATAACCTTTCAATCCATCAGCGACGACAAGTTGGTGAACTGTTCCATTACTTCTTGCAATTGTTTCAGTTTTAGAAAGAGCACCAACTAATGATCCTGTTTTTTCAGCAGTAACAGATCTCACACCACCAATCTGTTGACCAAAACCGTACTTGCTATCATCACCATCATTGAAATAGTACCCATACCGATAAATTCCTTTCGTAGTCACAGTACCAGAAGTCAGTGGTCTCAACGAAAGAAGTTCAATCAGATTGGTTGGTTGTTGATCACTCCAATGATAACCGAGCCAGTATCCACTACCTTTTGCCGCCTCATATCTGATTGCAGGGTCACCTGCATCAACAGTTGTCTTTTGGTTGCCAGACTGTTGTTTATCAAGATCAACCTTAAATGCAGGAGTTGTTCCAGAACTTTGATCCATAATCATGGAAGCAAAGCCGAAAACTTCTACATCATTATTGAAGAAATTTTCATCAACTCTCGTAGATCTTGAATAAGCAGGTTTTGCAACACCGATCATTGATATCGGTGTTGTGTTACTATTTCTAATCCAACGTTCAGAATTACCGGTTGTATCACCAGAAGAAAATCTGGAAATTAAGTGTACCGGATTTGATGTATAAGTCCCAAGATAACCAGCTCTGTCTTGAGAGTCAGTAATGAACAGCCTATCTCCACCATAGTTTCTAAGATTGGCCTGCTGGCTTGAATATTCATTCAATGGTTCAAATGGTTTGGGAACGATGTTTAAGCAAACCCTTGAAATTTCTGTTCCAACCAGACCAATATCAAATAAATTGTGCAAATACCCAGATGAAGGAGCTCGTGCTTGTGCTCTATTTACATCAGTAAATTGCGTGCTTTCATTTGATTTTGCATTCGGGACACGTTGATTATCTGGTCTTTTATCAATGAACAAACTTGTTTGAGAAACGAACTTTCCTTTATCAGGATCAAATACAACATCAAGAGTTCCTTGTTCGCCTCCTGCATTGAAATTTATCGCAGGTTCACTTTCATTCCCTTTCTTAGAATCTCCTTCAATTGTAATCGAATTGACAATGATATCCCCGAGTCTCGTGCCACCAGAAAATTGATCAGAGTGTGTGTGCGGCGGAACAAGAGATGCTGCACCACTACTGCCACTCGATCCACCGGCACCAGTTCTTGAAAGATATGTTCTAATGCTTTGATTATTCAAATCAACAATATGTTTGTTCTGATTCAATTCCCTCTTATATGCAAGATCAGAAAGATCGTAATATTTTCTATCATCAGTAAGGCTAATATCTGTTTTGAAATAAGGAACATATGTGTGTTTGACATTGATAATCACACCACCATTTGTTCCCCTGCCAGGGAAGACTGATTGATCACCTGGGTAAATTGTAATTCTACCACGGGCACCAGTCTTATTCAAATTCTGTTGATAAAGTGCTTCAGCAACATGTTCCATTCTTTCAAAATCATTAAATGGTCCATCTGATCTTATGAATCCTTGTATGCCAGCAGCATTGAATGGAACATTTGTGCTCTTGTAGTCCCCCTTCCTGATAACAGCATATGGAGCATCGCCTTTTTTTGCAACTCTGTGAGGTCTTGAAAGAACACCGATTATTCTGACAGCACTGTTTTGTAAGGCATCTTCAAATTTTGCTTGAAGAACAACTTTCGGTGTTGTGGTACTTGCTCCAGCAGCTTCATCTGGATCATTTGTAAATTTGATTACAGTAATCGGAGACCAGTTGCCAAGAAGATAAAATAATGAACTTGGAACAAATATGTAACCTCGATCAAAATCAATCCTATATTCAGGTAATGATGTCCATGTTGGGCGCGGCTTTAAGACAAGTTGGACTTTCTTTGCATCCCTACCTTCATTGTTCAAATAATCATACTGCAAGAATTCATATGAAGCGAATTCTGAATCTTTTCCTTGATCGATGAAATCAGTAATCCCTTTAATTCGCTTGCTTGCTTTCCATGTAGCAAATTGATCACCGGGACTGATGACATTTGTAACTTGACCATTTTCTGTAATGCGTTTTTCGTGAAAAGTTTCACTTGCAGAAAGTGTTGGATGTGAAGAGAAATATGTTTCAATTGTTAAATCAACATTCGGATGAGTTAGAAGTTTTCTTTCAATCTTAACAAAATCTCTTCCATCGACAATCGGAGGTTGCGCATTAGGCCAAGTATGCACTTCAGGTACTTCGAAGATGGCCCCAATCCTGTTTGTTCCTGCCGTTGCTTTGTTGACTGAAATCTGAAGTTCTTGTGTTAAGAAATCTCCACTGCCATTTGGTGAACTCGGAAAAGTCCAAAGATTACGACGTCCTTGACCAAAATCAACAGCATTGATATCATATGCACTAAACTGAATTGTTTCTGGAACATCAGTACGAATTATCGGTCTGCTTACAAGTGGCCCTAATGGATTGAGTGTTTCACTACCCCTTTCAGTTCTTCCATAATCAGTTGGATCACCAAATTGCATCTTAGAACCATAATCATCATCACCATCCTTAACAAGGACACCTGGTCTATATGAATCTTCTGATCCAGTAAAGTCTGCTGAATAGATATTTTGACCAAGTACGGCAATATTGATTTGTTCTGGTTCACCGAGATCAAGAATTTCAATTTCATTTGTAAAAACTGATGTATTTGGTGGACCTGCATTTCTTTTCAACCACCAGCTAAAGTTACCAGCTCTTTCAAGAACTTGCGTGATTGCTGTAACAACATCATTATTGTCGAATTTGAATTCACCTGCATAGACATTAAGTTTTGGATTGCCTGTATTGAGAACAAGTTCTGAACCAGGGAAATCTCTTGTTTTTTCAACTATGTAATCAATTATATCATTATAGGTCATATTTTGAAAATGACCATCTTCATAATTTTTTCCATCAATAAGTGACATATATCTGTCACTATTTTCAGAATTGAAGCTGGCAGTGAAAATTATTCTCTTTGCACGCTGCCTGTTATCATAAATTGTCTTAGATATTTTGACACCAGTAACTTCAACTTCAAAAGCCAATCCTTCAGATAAATGTTCAGGATCATCAATTGAAACTACACTAAGATCATCATCTCCTTCAATCGTAATCTTTGCAGTAGATGGAGTAGTGCCAATACTGAGATTTTCTTCAATAAAACTCCCACCTTCATCATCAATTTCATTATCAACCCTAATTTCTGGAAGTATGTTTGGATCAGCCATCTTCAGCAGCTATCGTTCCAACAACAGTCCCACCACTTGCAGCAACTGCGTTCACCGTTCCTTTGATTACTGTATATTCAGCACTAGAGCTTCTTGTTGTTCCAGTTGATGATTGCTTTGAATCTGATAAAAACATTTCTTCTGGTCCACCAGGAGGTCCTGGTATTGGTGGATAATCAAATGATTGTGTTGCTGACCCACCAACTCTTCTTCTTGTTATCTTGATTGTAACCTTCCCTGGTATGAGACCAGTCTTCTTAAAATACAATGCTCCACCAGGAATCTGTATCTGTGTATACTTATTCAAAATCTGTTGAATTTCAACTGATTGTTCTTCAATTATCTTTGCTTCTGTTGCAGGTTTTCTTCCAGATGAATTTCCATCAGGTTCAAAATTGATTATGTAACCGACAGTCACACTTTGCTTTTGACCAATTGCACAACCGACAAGATCAATGAATTTTTGTTTATTCCCAACACTTACTGAAGTGACCCTGTATGAATTCAAACCACCGCCTGTGAATTGAGAAAACTCATTAATCATATTCAAAACACCATTCGCACTCCCACTACCAACATAGATAAATCCTGAAATATTGATCGTAACTGAAGTCGCTTTATATCCGACTGTTGAAGTGTATTTGTAATTCACACTTTTAGAAAATGATGTAAGTTCATTGATGAATTGACCACTGACAGGAAGAATATATGTCAAAAATTCTTCAGCTTGTTCAAAAGTATCAAGAGTTCTACCAGTAACACTAAGATCATAACGTCCTTGATTATCTCTTGAACCAAAATTAACACCTGTCAAATAGTATTGCTTACCATTGTATGAATATGAATTACCGACTTCGATTGCAGGAATTGATGAAACTTTTCCAGAAATGTTCAATGTGTCTTGAGTTTTAAGACCACAGACATTAACATTTCCACCATAACCTTTGCTTGAAATCGTGAACCAATTGACACCAAAAATTGATTCTGATGAAGAAAGAGCTTTGTCTTGTAGGCTAATAATCCACTGTAATGAAATAGAAATTGTGACAATATACTTCTGAGCACCAGTTGTTAGACGTCCTTCTCTCTTAGGTGTTCCTATGTTAATAGACGTTGCGACAAGGCTCTTACCACTTACACTTAAAAGTGTATTCGGCACGAGAGTAACCGAGGCAATTGCTGAGGCATATGCTTCGGCAGCAGCAAAGCTTGCAAAATGCACCTGCCCAGAGATATTCAATTCTTCAGTTTCAATTTCATAAACACCATTATTGTTCACTCTCGAAATGCTTGAAGCATATGATTCAAGAACAGTAAATGTGACGCCTGCAATTGTGACAGGTGTATTTGGAAGATTTTCACTTTCAAGAGTATAATTCTTTTCAGTAAATAACTCGATTTCATAATCCTTAATATCGTCTCGACTCGTGCTATCAGGTGTTGTGAAAGTGAATGACTGGCATTTTACAGTGTATGTACCGCTTGGAATGACAAGTGTCATTGTCGGATAGGTAGTTAATCTCGCTTTAATTTCATCTTCAGTTGAACCTAATTGAACAACTGTTCCAGTAAATCGACCCCTTAATCTAATTTGTTTTGCAGCAGAAGTACCTTGTGAATCCCATGCTATTACGCCATCCTGTCTAACAAATTGATCAGTGATTTGTGGGATCGGATCAAATGTCGTCGTCCCACCCGAATCAGTAAGTGTGACAGTTTCAGCAAATGGATTCGTGACAGTTGTTAAGAATTTGACTGTATAGAAGAGAACGGGATTGCCTGGATATTGATCAAAATTAACTTGAGAAACCCTGCAATCTGAAATTGACGAAAGTGAACCGATAACAAGACTTGAATTTCCAACAGACCTAAGACTTGATTCAAGAGCATCATATGCACTAATAGCAGAAACAATCCCTGCATTTGAAATTGCTCTATTTGTTGTAAAGATTAAACCATCGACAGTAATTTCACGAAGAAGCAAACCTTTATTCAGTGTTTGATCATTCCAAACAGTCGTAGAAACAGTTGATCCCTTTTGTATGCTACGAACGTTTGGGAGTGTAACTGATCCAAAAGTAACTGTCAGTCCCATTACCTGTGTCTCAACACTTCTTCGATTTGATCAAGTATCTTTGTTTGGATTTCATCAAACTGTGGCTTCAATTCATTCTTAATCTTTTCAATTTCCTCTTCATCAAGATGGCTTTCCGTTTCAATATTTATGCTAAAATCACCGAGTCTAAGATTGATTTCCGAACCTTTCGTATCTGAACTTGAATTGACATTGCCACTTATTTGTCCAACCTTTTCAACAACCTCCTGCAATCTTGGTAAAACACTATCAATTGCAGAACTCCAACTGTTGAATGATTCTGTAACTCTTGATGCAACATCACCTATCCCGTTAATTGATTCAGAAAGCTTCCCAACACCTTGGGATGTTGAATTAACTGATTCATTCGAAGCATCAAAGTTAGCAGAAATATCTGAACCTTGTTTGATCTTTTCTTGTTTTTCAACAATCTTTTGATAAGCATCAAGAATCAACTGTATTGTTTGAGAACTTGCGATATTGCTTCCATCAGAAACAGTTACTTGTTTGACAAGATTTTCAAGAGCTTTGACCTTCGTGTTAATGTCTGCGCCACTGATATTGATCCCACCAACACTACCTTCACCTCTATTGAATCCAATTAACTGTTCAATAACAGATCGATCAATCGGTGTTTGGACTGTCAGAAGTTGGGCGCGAAGTTTTGAAATTTGTTCTTCAGCTTTATCAAGTGGTTCTAATCCCCTCTTTAATGCTTGTTGTAATGGACTATCGAGAGATGGAACAAGTTCTTGCAGAACAATCTGACGGAATTTATTGAGTGCAACAAACCCAGAATCTAAACCTTTAAGATCAAAACCAGTTTTCAAAGCTCCGACAGATTTATTAATTGTTTCAGAGATATCAAATCCTGCCTGGACTTTTGTAAAGATAACACCAGCCTGTTCTTCAATAGAATTAAGAAATGGCTGAAGTGCGCCTAATCTTGAAAAACTTGAAAATCCAAGTAACGCACCTTGAGTAATTGATTTATCAACTGTATCAATCAAACCTTGTGCAATTGATAATCTTCCTTCATCAATACCTTTCTTGAATCCATTCTTAAGACCTTCACTGATGATTGTTTCAAAATCACCCTTACCCTTCTTTGGATCAGGTATTGGGAGGAGACCTGCACCGAAAGCAAGTTGTGCAAGTTCGAGATCTTTTTGGATTTTTTCAAAGTCTCTTAATGCTGTTCTTTCATTTAATTTTGCATGATCAAGTTGTGAATTGATCGAATCAATAAACTCTTGAGCAACACCTTTCCCTGCCGTTGCTGCAAGAGCCTTTTGTCCTTCAACAACTTCATTGGAAAAGAATGATGCCTTTTCAGCACCTTGGCGAACAAGTCTTTGAATCAAATTAATCTGTTCAGTAATATTCCCTGGTAAATCAATAGTTCCCTTCGCTTGCAATTCATCTCTAACATCGTTCAAATTCGCAAGTGTTTGATTAAAAGCCTGCGATGCTTGATCAGCTCTTGAAGTTGCATCGAAGAAAATGCCGAGTTCTTTAGAAACTTTCTTTGTAGGCTCAAGAGCCTTTTCCATCTTCGCAGCTAAATCAGGTATGCCTGTCTTGCCAATTATATCAATTGCAACTCCGAGTTGAGAATCTGGCAATATGCCGGAGAAGAAACCAGTTATCTTATCTTTTGCTTCAACAAGGCTTTCAGCAAAAGCTTTAGTTTGATTAAGCCCAGGTCCCCCAATTTGTGCATTGAGTTTCTTGAGTGCATCTTCAGATTTAAGTGCTGCTTCACCGATGTTTGCAAGCTCTATGATTGCAGCTTTTGCAGCAGTTCTCTGTTCATCGCTTCCTACAAAAGATCTATCGTGGAAAATACCTAATGAAGTTCTCTCTTGAGAAAGCGATGGCCGGACTTGTTTGAAAGTATCAATCAAATTAATCTGTTGCTTAAGAGCATTTGCATCTAAGCCTGCAAGACCAAAGTTCTTTAATGGACTTGCTGATGCAGCAATTGTGAATGCTTTATTGAAGTTATCTGAAACTGTTTTGAGAGAAACTCCAAGTGCCTGTGCTTCTTGATTAATTCTCTTAAATTCATCACCAAACGTTGTTGCAGAAGTTTCATTAAGGATTGTTTGTGCTTTTGATAATGATTCTGTACTCGCCGTACTTGCATTTTTGACAGTAATTAAAGCTTCACCAATCTTGGTCAATTGCGTATCAATATCATCAAGTTTAACTGAACCTGTCTTTTTCAAAGCATCTTGGAAATCTCTTGCCTTATCACTTGCAGTTGAGAATGCAAATATGACTGCTGTGATGCCTGCAAGTATCCCAACAAATATTCCAAATGGTAATCCGAACGCTTTAAGGACAGCTAAGAATGAAATTGTTTGACCAGTTGCAAGAATGAATGCACCCTGAATAGCAATAAGACCTGCTGCAAGACCACCAAGAAGAACAACGAGTGCTGTAATTCCAACGCCAGTTGATCCAACTGCATCGGCAAAGTTTCTAAGACCTAAAAGGAATCTATTGAATATAGAAAGAGTCGTCTTAACAGATTCAGCAAGATTTGCCCCAATCTGTTGTTTTGTAACTTCAATTGCATTATTTGTTTTGTCAAGTGCAGTCTTTAAGTTGTTTTCAAACAAATCACTCAAACGCTTAGCTTCATCACCAGACTTCTTCATACGTTCTTGAATTGCATCAAGAACAGGTGCAAATGGAAGAAGACCAGCTATTGCTCTTGAACCTCTAACACCAAATCCTTCAAGAACTTTTTGGAATCTTTCATATGGTCCGAGATCAGAAACCTTACGTTGAACTTCTTGAAGAAGGCTTCCAATACTCTTAAATGCACCAGATTCATCAATGAATTTACTCGTATCAAGACCAAGTTTTGAAGTGGCCTTTTGCAAATTGACAAAAACTTGATTTAGAGCTGTTCCGGCATTGCTACCTTTAAGTCCAACGTTATTCAATTGACCAATAGAAGTAACAAGATCTTCAATTTCAATCTTCAGGGTAGATGCAGATCCGAGGACAAATTTCAAACCATTTGCAAGTTCTTCACCAGTAACAGCAAAGACTTGAATTGATGTAGCTAAGGCACTTGATGCTCTTTGTGAAGCATCTTCAACTGTCTGGAATGCAAGGCTTGTTGTTTGCCCAAGAGAAACCATGACAGATGCCAATAGCTTTGCTGATTCACCAGCATCGAGCATAACAGCATTGGCAAGGAAGAGTGCCTGTGATCCTAACTGAACTGATTGTGCAAGACTAAATCCAGCAGATCCAAATTCAGTGTATGTTTGAAGGACTTGTTCAACTGCAAACTTGTGTTGGAGAGCAAAATTCTGTGATTCTTTGAAAGCAGCACCAAGCTCATTCCCAAGTGATGCTTTCGTAGTATCAGCAACAGTCTTTAATCTTCCAAGTGCTTCATCGACTTTTGCAAATGATTCAACTGAACTATCAAAAAATCCAACAAATTTCGCGGCAGCAAGAGCGCCGAAAGTTAGAGTGACAGTATTTGCAATTCGACTAAGTTGATTTTGAAATTGAACAGTCTGACCTTGGAGGTTGTGGAGATTTCTTGCAATCTGGTTAGTCGATGGGCTGACTCTATCGACCATTCTAAGAACAAGATCAATAAACTTTGCGGCCATATAAATAGAGCCCGGTCAACCCAGGCTCTGTTCTCTTCTCTTTTGTTTCAAGATCCTCTTTTCGATTCTTGAATGTGCAATTATGAGTAGAAGTTCTTCTTCAGTTAGCTTTAAGACCTCCTCAAGGCTGCAATTGCGCGCTTCGCAAACACGCATCATCAATAAAAGTTCACCATCTTCCTCAAGGAGTTCTTCTAGTTTTTTACTTCTTCCTCAGTCATTGTTGCAAGTTTCACAGGTGTTTCAATCTTTGCATAAAGATCCTGGATGTATTCGCTTGAAATCGTTTCAAGCATCCAATCCTTATCAAGTTCATCGAATTTTGGCGCTCTGCATGAAGCGATGATCGTATCAACAATCATTCCTTCAACATCAAGGGTTGTTTTTGTCTCTTCACCCCTTGCACCGATCTTGATTGTCATGTTTGCTTCGCGAATTTCTCGCTTCTGCAACATGTTCAATGAAGTGATTTGAAAAACTTCACCACTGTCGAGAATGACATCTCTCACACGGAGACAGAAGTTCTTTCGAAACTGATCCTTGCTGATATAGTTTGGCATGAGCTCCTCTTTTGTTAATCAACAATACGATTCAATTAGAACAGAGGACCAAAGAATGGACTGCCTGCCTTGATAAGATCAAGTGGACCTTCACCACCAAACTCAAGTGTTTCTTGAATTGGTGCATCGAAAGAAGCACTCAAACGCCAATTGCTGAAGTTTGCTGCACCTTGGTAATATGTCGATGCAGCAGTTGTTGGACGAAGACGAAGAATTCTACGAATCGTAACACCAGAAGCATTGACAACAGCTTTTTCATACTTTGAAGAATCAAGATAAAGACCTTCAATAGTTCCTGTGAATTTTGGAATGCCAGGAAGTGATGTTCCCCAGAATTCACCCATCACAGTTGCATCAATGAGATTTGTTTCAAATCGAACTTCCCAAGATCTGTTCTGGTTAATCTTGTGAGTAACATCAACGAGTGTTGATCTTGCAACATTTTTCACAACAGCATATGTTGCATCTGTAACACCAATGATTTGGACTGCTCCGCCAGCATAGTGAATCTGTGCGCTGTTCAAATCAAGTGAATACCAACTCGCACCAACCTGATACTCAACTTTGAAAGCACTATTGTCAGGTTGGAACATCCAATCTCTATTGGACGAATCAATCTGATAAATATCTGTTCCTGAAATTCGATTCAAGCTACCACTTGATACAATTGTGAGTGAATTACCGATTAGAAGCTGTGCGTTTTTGCCGTGAAGTCCTGCCATTTGAATGTCTCCTAAGACTTAGTAAGTCTTTTTATGCTCACCAGTTCTGCCAGTCGAACGTTGCATAATTCTCACGAATGATTACTGAAGGATTACCTACATCGGGACTAATAGCAGGTGCTCCACCAGCACCAGTGTATTTCTGGAAGAAGTGTGGTAGGAAACCAAAAACTTGACCGAACATCGTTTCAAATAATCCACTACCAGAAACAGCAACACTATCAGTTCTCATAACAGTGAACATATCATTCAAAATACCAGAAGTTGTTGTAGCAACAGAATTGATATCACCTTTCACAACACTTGTCACAAGTGTGGAAAGAGAAGATTCAACATTCGTCCTGCCACTTGCAAGATTGCTTGAAAGTGTATTCATGTTGTTGACAAATGTCGACAACATGCTGCTAACAAGAGTAAAATCTTCAGTCGCAAGTTTTTGAACAGTAACAACAATTCCAGATTGGAAAACTGGAATATCGCCTCCGATGATATTCCTCATCATCGTAAGGCGACCAAAATTCTTGAAGGTCTCCCTCCAAGCTGCCGCACTCAGGGAAGTTAGGGCCATTTTGTTCTCTCTTGTTAAAACAAAGAAGAAGTATCTATAAGAGGTCTTTATTGACGTCTTTATAGATTGGTGTTAGTTTCACAGGTATGTGACAAGAATACTTCAAATTATCCCAAGTTGATTTATCATCATGTGTGTAATCACCAATTAAATCATTCTGTTCAAGATTAAGACCACCAACAACACGATCCCCATTCTGGCTATCAACTAATGGAATTCCATAGTAGTTATCAATGTAAATATTCGCACCACTCACAAGTGTTGTTGATGTTCTTAAACAACTTTGAATTGCACCAATTGATGTTCTTAAGCGTGTAAAGTTTGTCTCACAAACAGTAATTATGAAATTCATTTCTGGATCAATACTTGCTCCACCATCAATAAATGCAAATTGATCAATTTCACCAATGAATCTTACAACAGCAAATGGCGTGTTTCTCTTTTGATTATCCTGTTTTCTATCCCAATTGAAATCTGGTGATGCAATAATTACAGGACCAATCACTCCAGAGATATTATTGAGCTTGTAAGCAAGACTGTATTCAGTTTCTTTAAGTAATCTATCACTCATGGTTCATTAAACACGACGTCTTCAATAAAGTCCTGCCTTCCTGTAATCTCTTCTAAACGCTTTTGTGCAACGAGTGTTCCTTTCAACATAAAGAAACCTTTTGTGATGTGTTCGTATTCTTGTCTTCTTGCATATGGAACAATGCTCAAATCAACATAGAGATAAGCTTGAACATCTTTTCCAACTACATTTATTTGTGATTGTATATTGCTTCTAAGCCATCCTGTAAGAACAGGTGCAAAAGTCCTTGCTGCATTCTTTCCATCTTCAATTGCTTCAGCAATCGCACGCTTCATACGAAACTTGCGATTGTATCCTTGTTTGATTTTATCTGCAAATTCACCAAGGCTTGTGAATAAACCCATTATGATCCCTCAATAACAATGAAGTCAATATGTGTTATATATCTTCCCCAATAGCCAATGTTCTTTTCAACTATGTTAAATCTTCTACCAGCGTATTGAATTGCTTTTGAATTTTCGTAGCCTTTTACTTCTTCGTAATTGAAAGAAAATGCCCAAGTGTCTTGTGTATGACCTCCTTGCATACCTCCATAGAAATTGTCTCTTCTCGTAAGTTGAGTATATACCCCGCTTGCAGTTATCCATAACTCATTTGAAGAAGAACGTTCTTCAAGAAATTGATTCGTATCAGGACCGCTAACGCCACTTAGAAGTAGTATTGAAACACTTCTATCACGGCGTATTTGTTTTGATTGTTCAACAAATTGTGAATAGTCCGTCATCTATCTGATGGTTTGTTTAGTTTTCCAACCCTACCAGTAAACTTCACATCTCTATGTTTTGGGAGATCTGGCGCAAATTCGAGAGCAGTTCCTTGTGCAGAAGTTTGAAGTTTAACATCATCTTTCATTCTTTCAATTTGTTTTGATAATGAAGAATTAACTTGTGCCATCATTGAATCAGCAATTCTTGTAAGTGACTTTGATTCTTGATCAGAATCAACTTCTTCACCAAGGGAACTCTTCCACTTATACAATCTCGCCTTATCTCTCGCAAGTGAATAAAGCAAAGTTGCACCGGCATAGAGTTTTGCCAATGCCTTTATGAAACTATCTGAAGTACCTTCATTAGCAGATCCGTAGCTAACCATACCGAAACCATCTGAAAGAGCAGCATCAACTTCTTCATCAATAAAAACTCTATTCGCAATTTCTTGTGGATCGTCTTTGACAATCATCCTAACTTGTTTTATGATTGAAGAGCTATTTACTGTACTCATGTTGATGCAGATGATATTTCTAAGACGTCCAAATCATATTGAGCAATTGTTACTTGTTCTGTAAAGTGACCATAGAATGATTTGATCAAAGTTCTTGTTCCATCACTATTTCTTCTAAACAGGTATCTCAAATTGCCAGTTATCTCTGAAAATTGATCAACAGAAACAGTTACACTGAAACTTGAAGAATATTGCTTATAATTTGTCATAAGTATTGTAACATCTCTATTCCCTGTATTAGCTTGCCAAACAGATGACATAACATCTGCGCCAACAATTACAATTCCAATTGCGCCATCAGTAACAACTTGACCGACTGTAAATTCTGGTCCAACTCTTTCAAGTCTTTCTTCCCAGTTATTGTATAGTGACCGAAGTCTCTTGCCAGTGAAATATTTGTAAAGACCTCCGTGAGTGATATGCCTTGCTCTATTCAGCTTCTTTAAGAAAGCATGTCTATACTGATCATATTTTGTCCAATTATCAGAGTAATATGAGCCGCCATCAACAGAGTCATTTTGTTGTGGAATTAAAAACTGTGCTGTAAGATCACCAAACCAAGCGTAACTGATGATACTGCCACAATGAAAGACTTTTGAAATTCCATACATCAAAAGATCAAAATCATCTTTGATACTGTTTGGAAGATAAGTAATGGTTTCATTAAATGTGTGAGTAATGATATATTGACTGTAAATAACATTCCAACCAGGAACAAAAAAGATATCTGCTGAAGAGAGGATAAATGAATATGTGCTAATGAAATCTAAATGATGTATTACGTCTTCTTCAAGAATTTCACTGAAAATAACAAAATCTGGAATTGCTTGTGTTGTCCTAAAGTTGCTCTTTATCTGTCTTATGCACTCAACTTTCCCCTTGGTCCAATAATCACTTCCAGGCCCTTTTTGAGAACTCGAAAGTGATGTTCTGTAATCACCGTAAGGACCATAAGATCCAGAAAGAGCATCAAGATAAATTCCATCACATCTATGACCTTTTGTAGTAATTTGTGAAAGAATATCAACAGTATGACTTCTGCAATTAGCGTTCCCAAATTGAGGGTAATAAAGCGTCTGCAATGCCTGATCAAGCATTTGTGTGTATGGAGTTTGTGTTGCTTTTAAGATAATTGAATTTGCAGGAGCTCCATATGAAGGATTGTAGCTTGTTGTGTACCAATTTGAATTTGGAGCCCAACATTCAGGAATAGAGTACCAGACAATTCTGACAGTTGGATACAATGCTATGATATCATCAATTGCAGACATCGCGTGAGTATTTGGTGGATACAGGTCTGGATATAGTTCAGTAATTGCTGCAACTTGCCATCTATATATTGAAACAATGTATTTTAGATCACTCCCATAATAAGCAACGATTCTTTTGAATTCTTCAACAAATCTCGTTCTTTCATTCGCTGTTGTGATAGAACCCCAGAAGAAAATGTCAGCATCTTTGACATGCTTGCTTATATCATCAACATCACCATCAACCATGTTGACAATTTTGCCACGGCTAATCCATGTTTTTGATTCATTTTCAAGAGATTCTCTATACCACTTGCAAGCATCAAACCAATTCCCCCTCATTGGTCTGAGAATCAAATTATAATTAGATGAACATACTCTTGTTTGAAGATTATTTGTTGGAAATTCTGTTGTTCCAAAATAGATATTTGTATCATCACCGTTGTAATGGAACCACTTTCCTCTTCCGTTACCATCATCTGTTCTAACTGCAATTCCACAATTTTGTGTTCTGTGATAAAAATACATCAATTGATAACTGAATTGAGTTGTTACAACATCAACATATGAAGTCGCAGGATATGGTGTGAAAAGTGCTGGATTGATTCCATAAATTTCACCAGCAGATTCACCACTTACAAATTGATTGCAAGCATTTCTGATTAATTGACCACCATATGTTGGAAGAAATGCAAACATCTCTTCTGGGTTATTTGTTTCATATGGCTTAATCTTGAATTGTCTTTTTACTGCATAGACGGCATATCCAGGAATTGATGATGGGATATTAGAATCCCATGTAATTGCAAGTTCACCAGTTGTTAGATTCAAATCACCATAAAGTATGAAATCTTGATCACTTATGTTTGATGTTGCATAAATGATCTTAAAATGAGTGGGAGTAGATTCAGCAATTGTTGATAAAGGAAATTGGAATGTATTGAAAGAAATTGATAAATCTTCAGTTGTTTGATTGATTAACTGGATAACACAAATTGGAAATTGTTCAAAAACGATGTCTGAATTATTTGCTCTAAGTCTTACTAATTGAATACCTTTGCCAATATCAGCAAGTTCATAAAATGGTGTTGTGACATGCTTTGTGCCAGTAAAGAATAATTCAGTCTCTAATTGTCCTTCAGTAACTTTGAGATTCTTGTACCCTTTTGATCTTGCAATTAAATCATTCATAAAGTTGATTCTTCATCAACAACGAATCTGAATTGAGCAAGTTTACAAGTATCTCCATCAGCACTAACAAATTCAATATCAGATTTACATGTTGGAGAATCAATTGATTCGGTAGTATTGGCTGGAATATGATAAAGAACAACACCGCTCAAAGCATTCGCTATTGAGACATTCGGTGTTGCAACAAGAGAATCTTGATAATAGTTTTTAATCTTAGATCTAACAGTACCACCAGTCAAATCCCTTGGAGTGCCATCTCTGTTTTGGCACCAAATTGTCAAATCGTAATCATCACCCTTAGTAATGATATCTTGAAATGTAGGAATGTATGTGATCATTGTTTGAGTTTACGCCTATGGCGTAAACAAAATCACATACTTTTCAATGAATCAAACAAGCATTTCTTTAACAATTTTCTGAAATGCTTTGAATGGGAATTTCCAATCATTTTGAAGAGCAAACTGCCTACACTTCTGTTGCAATGATCTAATTTCACCATTCTTATACATACCAACAATCTGTTCAATACCATCAACAATTCCTGCAACATTCACAAGAGCACTCGGTGCATCCCAGAAAGGTTCATCATCAAAATCAATTGCATCAACTGCAATACCTCTTCCATTTTCAACAAGTTCTGGCATACTGCTGTAATTTGTGACAATGTTAGGAACAGAGCATGACATTGATTCTAGAACTGGTAGACCGAATCCTTCTCTACCAGATGGAAGAATATGTATATCAATGATGTTGTAAACCTTGTTCAAATGTTCATCACTAAGACCATGAGTTGTCTTCATTACTCTTTGATCAGGCAACATAACTCTGCTTGGCTTATTGAATGGGTTTTCATTCAAACCATATCTATTTACATATTCATCAATATGCCAACCAACCCAAAGACCGTCATTGTTGTCAGTGTATCCTTGTGTTGTATGAAGATAGAGTGCTGAATTGAATTTATTTGGATCTTGTCTAAAGTGATTCCACTTTTCAGAACGCATATGCAATTTCATTCTTGCATAATCTTTTGCGTTCCATGCCTCATTTGTTCCATCTACATTTCTAATCATAACCTCAGCGTTTGAAGAGTAGCGTTCACAATTCCACCATTTGAATGCTTGCATCAATCTCGGGATCTTCTTACGAATCTGATTTCTACCAACAAATCCAATAACAAAAGTTGTTGGGTCAATTCCAAGTTCTTGTTTTGCAGCAGCCTTATCAATTGGTCTAAAAATATCAGTGTCAACACCATGGTAAATAAGTTCAACCTTAACTCTCGGAAGATAACTATTGAGTACATTCATCCCAAACTTACTATATGCAACAAGGGCATCTGGTGCTTTGAGGGATGGAAGCCATTCAGAATTCAGCTTGTCCCTATCAATTGGAACATAGCTAATCCACTTCCATGCTTTACCAAATCCAGGAGCTCTTGCAACATGCTCAACCATCCAAGGATCACCAAGAGTCCAAATAACATTCGGCTGGTATTTTTGAATTGCTCTCGGCAATGTCACTTGACCGAATTGATCTTCAATTGTGGAATATTGTGTTCCTTCAATCACAACATTCCACTTCTTCCAGTAGTTCATAATTTCTGGAGTAAGTGGCATTGACCACCCGACATAGACAATGTTGTATAGACCAGTTTCAGCAAAACGCTTGACAATTTCTTTCCCAACTCTTCCGAATCCAGAATCACAACCATCGGTCATGAAGAGAAGAGTCTTTTTACTATTCGTGTTCATATGTAAGGCTATACTTGAAATGATATTGTGAAAAATACAATCAATAAAAAAGGCCGGGTGACAAACCCGGCCCGACCCACCAAAAACCAGAAGTGTTCTGTTATGCCGCTGGCAGCGCGTGTGGAACAGATGTAATGGCGCGAATCACTTGACCCTCACCAACAAGAACACCACGACGGAACTTGCCAACGAGTGTTTCTGCGTCATGCAGAAGATCTTGGAAATTCCCAAGCATGAGCTGTTCACGATCAGTGCTCATGATCCTACGCTTCGGCTCCACGACATAGATCGTAGATGTGGTTGCGCCAGCGGCAAGATGATCTGTTGTGACAAGGCGGTAGCGGCCATTGACAGGCGCTTCACCGCCGGTTGCAGCAACGGCAAGTGTTCTGCTAATCGCAGCAGCTTGGTTCGTAAACCCATACCGAGTGAAGAGTGCGACAGAAATGAAGTTCTCAATTTCTGGCGGTCCAAGGAGCAGTCTTGGATCACGACGATTTCTACGCATGATGACAGTTGCATCATTCAGTGCGTTGACGAAGTGATTGATTTCAACTCCAGACACACCAGCAGAAAGAGAAACACCATTCGTCACAGCAGCAACAATTGCCGCATAGTGGATTGCAGCCATCTTGTCTGAAGATGCCTGGCGGAAGTCACGGGTGACCATTTCGATCATTCCCATGGCACCATCCGAGAACCACTCATTTGAGTAGCCGATGGCAGCACCGTACTTGACATTCTTGACGTACTTCTCATTTCCAACGACCTTGTTGAACTTGATTTCACCAAGCTCACCAACTTCATCGAAAACAATTCCGTGTACGCCGGTTCCTGCACGATCAGGATTACGGAATGGGAAGATCTCACCATGGTTGGTGGACTTCATGATCGTGTAGAACTGTTGCCAGCCATTGTCTAGGACTTCTGGATCATTCATGAAGAACTGCTGAATGCCAGAAGTGAAGAACTGTTTTGTGTCAGCAGTAGAGACCATCGACTCGCGAATGCGAGTAACTTCCTGGCCGTTGCTCTCTCTGACTTTGACTTGCTGAGGATAAACGAACTGTCCGTTGACGATCCGTACACCCTCTCCGAAAAGTGATTCGTTAGCCATTGTTGTATTTCTCCTTGTTTCCTTCTACGGTTTACGAAAGCCCGTCAGTCGGTCTTCCAAGGAGCTTGACTTCACAAACCCAAGATCCTTTGAAAGGTGATGCCGATCTAAGATCAAGGTAAGCTTCCTTCCAAACATGCCCGACAAGGGACATGCACTCAGGAGCTCCGGTGGTTGTAAATGCGGCTGGAACGGCAACCATTCCATAACCAGTTGCAGTGAATGCACCTGGGAATCTAAGGCTCGGTCCAGCAACGGTATTGACACCGCTTGCATAGACTGCAGAACCCTTTCGGAAGTTTGATGCACTCTGTGCAACACCAGAAGCGACAACAAGTTCGAAGACACCTTCGACCTTCATGTCACCCTTGCCGTCGCCAACGTTGACACCCTGGATGCTAAGACCAGTAAGATCTTCATCAAGGATTGGACGTCCGTCAACAGTTGTGAGTGCAGAACCAGTTCCGATGATATCGTCTACAACAACACCCCAAAAATTCTTTCCGGCAGCAGCTCCAGATCCACCTACAGAGTAGAGTGCGCCAGAGTTGACGTTCGATGCAAGACCGCTAAGCGGCATTGTATTGCCAGGACCGACATAGTTGAGCATTTTTTCTTTACTCCTTCAGAGTTGTTTCTTTGTTCTTACTTCGCTGCTGCCTTCTTCTTTGCCTCTCCAAAAACACCTGGGAAAATCGAAAGAAGAGGGCTATCAGCTTCCGGCTGTCTTGAAGATTCAGTAACAACTGTTCGAACTGTCGTCTCTTCCTTCTTTTGATTAAATCCACCAAACTCTTTGCTCATTTCAACAACAGTTGCAATTTCTGCATCAATCTTGGACTTGAGAAGATTCTTGGACTTCGAGAAGTCTGCATCATCAGCAACGATGCACTGATCGACAAAGCTCTCTGCAATACGTTTCTTCGTCATAGCAACAGTACGAAGATCTGCATCGCGATTTTCTGCCTTTGCCTTTTCCTTCTCAGCATTTTCAAGAGTATCGAAATAAGAAGCCCTGTAGGACCTCAGTTCAGCAATGCCAAGCTTCTTGTGAAGCTCAACCTTCTCTTCATTTGCCTTCTTGAGCTGTTCCTGAACTTTTGTGAGTTCAGTAGTAAGTTCCTTACTCTTTGTATCAAGTGCAGTAAAAGATTCCTGCACCTTTGTCAGTTCAGCCTTGTGAAGATTACCGAGCTCTGCTCTAACAGCAGCCTCAATCTGGCTCTTAACCTCCCTGCCTTCAGCAGATTCGGTTAAAGAAACGAGTGTGATCTTATCCATTGTGTTGCTTTCCTCTTGTTTTGTATCAATTTCCTTAAACGATTCTTTTACGATACTTGTGACTCCAGCATTTCTTACTGATTCAGTCCCGTTGTTGACAAAATCAATGCTGCGCACAATGTCCCAAGAAACGAGTCTCTGTGCTTCTCCAACCCTCCTTGCATAAGCATCACCTTCAACACTAACATTCCCGGCAATGCCTTCTTGAATGTTTGTGAAGTGCCTCTTACCAGCGTCAGTGTTGCTTACATAAGAAAGAATTGAAGAAGCAAGAACTTCTTTCCCAGATTGATCTTTGATTTTTGTTAATCTAGAAGCTACATATTTCGCAACAGGCTCTCTATATCCTTCACCACGAATTCTCTTTTGTTCATCAATATGACCAAGATAACCAATCGAACCAATTGCAGCCTTGTTGAAAGACTTAATCGATTCTGGTGTATATTCAAAACCATTCTTTGAAATTGTTTCATAAACAGGAACAATTTCAATAAACTTCGCACCATCTTTCAACTTTGGATAATTGTTTTCAAACCAATGCTTATCAACATGATCGTATTTTGCAAGATCAACACTTCCATCAGAAGAAATCGCGGATTCGCAAATTCTGTAAGAACCGCAAAATTCAAATTTACCAAGCTTCTTCTCATCCATATCTTACTAAACCTTTCATGCAAAGAATAGTGAATTCGGTATTGACCTTTTGATCAATACTCTTCGATAAAGAAGGTCATAGACCCATCTTGTATCATGTTGATATGTAATAAATGGTCTTGACCAATAGTATCCTTGATCATTAAATTTCATCAATGTATATGAAAAAGCAATCGGATCAACTGAATCAAATCCCTTTGCCTTAATGATATCATTTCCAATAGCATCAATCTTTCTTTTTCTTTCTCTATGCGATGGCAAATAACCAGAAGTAAAAATCAACTTCGTTTCTTTTCTCATCACACAAAAGAAACCAATAGGAACCTCAAGACCTAACCAATCTTCACTTACATCAATTGAACCGTAAATTGGATTCTTTCTATCAAAATCATTCGTATCCCAATGAGGACCTGAACGATACTCATTAAGTTCATGCTGCTGCCGAGCCGCCTCCTGAATTGGTATTATCTTTGGCATCGCTTGGTGGTGTTGGCTCAGCAGTAACACGGACAAATGACATGTTGATGATTTCATCAACAATTTCTGGCTTCAAACCCATGCCAGTAAGTTTTTTCTTCGTATCAGCAATTGCAGTTGCTAATTGCAATGCGTCATTCTGCATCTTGCCAAGTTCTTCTTGATAATTCAAACCATTTTTGATGGCCGCAGTGCTTCTTGCCATCATTCCGGATTCAACAAGCTTTGTTGTATACTCCGCAACAACAGAATCCTCTTCTCTAGAAATTTCTGGGAAGATAATTTCTCCAACCCAAACTCTATCTTGATCAATATCCATATCTGGTATTGGTCGACCTTTTCCAACACCAAAAAGAAGTTTCATATCAAGAACAAAATCAAATATGATCTTATACCCACAGCAATACGAATCTTGTCTGTCTTCAAACTTCTTTGTTGCTGGAAGCTGCTGTGATGTTGTTGATGCAAGATTTGCATTTGAACCATCAGCAAGCATATACTCAGGGAAACCGACACCTGCTGCAATGATCAAAAGTAATGCTCTTCTTGAATCTTCAGAAGAGACGTTTGCGCCAGAGAATTCAAGTATGTCCCACTCTTCCTTGTCATTATGGACCGGGTTGCTACCTATCTTCCAACCTGAATATCTTGCTCTTGCTTGGGCAATATCATCTGGACCACCATCTTTGATTGTGATATCGTAGCAAGGTGACCTGTAGAGTTTGTTGATAATCACACCATCTCTAAGGAAATCTTGGTAGTTATCAAGCCATTCCTTAACTCTAACAAGATCACTCAAACCAAATGAATCACTTGTCCCTGCATTGAATTTAATGTGTAAAATACACTTATCATCATAAAGAGGATTGAACTTACTGATGTCGACGATTTTTTCCTTCTGTTCAGAACCATCATTCCCAGTGTAACTAATGAAATAGTTATAAACATCATTCACATCATCAGCAGCGTGTTCAATTCCATCAATGTTTTTAGGATCATATGTTTTGAATTCAACATCACCAGAACGCCAAACAATCTTACCATTTTGGATAACATTGTATTTGTGAACTTTTAAGCAAATGAAATTTTCACCATAAGCAGTTCCTTCATCACATAACTGCTTTGATTTGATAGACATCTTGTTCTTTTTCCAAAACTTAAGCAATACTTCATTTGCTACCTCATCCTTGTATTGAATTTTCAGACCTCGACCCATCACGAAATTAGATGTCAGGTTAACAATGATTCCACCAATCGGATCATATTTCCAGAGTCTGTATCCTTCATCAAGAAACTCTTTTCTAGAACTTGATGGACTTCTAAAAGCATTTTGATTAAAACCCCAATAATCAAATCGATCATCATAGAAAACTGAACCTGTTGCGGTAGAAACAACTTCTTTGACAACAACAGCTTCACCATTCACATCTTTCAAAACTGGTACAATTTTGTATCCGCCACCAAAATTATCACTATCATCACCAGTTCCTTCATACCTTTCGCCGAATTTTCCAATAACGCCAATCTTACCATCTTCTCTTATGAAAAAGTCTTTTGACATTTAGTCCCTGTTCATAAATTCTGAGATCGTTGTTGGTGCCTTTGATCTTATTGATTCAAAAGAATGTATTCTATCTATGAAGTTTGGTTCTCCGCCAAATTTTGATCCAGAAAAGTCTCTAAATCCTCCTGCATCAATTCCAATGCCAATTGGTTTGACATCATTATTCATTTCACATTGTGCATAAACAGAGAGAGCTAATGAGTCAACATGGTCATCACCAATTGCATCACGAATCATTTCATAAGTATCATACCCATGTGTATTCGAATCACCCTTCTTGATGTTTTCAAGTTGATCTCTTAGTTTTTCAATTTCCTTATATTTCTTCGTATCTTTCACAACATATGGAATAATAAGTTTCTGCTGGTAAAAGATCAACCGTAAATTCTTAAACATTTCATGTTTTGTTTGACCAATAAATCTAACAGGACATATAAACCAATCTGACCACCCACCTGATCCTTGTCTGTTTTCATAATCATCCGGATTTCTTCTTGTTAACCTATGTTCATAACAAAGCTTATTCAAATTGTAAATCAATGTAGTATCAAAGGCGTCACCATAACCACGATCAACTTTGAAGAATTCAATCAACCTACAAATGTTTTGACGAACATGCTCAGGATTTGCTGTGGCTGGATATCGTTCTGCGTAAAGCCACTTCATTCTACCATAACCAAGATCTTCAACAATATTCACACTCCACTCTGATGGGTGCTGACCTATACCTTGGGCACCACAGTCGATTCCAATCGTAACCATTCCATCTTTTTGATAATGTGGTTTTCCTGTCTGCCTCTTATATTCAACTATATCAACTGGCTCAAGAGTTGGGTCTTGACACTTATCAACAACTCTCACAGGAAAGAAGTTTGCACTTTCAGTATAGAGGCACAAATAGGCTCGTGCAAACATCTCAGGAGTCATCAGTACGTCACGAGCTAATATGAGATCGTTCTCAGCTATGAGGCCCCATCGTACACCATGCCAACCTGTATATTTTGGCAGCACATGAAAACCCATCTTCACCTTTCCCTTTGGGTTTTCAAACGTGTAGATGTTGCCCATACCCTTTATTGTACCAGTAGCAATTCTGAAACATTGTCCAATCTTACCATAATCATATCCTGGCTTCAACATTGAACCAGTAGGGTATATTCTCTCATACAAAACATCAAGATCCATATCATCAACTTCTTCCCACCACTGGTGAGTAGCGCCGAGTCCGTCAGTTGATGATGCTTGACCTTTTGCTTGAATCACAGTTCCATTAATGAATTCAATATGCTCCTTTCCAATTCCTTCACCAAGTTTCTTTTCAATATATGGAAGTAGAATCTTACTATTTAATATCATATCAATCATGTATTTAAGATTTCGCTTCGACTGCTCTAATGCAGGAGCGTGGATATTGATTTCAGATCTTGCTTTTGTTGCACCGAGTTTTAGAAGTTTTGATGCAACAGAGAATGATTTGCCAATACGACGAGAAGAAATTAAGAGATTTGTGTGATTTTCATCAAGATGTCCTGACCAAACTAATTGGTGAGGATTGAGAACTACGCCGGTGCAGTGACGATGCCAAAGGTAATCATCGTCTTCATATCTGTGTAATTCTTCTTCTAATGCAGATCTCGTATTGTCATTAACATATCTACCAAGTTTCAATCTAGACATGACTAATCATATACGCAAATACGAATGAATCAACCAGGTTTCTTCGGATTTGCATCTCTTTCAACAAGTGTGATTCGAATAATCAAATCTTGCAACTGTTTTGTATGTTCTTTCAAAGAAGTTTCAATATTGCCAAGTTTTTCAACAACAGTAACACCTAACGTTTTTCTCTCAGCTTTTTCTTCACCAATCATAATTCCAAACCAAATAAGAAATCCGACAAGAGAACAAAATGCTCCAACACCAAGAGTAATCTTCAATTTATCAGTGAGAACAACACTCTTTGTTTCAGACATTCTTTGGCCTCTTTGTGACCATCCATGCGACATCGTCAAGGAATCGTTGTCTGAAGTCACTGTCGCTTTCATCAGTCTTCCTTATTGTCACAACACAAACTTGAGAGATTTTTCCTTCTTCATCTTTTGTCCACCAGCTTTCAATCATCATATTTTCTTCTCCCTTTATGAAAGAATCAATATTCTGTATCGTGTCAAATATCTTTGCATTGACATGTAATTCATCTTTCGAATTTTTGCTCAATAGATAATACAAAGCCACGATCATCAAGATGACGGCTACGATCAAAAATATAGATGACTTCACTGCTTTTCATCATAAACGTCAAGGTGAACTACGAACTTTGCGTCAAGGAACCTGATCTACACACTTCGACAATAATGTCTGCCCCGGATGCAGTCGCTTTAAGTTTCAATGAGCTAAATTGATTATTGTTGTATCTTACAGTTCGAATTCCACCAATACCAGCAAATGTGCATTCAGGAACTACGCCGCCTTCAACAGCAGGAGATCCAGAAATTGAAGCACCGGCATTTGTTCCTTCAATTGACCAGGTCCACCGTGCAGCAGCACTGATGTTAATGAAATTTATCGTATCATGACCAGAAACAGCCCAAGAAAGATCGATTGTTTCAGAATTTGTATGATCAGCATGATAGTATCGATATCTTGGAGTATGTTCTATAAGAGAAAGTGACATTATTTTCTGCTTTCTTTTTCAATTCCAAAACTAAGCTGTGAAGCTATTTCCTCTAACGTAACATCATTATCCATTCTTCTAAGTCTCAAATGTGAATCTAAGTTGAGTTTGTTCACTTCTCTTCTTAAAAGTGGAAGTTCTTCTGGCTTTACGCCAATTTTCTTTAATTCAATTGTATCTGCACTAACTATCTTCTGTGAAAGAGCAAAAACCTTCTTTGAAATGAACATATTGCGAGCATAACCAATTGTTCTAAATCTTAAAACCTTCATTCTTATTGGGTGTTCTGGCTTAAGCCTCTTTCTCTTATATACAAAATAGAATTCACCAAATCCATCAATTGTAACAGGTTCTTCAGTTTCAAGAACAGATGTTACTTGAACGAAAAATTCCTGTGTAATCTTTGAAACAATTCTCGTATCTATTCCAAGAGTCCGTGCAGTTCTGTTACAGATTTCACTTAGACGCATTTTTTCCACTCATTTCTTTATAGACCGGATCATTTTCAAGATCAGCATCGGCAATTTTTGCAGATTCTTCAAATTTCTTAATTCTATCCCTATTCTCTTGAATAATGAGATTGATGTCACCAGATCCTGTGCTAAGAAGAATATTGCCTTGTGTCTTAGATTTCTCACCACTTGTTGATGGTGTGAGATTGAATTTAGAAAGATCAAATCCAATCGATTTCGAGAGGCTGACTATTTTATTAATCAAAGGATGTTCAATAATTCTCACAGCCATTCTGCCATCTGCAAAATAGATAGGATTGCCTTTACCGTCAAGAATTGGTTCTTCACTTGTCAAACCATCTCTTGATAATTGTGCAATCATATGATGAATTTGAACAATCATTGATCCAACAATAGCACCAACAGTTTCCTTAACATATTCAGTTCCACCACTCTTGTAAGAAGCAACAAATCCCTCAATAATTTTGATATCATGTAAACATGGTTGACCGAATTTAACTTCTTTCTTTATATAAAATGAACAACCCTTAGGATTGCCCCTGCCAGCATGTTTGATGAATGCGCATTCATCACTACAGATACGAACAGATCGTTCATTTAGAGCATCTTGACCAACAACTTCACTTATTTCAGGCGCAGGGATACTAGAGATAGGCTCAAATACTTGTCCTCCATCATTGTTAGCCATTCTTTCTTAAACGCCCCCTTGCATCTGATGCACTCTACTATACAGACTAAATCATGATTCAAATCAACTAATCTAAACTGACCACAATTTTCACAAGGAAGATGATTACATACACCAACTTGTTCAAAACAAATGAGACATCTTTCAAGAACAACTTCCTTCATATTGCTCCCTCATCTTCTTTACGTTTTCTGAACTTGCCTTCCCGATTATGAAATTGTATTCACCACAAAGAGATGAAAATACAATAGTCATTATATCAACTTCAGATGAATTAGAGAATCTAAAAATTGAATTGAACTCATCAATAAAACTCTTCTTAATCTTTTCAAAAACAATATAGATCCAAAAACCTTTTTCAGTCTTAGGATCCCAGAATATATTAAGTGAAGAACATTCATTCAAGAACACGCTATTGTTGATTTGTTCAACAATAGCGTGTCCCGATTCGTAATCTCTGTACCATCTCTTCAAAATAAATGAATTCTCAAGTTGCATTTTCAGTTACAACTGAGATATTTGCTCCAGATTCATTCTCCACAACTTCTTGAGCAGGAACTTCTTCAACATCAGAACTCAATCGTTCAATCTTCTTTTCAATACCTTTGAGTTCTAATTCCTTCGCAGCATTGAAACGCTTGACTTGTGTTGCACTCCAATCGCCTTCAACAGGATTGAAATCCTTAAGTGCAGCCACAAGAAAGGTACTAACCAGCCTCTTTGCTTCCTTCATGTTCTTCGGTCCCACTCGTAACCTCCTCTTTCTTTTTCTTCGTAAACCCAGGATGCTTCTCAAGCAACCATGCTTGAGCAGGTGTCATCCCAAGCTTTTCGATCGCATACGGCCTTCTCACAGGCAAACCTTCAATCTCACGCCACTTGTAGAAAAGATCCATAACAAAACACTTCATCATGAAACGAATGGCATCCCTGTGGCGATGCAGGTCGCTTTCACCCCAACCTTGCGCATTCCTTGCAGCCTTCCTTGCATCGTAGTATTCACGATAAGGCGCATTGAGTTTGATAAAACCAGTACCGATCACACCAAGGAGTTTTGATCTCAACCAAGGATTGTAATTGATCTTTTCACCCTTGATTGGACGAACGGCAATGTGCTTCGGGTTTCCGGTCTCCTTGTCCTGGACAATGATTGTGTGCAAACCAGCATAAGCCCAGAATTGGGCTGCCGTTCGCATACGCATCACAACACCATCCTTCAAGTACGCACCATCATGCTCAAGCCCGTATCCTTCCGGAGCTGGCTGGTCGTAGATGTTGAATTCGCTGATGAGGACTGAAGCCATCAAGTGACCAATGCCATAGACATCCTTCAGGAACATCGTGTAAACGTTGAATTTCTTCAGCAGTTGCTTAATCTGCTTTTCAATGATCTTTTCCACTTCAGTGAAAGCGCCATTGATAGCATTCATTTGCTCACTGTCTTCATCCTTGAGTGCGAAGTTTTCACGCCCATTTCGAAGACCGTGGCTGATACGCTGCTCTTGGAGGTCGTAGAGCGTGCGCACAAGGACTTTGAGTCTCTTGTGATCATAAGTTTCGCCAAGGAGTTCTTTCCTTGGCGTCTTTTCGGTAACAGCACCAGCTTCACTAATCGTTTGCTTTGCTTTTGGTTTCATGGCATATTATAATGGCTTTTTAGTTGAGAAAAAGCTTTATTATGCAATTCGCTTAATTTCTGAATCAATCAATGCAGAATAGTTTGTAAGAAATCTTTCATCGACCCAAACTTCAACTTGTTTTGGGAGTTTCATCACAAATGGGTGAATCTTATCTGCAACAATCTTTCCTTTTCCTACACCAGGGTAATTCAAAGCAACAGTCTTCCCTGGATTTTCTTCACACCAAGCTGCCAAACGATCAATAGAATTTTGGATAATTGAATAAACAGCATACCTATCATACCTACTTTTTGTCTGAAACAACCCAATTAGATAAGATTCAATTTCAAAAATACAAAGATTATATTCATGAAGTGCCCTGTAAACCCTATCACGCCCATCTTTTGCAAGATGCTGGTATGCAATTGCCTTGATACCAGGGAATGCTTCAACAAGTTGCCTTGCAGCACCAGCACCCATCACAAGTTCATTCTTACTCGTAACAGTCGAATTTGTTGTTACACAAAATAGATCAACAGCTCCAAGTCTATGAAACATTTCACCTGTGTAGAACTTCGGCAATTAATTTCCTTTCATTAAAATCGGCCTTGCACCCCAAAGAATATCTGATTCAATCTTCACAGCACCAAACCCATACTCAGAACAATCAATCTGTGCTTCAGATGGAATAAGTGGTGTTCCAGCATTGTTCCATGTCTGGAAAACAAGTTCACCGACAGTTCTAATAGCAGCTTCATACTTTTCTTTGTATTTTGCAGAATTGTGCTGATTTGCAATTGCAAGAGTCGGTAAGAAGAATGAAGTTAATGACGGTGCCTGCCAAGCATCAGGATTCAATGTCATTGCAGACTGAAGATAATCAACACCACCATACTTCACAATCCTTGTTCCCTTATCAATTGATTCTTCAATCATTGATGCAATTCTTACACTATGCTGCGAACAAATTCCTTCATTGATCCATCTCGCAATCTGATAATTCATAATGGCATCCTGCCAAGGATACCATTCAGATCCAGATCCACGATCAGGCCAGTGGACGTCTGTTGCAGCAAGACCTGAAATATATCTATTGATTTCAGATGTTGCGACGTTCTTATATCTCACATCCTGTGTAATAATCCAATAGTAATAAAGATTTTCAAGATTCCATGCAGCACTGCGAATTCCCCAATAGTAAGGATTTGGTTGATTTGCAAGAAGTCTTGCACCAAAGAGATCAGCAACCTTTTTCAGTCCAGGATCACCAGAAATCGTTGCAACCAAGAGCATTGATGCACCAAACATATGTGAATCACGAGGTGGCTGGAAATCACCGACCTTTCCTCTGTAACCACCACTCATATTGCTAACTTGAGTGCTCTTTTCATACCTGTAGCAATTCGTAACGCTTGGTTCATTATATACAGACTGCACAAATCCGTGCTGCGCTTGGTGCCTGCAAAGCAACAACGCCAAACGCCAAGCATTAAGGTCAGCGTTTAGGATTGCATTCTCAATGCAGTAGAGCGGTACATTGTAGTGGCAATTGTTAAAGCCATCTGACCAAATTATGCCACCAAAGTCATGGTATCCAAGAGCATCTGGAATTCTTGTAGATCCGTCTTGATTTCCTGCATACCGAACATGAGCCCACTTCATTAACCAACCAAGATTATGATCTTTTGTTGTAAATCGATCACCAGAAGACGTGTCCATTGTGAACAATTTGCGCAATTTTTCAAGTCTCTTAAACTTCAAACGATCATATTGAGAATCAAATCCAAACATCTTCTTTGAAATTCTATCAAACAAGTCAATTGGAATATTCAGCTGTTCAGTGTAGTTTGGATCAATGAAGTCCCACCAAATCTGTTCACCACCTTCAAGAAAGTGGTGTTGAAGAGTCATTGGGATAATTACACCATTATGTTCAACAGTAGGCTTTCTCGTGTTCTTTGTTACAGCAGTCCAGACCTGGAAACCATTATAGAAAATCCCTTCATCAACGCATCGTCTTTCAGAAGCATACTCAACAACCCATCCAGGTGGTCCGCCAAGACCGACAGCATTGAAGAAATACCTATCGCCAACTTGAAATGATGATGCTGTGTATTCAGGCTTTCCCTGGTTAAACATCTTGCAGCGAATTCTACCAGGATTGATAATTTCAACTTCAAGACCAAATTGACCAATTGTCTTCTTACCAACTCCATAGAGTTCGTTGATAAGACCATCATTCATCTCAACACGAATCGCTGCACTTGGGTTTGTCATGCTATCGCCTTAATCTTTTCGATCATATCCAAAAAAGGCTTGTTTTCACAATCACGCTTTTTTGTAAGATGATTCTTGAATGAATCCCACCTGTCCTTCTCTGTATTATACCCATGAGGAGAATTTTCAATATCTCTTACAATTGTGTCAATTGCAATTTTGCTCAATTTTGTAGAATATTTTTTGATAACTTCAATCTGCTCTTCAACAATGAATCTGCTTTTACCGAGGCAATATCTCACTGCATTGATTGCAAGAATATCAAATTCATCTTCAGTAATGTTGACTGTTGGTTTTGTGCTCATATAATTACCTGCCACAAAATTATACCAAAACACAGGTTAGAAAAAAGTAGATTATGTAAAATTGGCAATGAATTCAATAGGTTTGCCGACCCATTTCCTGCTTTTTGCAATTGAAATAAGTTGATTTTTTGTCATTGCAGGCCAAGAATACTCAAAGCATCCTTGTGAATTCAACCAGTACCAAATACTCTTTGAATTATGTGTTTTCATTTATGGACCAAATGGGATTCGAACCCATTACCCTCGCCTTGCAAAAGCGATGCTCTACCAATTGAGCTATTGGCCCTTTGTGTTAAACGATTCTCTAGAACATCTTTAACAAATTGAACCTGTTACAGACAATACTTTTTTCTGTATGTTTGCAATCTCAATTCTTGCAAGTTCTTCATTTTCAATATTCTGCTTCAAAAAAGCATGTGCTTTCAAATATCTCTTCATCATTGCAAAATTTTCATTTGTCACTTTCTTCCCAAACTTCCATCTTTTCAAATCCATATTATCTTCAAGATCAGCGATTTTGATTCTTGAAGCTATAAGATGTTGAGAAATTCTCAGGATATACTTCTCGTATTTTTCATCTTTTCTTCGAGTCAAAAGGTCAACAATATCTGAAACTTCTGAACCAAATCTTTGATTTATCAACGTAATAGATACAGAAGTGTCTTCAACAACATCATGAAGAACAGCAGCAATTCTGTGAATTGAATCCTCAAATTTCATCATTACACGAATCGGATGAAGGATATATGGCTCACCTTGTTTATCAAATTGATTTGAATGAGCATCTGATGCAAGTGTAATTGCTTTACTGATACCATGTTTAGAAAGACTCATTTTAATCTGCTCCTTAAAGCACTCGGTGGGACTTGAACCCACGACAGCCAACTTGGCAAGCTGGCACTCTACCAACTGAGTTACGAGTGCGTTACGAAAACCCTCCACGACACGGAGGGAGTGCCTTTCGATCAGAGCCATCCAGCGAACTGTGTGTGGCTCACACCATCTCCGGAGTCGTCACCCCACCAGAAATCAAGCTTCGTCCAGGTTGCGATAATCGGTCCGACGCCAGTCGGCGCGACCTGGAACCGGATCGTCTGGTAGTCCTCCAGGATCATCAGGAGCGTGACTCCCTGCTGAAAGAGGGGCCAGTTCGAGTTGTCGTACCACACCTGACGGAGATGGTTGACCGGGAAGCTGGTATGGCACGAGTAGACGTGACCCTCGACGAGGAGCGTCGCCTCGGGAGTCGTCGCGATGCCAGCAGTCTCGTCACAAATCCAATCAAACCCAGTCGCCTGCGCAGATGCTGGCACGATGAGAACGAAAAAAGCAAGAATTGCGATCAAAAACTTCATTGTTGGTGCCTTGAATGTTGCGGACCAATTTCCGCAAAATAGACCCTGCTGGACTTGAACCAACATCAATAGACTTTCTGTCCATTTGCTCTACCAATTGAGCTAAGGGTCTAAAATAACGTCCGGAAAGCCGGACGTCAAGTATTACGAAATTAGTAATGGAGTTGAATATCTGTCGTAGACCCCCACCACGTTGTGGAAACACGGATCTTGAAAGGCGTCCCTGGTGGAAGAGGGAATACAGCAAGACCTGCTTCTTCCAAATCAACACGATACACAAACAAGGGCCTTCCCGTGACATAGACCTTCACAGGACCGATCGGGTTTGAATCGAAGAACACATCCACAGAAACTGTTTGTCCAGAATCATCTTCGGGAACGTCAAGCTCCAGATCGTAGGTATGACCCCACGTGAGTCCGTCAGCACACCAATTGACAAACTGCTGATCGGTAACGTCAAAGACGCTTACGATTCCAGGAGTTGTGAGGATTGGAGTCCGATGAAATGGGATATGGATGTCGATCCCGAAAGCCGGAACCGTGAGGATTGCTCCAAGGAGCAGGATCGCACAAAATGTCTTAAGCACTTGTAGATCTCCTTAACGCGAGAAAGACCAACACTACATAGTGAAGGTCGGAAATTCACTCACAAACGGCAATGATTTTGTTTTTGAAACACCAATCCTGTGCTACATTTTCTGCTTCAGACTGTGTTTGGCATCCATTTTCACACCTATAATCTACCTTCTGTTTGCCTTTTGAAGACCAGTGGTAAACGATTGCATAGTATCGTTCATTAATAATTCTGGAGCCGTAAAAATGCTCTTTCATGTTACGTTCTTCTTTTTCATTTTTCACAACTTACTCAGGAACAGAGTTTTTGGATCATGCCGTGAACGAGCCAAATAAGGCAAGTAAGATAACTGCAAAGGAAGATGACACTTACAATCAAACCTTTGATTTCTTCACGGCTATAGAGTCCATCAACACTCAATTTGTTATAGAGCCATTCAAACATTTTTTACCTCACGATATGCAGGAGCTTCTTTGCTCTTGTCACGGCTGTATAGCGCCACCTGTTCATATTCCACTTTGAAAAATCACCAGGATCAACAAGCAAAACACGATCCCATTCAGAACCTTGCGCCTTATGACACGTTATTGCAGTTGCATAATCAAAGAAATCAAAAGCACAATTAGGATCATCAGATTTCTTTCCAACGCCAAGACAAGGTGTGTATATTTGAACATAATACTCCTTGTCAGTGTCAGTTATGTTCGCTTCAATACAATCACCATTCATCTTGAAAATATCAGTAACAGTGTAAATCCCGCCATTATAAATTCCTCTTCTATAGTTGTTCTTCAAACAAATAATCTGTTCACCAATACAAAGTTTTTCTGCTCTCTTTGCAATTTCACGAGCCTTTAGATTAATTCTGTTTCTCAAATCATTAAACCCAACAATAACAACATCATTGTCAAGTTGCATTTCAGCAATTTGTTCATAATTGGTCTGGGAACTAAATACCACCTCCCCACCACTTTCCATTTGAGTAAATGATTTCAAACCTGTACGAATGTCATATGCAACATTGAGTATTCTTGATTCCTGTGCTTGCCTGTGAATTGTTTCAAGTCTGTAATCGCATCTGGTCATAATTTCAGGGTCATCACCGATTGGTTCAAGCTGACCGTGATCACCAAACCAAAGTATCTTGCTCGCATGTCTTCTCAATTCATTCGCAACTTGCAAATTGACCATTGATGATTCATCAACAATAACAACCATTCCTTTTCTAAATACATTCTTTGCAATCGTGTCAAAAATTGGTTCACCATTGTCATCTAAACCTGCATATTCGTAAATTGCTGAATGTATTGTTTGGGCGTTGACCCCCTTATCTTTTAGTACCTTTACTGCCTTGCCGGCAAGTGCCAGGACACCACCAATCTCATAGTTCTTAACAAGATGGCGGATCAATGTTGTTTTGCCAGTACCAGCAAGTCCTCCTAAAACAAACTCCTTCCTCTTCTTATTGGCAATCCATTCCTTGATCAAATGCTCAGCAGCAAGTTGATCATCGGAAAGTGTGACATTGGCTGTTTGATCAATTTGTTGCATTGGCAATTGCATTATACCTTAACGTTGTTTGAGAACAAGCAGACACTTGGTCAGTTTAGGCTTTTCAGTGGTATTGTCACTTTCACGCATTGATTTATTACTTGCTTAATGCACTCTTGGAGTTGCTTTATGAGTTCAATGATCGCTATGAACAAGTTGATCCAAACTTACCTTAACCACTCATCTCCAGTGATCTATATGTTTTCTTAGAGCACTCACCTTATTTGATTCATCCTATAGGCGGACACTAAGTAGGATTGATTTATGCTTTGGATCGACACTTATTTCGGTTGATTCATACATACGATGAACACTCAATCTTATTGGTTTGTTTGGGATATTGCCACTTAGGGGCTTTGATTCCTTATACTCGGTATTCATTTGCATGGTCTTGATTTATACTTGATTGAATCACTCAAAATCTTTTGGTTTATATCGACTGTTGCCACTTCTGCTCTTTGATTTATGGGACTCAGAAGTCATTCAGTACATCGATCTATGCCTACATTGCGCGCTTCCAGACCGTTGATTCATTACTGTTATGAACACTATTCCGTCTTGGTTTATTCAGAATTCAGCCACTGAACTTACTTGATTTATGGCTACAATAATCACTGTGCCTGATTGATTGATCTAACCCATAAGACATTCAACCTACTTGATCTATTTGTTTTCGTAACACTTTTTTGAATTGATTTAACAGCTCTAAGGACATACCACATTTTTGATTTATGACGGCAATGATCGTTTCCAAATGATTGTTTATGTGTTGATTAACCACTTCGAAAGTTGATTCATACCCATCATGGACCTTCAATGAGCTTGGTTTATTTTTGAGATGAACACTTATGGACTTTGATTTATAGCCATGCAAATCATTTCTTGTTTTGCTTTATTTCCCCATCAATCTTTGCTCTTCTTTGATTTATGAGTCTGACGAAACATTACTTCCCTTTGGCTTATAATGATCATTGATCACTTCACTGATTGATTTATGGGCGATCAGGTCATTCCGCTTGTTTGATTCATAATTGTCATGATCGTTCGATGATCTTGATCTGTGGCTTGTGAACCATTGTCATGCCTCATTGGTTTATTTCTACATTGAACACTAACCCTGTTTGATTCATTGAACAAATGGCTTCATTCGACATGACTTGATTTATGACTTGACCAATCACTCTCGTTGCAATGATTGATATGCGATTTTGCCACTTCATCACGTTGGTTTATGGTCAGTAATGACGCTACACTGACTTTGATTTATCTCCAATCTTACCACTGCGACCATTTGATTGATCCTTTCAAAGATCACTGCCCGTTCTTTGATTTATACATCGTATTGTCACTGCCAACATTTGATTTATCCTTGTGATAGCCACTTAATTATCTTGATTCATGCTCCGGTTGCTCACTCGCTTTCTTTGATTTATTAGTTTGTTTGCCACTTGCATCGCTTAATTCATTGAAGTATTTGCCGCTCGCATGAGTTGATTTATGTATATATTTTTCACTCTTATCTGCTTGATTGATATTTCCGTTTACCACTCGGTTGACTTGATTTATACTCCTCAAAACCACTCACTTACCGTATTTTATATGGGTAATTGCCACTTGCACTTGATGATCCATAAAGGTTCAGGCACATTGATCATACTTGATTTTTCGTCTATGCAAATCACTTGAGGAATTTGATTCATGTCTTGTTTTGTCACTTGTTTTCTTTGATTTGTGCTCTGGCTTGACATTCCCGTCAACTTGATCTATCCGGTACTTATTCATTCAGGAGAGGAGGTTTATTAGCTATCTAACTTCACTTGTAACTTTTGCTTCATTCTAATTATGATCACTTGCTTCGGTTGATTCATTCAATATGTTGACACTCGATTGTTTTGCTTCATTCATCTCAAGGACACTTCAACAAATGACATTATTCGTCTCAAGGACACTTCGTCATGTTGATTGATCCTATAAATGGTCTTTGATCCTATAAATGATCTTCGATCAGTTGTGGTTGATTCATTGCGCCATTGCCCGCTTAGACGTCATTGATTCTTTGGCAGTATAGCACTCAATCACTATTTGTCAGTTGATTTATCCCCTTGTTAGTTTCACTATCCCATTGTTAGTCTTCATTACCAACATCAATATCAGGAAGATCATCTCCGACACCGATGATTGGTGTGCCACCTACTTTCACAATAGGTGGTTGAGTTGCGTTGACTGATTGACTCCCACCACGCTTCATTGCAATAAGCTCATCAAGCTTACTACCAGTCCTTGAATACTTCTTTTCACCTGAAACAATACCCATTGATACAAGCTCTTCCCAACTCACAATTCCCCTATCAACACGATTCTTTGCTTGCTGATAACAGCGTGAACACAAACCCCTATTCCACCGAGTTGTTTGTGTTGTACCACAAACATTGCACTTACGAACAGTTGATACGTTGACGATTTCTTCAGGCATACCTTGCTCCTGCTATGGCTTTACTTTGCCATTATACCATACTGTGTTTTAGAACAAAAAGGGTTTGAGAAAAAAAACAAGTTGAATGATAGAAAGTGAATTTTAGATAGGTTTGCTAACATATATAGCAGGGATAGATTTTGAAAACTGAGAATGAAATGTCAGTTGAAAACTGAGAACAGTCAGGGATAGTACCGGGATTGAAGAGAGATGATTTACTATAGTAGATAGATACTTGATGAGAGAGATGATACTTGATGAGAGATTTTGCTTGAAGAGATGATTGATTTCAAAAAAGGGTTTCGATGGTAAAAAAGTTGAATGATGGAGGCGTGGTCGGCAACGTTATTTACCCCACGGGGGGGTGGGGTCAACCGCCATTGGCAACCGCCAATGCGCCAATCGTCATTGCGCCAATGCGCATTGACACGTCAATGGATCATTGCACCATAGGCAGCATTGGCATTGCCAGCCTTAACTATCCAACGTGCCGCGTCAGTCAATTGCGCATTGGAGACGCAACGCATTGCTTCGCCGATATAGACTTCTACTGTGACGTGGCGCACGCCTATTCGCCGCAGTATGCCAATGCAATGGTAGATGTCATTGCGTGCCATGCTGGCGTCCGGCGCGCAAGGCAAGGGCTGGTAGTCATCGAAGTAGAAGGATGTCATTGTTGGTCTCGTCAGGTGGCGCATAACGCCACTACACACACGGTTGCCCGTGTGTGTTTCGACCTACCCAATGCGCGTACCGTCGGCCAGGAAGACGGCCGACAGTGCGTAGGTGCCGCCACGGTTCGCATTGCCCGTGATAGACAAACCGGAACCGTTGGGGCCAACGTCGATTGTGACGTTGGCATTGCGCGTATCCGCGCATTGCTTGGCCGATCCGGGCGACATGGTATCGGTGCTGCCCAATTCGGCGTTGGCGACGTCACGGATGGTGACACGCGCCATGGCGTTTGGGTTGCATCGGAAGCCGCGCCCGTAGTCGATGGTGCCATCGGGGTTGAGGTACGCGCCAACCATGGCATACCCTTGGCAGACATGACGCCTGTTGATCGCGTCGGGCGCGATGCTGTCCAGGATGACGATTCGGACGTGCCAGCGGTGGCCTGCGGCAGGCGCCTTCTCCGAGTATTGCCCATCCATGGCGTGCATGAAATGCCAGCCCGCCGAAGTCGTCTTCACGGAGCGGAGCATCGTGAGGAGCGCACTGGCGGAAGGCACGATGGCACCCTCGGAGACGGCACGCACGGTGCGCACGGCGAGGGTCGACGCCAGCGCGACGAGACGTGCGATGATGCCGATCGGTGCCACCACGGGAGCGGCTTCGATGACGGGCTCCGGCGTGACGATGGCTGGCATGTCCTCGATGACGGGCTCGATGACGGGCTCGATGGCGGGGATGACTTCGGCAACGGGTTCATCCGCCATTGCCTCGAACTCGTCAGCCATGGCGTCGATTGCGGCATCGTCGGCCGGCGTCGTCTCGACGTCCATGATCGGCAAGGCCGGGGTGACTTCGATGTCATCGGACACGTTCAGCGTCGGGCGGTTTCGATTCTTGCGTGACATGATGCAACTCCAAGTAGGACAGTAGCACAGTACCAGCCGCGCGGCCGGTTTCGACCTTCGGAGAATAGCACGCAACGTGCCATGGTTGGGATTCGGACCGACTTTTTTTATGTCATTGTGCCATAATGACTTATGGAATGTCGCAACCGCCATGAGGGTTACCATGATCCTCGAAAGTGTAAAGATTGTGCCATGTCGCTGAAAACGTGTAAGGCTACACTTACGCTCCATGCTGCCAATGCGCATTGGCAATGCGCATTGGCACAATGACGCAAAAAACGTGCCATGCCACCATGCAGCAAACCGCGTGCCAAAATAGTCTTTTTCGTTAGCTCTCTGGGTTTTTCGTTAGTGTCAACTTCTCTCTCAAAAAAACCGGTCTCTGTCTTATTCGTCCAAATTTTCTGGTTTAGCGCTTGCGTTCTGGTTAGCGCTTGGTGACTAGACAGGAGCTTTTCTCAACAATCGATCAAATTCTCGATGGTCATCCTGACTTTTTTCTATTTCTCGGTCATGAAAATGATTCAAAAAATCAATTCTCGCTCAATTTCATCGAGAATGTCATCATCTTGACAAGACTGGTGGATTTCTCAACAATCGATCAGTTTCTCGATAGAAATATCAGGAAAAATGTGGTTGGAGGTCTGGAATAGTCGTTTCTGGGTCACGATCATAACTATTTCGGTCATCGTCATGATAATGATATGGATGACCGTAATGGTCCTGATAAGACAGTGGTAGACATCAAAAATCGATCAGTTCCATGAGTCAAATTCAGGATAATGACATGATAGATTGTGTGTCATCTACATCGTGGTTGGTTTCTCCTCTAATTCATAGGTTACCGCCTTTCATATTGTTGAAGAACACTGCCCACTACGTTGTGTAGTGGGCCAGATGACTACGCCAAGCCTTGCCAGTGGGCGCGGATGACGCAATCCTGCACCCGCAGCCATGACGTATTGGCCTGGGCACAGATACGACTGGCCGTAGCCTTGCCGTAGGTGCGCAGATCACGATCCTTGTTGCCCCACGCACGGGCGTAGGACATGAAGGCGTTGTTGATCACCTGCTGGAGCTTGCCAGGGGCCAGATTGTAGTTGATGACGAACTGCGTGGGCAGGTTGTAGACCTTGCCGTTTGGTGCACGCCATTTTGACAGTTGCATAATAGACCACCTGCGTAGCAGACCATACTGCCATGCCATATGTTAGCAAGCCCAATAGTCACAACAAGTTAGAACAAAAGCTTCTATATCTAGACCCAGGTTACTATATACATACGGTCTAGACCAGGATCAGTAGATCAAGATGTGTAGATGACACTGCCTTGGTTGCCAATCACTTCAGTTTAGCTGTGATGATTGTGATCCCTTCACCATCATCGTCATTCGTCCACAATTCCAGACTGTCAGGATCACACTGTGGCGGCAGCTTATCCCCTGTTGAGGGACCAAACACCAATCCGTTGTCAGCCTCCCAATCCTGGCCATCTTGGCGCATTGGCAAACACCTCGTCAATGCTTGCCCTGGTCCCAACCCTTCAAATAGCTCACCTCCGCTGAAGAGAATCTGGGTAAGGTCAATCTTGCAATTGCCAATAGCGCAGAAGTAGATAATGACTCGCATAAGAACCTCCGGATTGCGCTACCTTGCTTGTGTTAGAACAGAACCTTCATGTTCTCACCCCACTTGCCGTACCCAGGACCAGGATCCTGGTTGTCGTCCCTGAGAATGCGCCAGCCGTCAACAACACAATCGTCACTTTCGACGATCACCGCACCAAGATTGGGCTCGATGAGGACGAACTGCGTTCTTCCCTTCTCATCCTCAGGCAGCTTAAGGATGGTGAGCTCCGTTACCGACATGGTAACATTCTCACAGTAGAGTTGAAGCTCTTCTTCGTTGAGAACACTGATCGGACCATCGTTGCCAAGACACCAAGTAAACTTGGTGGTCCCAACAGCGGCATTTGCCTTGATCTTGTAAGGATTGTAAATCATGGTCATTACCAAGTTGTTGACAGCCAACACAAGCAGACCGTACTGCCATACCCTATTGTAGCAGCCTATTAGTCAGCGCAAGCTGCTGATTAAGAACGCTTAAGAATCTGGTCATGATAATGACAACAAATTTTACATCATTTGTTCTTAGGCAAATTAAGACCAACTACTGGTCTTAATTTTTACCCGATCAGATCACAATCATTGTACCCTGGGAACTCAGCAGCCAGCTGATTCTTGCCGGGATTTTCGTCCACCGGCCACAACACAACACGCAACCCACCAAAGAATTCTGGATACGTGTTGAGATGGTTGTCATCCCATTCCGCATTAGCATTCATTCCGTGTTCTCGCAAGGCTGTAAGGTACTGGAAAACGTCAAGATTGATCTGGTCAATCTCGCTACAATTGGGTATCAACATTGCCGTCTTCCAGTTTCCGTAAATTGGGTTGCACTTAATCATCACAATCTCCTTGTGTAGTGGCAATGGGCTGCCACGCACTATTATAGCAGCACATAGGTCCCTACAAACCTTTCTATGTGAACGTGTTTTCTCTTTTTTTCGTCTAAATTCTCATACTTTCAGCGATTAATTGGGATGCAAAAAGTCCGGACTTTTTTAACTTTTACCTCAAAACGCCCGGGTTTTGGTCGAGGGCACTGAATCAGTTTTCTCTTTTTTTCAACTTTTTTCTCGACCAGATTCGAACCGAGGTCAGGATAAGGATGGGTCGAGATCACGGACTGAAGCTATGATCTCAACAGATTTCTGGTCATCATCATGAAAATGACTAAGAATTCGCTCTCAAGATAGACTACACCTGATTGAAGTTCTTGATCAGTAACCGAGTTTTTACCACATGGAGGAGGACAAAACAGGACTGAATAAGCGACTGAATAAATGGCATCATATTCAATGCACGATCAAGCATAGGACAACTACTAAAAGTTTAGGCAACGTGTGTAGATTTAACACGATTATCACTACTAAAAGTTTAGGCAACGTGGCAAATCATCAAGAATCTGGTCAGTTCATAGAAGAATCAGGTCATAGATGGGATAGATCTGGTCAGTTTCTAGAAGAAATCTGGTCAGTTTCTAGAAGATGACCTGGTTTATCACGAAGAAATCTGGAATCTATAAGACATTTTTGTAAAATAATAGCATTGATGACTGTGAGATCCAGTATTTTGTATTAGGAATATACTGAAATATGCTTGAAATACGTGAATCATGCTCCCAACAGTCCTCATTCGCATCATCATCCCATCCCTCTCCCATCTCCCTGATTTCTTCTCGAGTCGATTTTTTTCATCATTCGCATTCACATCAGCTCGCCTCAGTGTCACAGTTCGTGTCACTCTACTATCCCTATTACTACTAATACCATCCCTACTACACAGTATATTCAGTTTCATGATTACTCATTTCACTCAATAACACATTCAACTGCCCTTATTCACTCCCACTGACTGATGAAAAGTGCGTCTAACGACTTCATCACGTTAAATCCTGCTCTTTTCATGCAATCCTGCTCTTTTCGTGCATTCGCATGTATTTTGATGTGACTTCATCATCAGTTACTGGGACTTGTTGTCTTATCACAGTCAACTGATGTCTCATCCATTGTGCTACCCAATGGTACTGGTTCGCCTCATGTATCACCTGATTTAAGATAATCTTCTGTTCATCGGTCAGTGTCAACTTGTCTAATACTTTGTAGCGTTGTTCATAGTTCATAGTGTCCTCATTAGTTCGTCAACATAATCCTTGGCTTCACGCAAACCGCTATTAGTCAGGAGTCTATACAACTTGATAGCATAGATCTTATCATGACTCATCAGTCTGACAGTGATCAAATCCTTCAGTGTTGTTGATCTCATCAAGTCATCGGTGATTTGCCTAACATGCTGCTCAAGATTATATATTCTCGTCTTGGTGGCTTCGAGTTCAGTAACAATGTCATTCAAAACGTTGGGGGGTATCATTCGTTGAACGCCAAGGCAATGAGTAACGCACCAATGAAGATGAGTGCGCAGTAGAGATCAGTCTTCACCCACAGGCATATGAAGACTATTGCAGCACCAGCAATGAAGACTACCGCGCGATCTTTGCGAGTTTCATCCATTCCATCAACTCCTTCGCATTGTTGTGACTAGAATCAAGTTATATCGTCGTAATTGGAGTGATTAAATACGTTGTACCGTTGTGATCAAAAACATGCTCAACATCATACTGCATGGGATCAAAATCAAACAGCTGGCCCGTGATAGTGATGAGTTGGCGCATGTTGATGACGCATTAGTAAAGCGTGTGATGAAAGGACCAGTGACAGCGCGTGCAATGGAACGCCATATCACCTGAATCTGGCCCAACACGGGAGTCATCCACAAACTTGTGTTCAGTCAACCAGCAAATGAGCATGTTGGCGAGCTGCTTGGCAAACTGCCAATGAGACCACAACACCAGATGAACCTTGTTGATCAACGGAATCTTGCTGAAAGGATAACGCCAGCTGAAGACCTTGGGATCACCTTGCGGATGCTCGTAAAAGTAATCGTAGTAGTAACTCATCTTGTTCATTTCGATCTCCCCACGATAAAAACGCCACGCACCACGCGCACACTTGAGCAGCTTTGACATTTGCATGATTAGCCCCAGATTAAGCCTGAACATACAGGCAATGCACTATTATACCAGCCCATTAATCGCAACAAGGGGCTTCTGGTTTTGTGCATCACTTCACAGCAAGCATTGCCTTGAGTGCTTCAACTCCAAGATCAAGCAGCCCGCTGTTTTCATGTCTGTGTATGACATGCGTGTATAGAGCAGTCGCACAAGCAGCGCGATCATATACAGTGATGAAAATGTTCTGGAGCAATGCTGGGAAGCGATCATTATACTCAGTAATGTCATTTGTCCAATTTGAGCGGAAGAACTGATAAGCATCAATCAAATCATCAACCTTCTCAATTGACTTGTAGTTCTTGAAGAAGTTTGCGGCAACAGGATCAGTTTCTTCCAAATGAACTGGAACGACCTGGCGCAAGACGAAATCAATGAGAATCAATTCACGTTTCGTTTCCAATCTGTCATTTCTGCTGGCAGCAATTGCAGGAATGAGATGCGCAAGCTTTAGCGTACGCAGTTGATCATCATTGTAGAATAAATCGTTCAACTGACGACCAAACGTGGCAATTACACGCGAAGAACAGCGCGGGTTGTCGCTGTGACCAAGACCAGCGTAGGCGGCAACCGCCTCAAGTAGGCAGTATTCACCTGATCCTACATGGTGACCACCAAAGCTGAGAACACTTGGGATGAAGCCTTTAGCCATTTGTCAACTCCTCCTTCTTGTGATCTTGGTCGCTGCAATTGACGAATTGAGAACGCATTTTGCAGTGACCATAGTTAGCTCATCTTGAAAATCACGTCACCATCTCGCTTGCCGATCCAACTGACTCTTGCCCACACCCACACGCCACTCACTTTCCTGGCAACCTCCATCTGCCGTCCCTTGACAGTTGCATAGACATGGTCCATTTCAGGAATGTAGCCGTTGGCGTGTTCAAATCTTTCGGTGTGAACAGCTTGGTCGGACCACTGTTCAATCAACACATCAACACGGTTAGCAGATGGCTTGTCAACAAAGACTCCACGTATTCCAATTGGCATAATAATGACCACCCCCATTTGCAGACCATACTGCCATACGCTATTGTAGCATGGCATTGGTCAATGCAAATTGATGACAAAGAAGCCGTTACCTTGCTGCACTACATGCAGCAATTTCTTCAGCACTAAATGAGCAGGACCAACCGTCACTTCTCACATGTTCATACTCATCAAAGGAAAGTTCTCTCGTAAGAACTTCTCCATTTTTTTCATCAACCAAGAGTGATAAGGCATATTCCCCATTGGGCCAGTGGAGCTTGATGTAGGCGATTCCCTCAAAACTAAGAACAACCTCTTCGACAATGAGTGGGAACTTGATGTCAGCAGCCTTGACGATATTGAACGTTTTTTCAACTTCCTTCATGGCATTCTCCATTCATTACCTACAAGAGCGTCTGGGAGCAAATGACACACCCGCAGCCTTTCTCTACACCATCTATTGATTGGAACATGACAACAGGGTTTTTCCAGTTCCCTGTTTTTTCAATCTCCTCCTTCAAAAATATGCAGAAGATCTTTTCCGGCTTGATCTCCCTGACAATGTACCTGTCACTTGCAAACGACAGCAAGAACTGCTGCACAAAAGATTCTGATTCAAATTCGTCACTGGCAATCTTTTCAGTTACGGCCGCGCGCCCGCCATCTTCGCGGCTCCACACCCTAAAGTGATAACAGCCCATCGTCATTTCTCCGTAGTTGCCAACATAATCACATTGCGTAGTGAGGAGGGATCATCCAAATTGCCATGACCCTGTTGTCTTCGCCGTGGCGCATGATGATCAGCACAGCGTCAGCGCTAATGCCATCGTAATTATGGTCCTTGAGCATCTTCCGGTATCGCGGATTGTTGCTTTTCATGATCTCGAACCTGCAATCCGCGTACGACGTCCAGGAACAGTGGTTGACACGGCTGTAGATGAGGTTTGCATTACAATTGCCAGTAAGCATAATGACCAACCATTAGCAGACTATACTGCCATACACCATTGTAACATTGTATTAGTCAATGCAAGTTGATGATAAAGAAGCTACTGTGTTGCTGCACTACATGCAGTTTACAGCTGAACAAAGATTACGAAATTGAAGATTATTGCGATTAAGATGCAAACAGAAATAAGAATCCAATCAACTTTGTCAAAAACATACTTATCGTTCATGATTCATGACCTCCATCATTCAAAGATACACATGCACCTGAAAGGATTGAAGAAATTTCTCATATCCAATTCTTTCTAAGAAAACCCACTCCAAAACAAGCTTCACAAAACATGTAAATTGAAAATAGAATGAACGCTATTGCAGCAAGAATACTCTTGCCTTCAGAAATATACACGAATGATTGCCAAAGTGAAAGAATTGATGCAGAAAATTGAATCAAGATCAAAATACACATGATGATGTTTGTTTTCATATGGGATTGGTGAGGATTGAACTCACGACCTACAGGTTAAAAGCCTGCTGCTCTACCAACTGAGCTACAATCCCGTTCTAAGAGAAAGTGAGAATCCAAACCAAAATGATCAAACAATAGAAACATGAAAGACAGAATACTCCAAATAGAAGTGAAGGATCTACCAGTTCATCATCAATTTCCCACAATTCCTTTCTCTCTTTAGTTTCACTCATTTGTTCAAGAGTCCTTTAGCTCTTTCAATTTCAGAGTTGATTTCTGCAATTGCAGTTAGACCAGAATCAATTGCTTCTTGTAGCAATTGTCCTGGAGAAAGACACATCATAATCGATTCTTGATCATCACCATCAGAATAATCAGCAGACAAAACCCATTCAATATCATGAAGTGCTTTTGCAACCTTTCGAAGATGATTTGCAAAAGCGCGATGAATGAGTTTCTTAGAACGTGACTCAATTGCTTCAGCAGCATCTTCTACTTTTTGATAGGCGTAATCAAGACTTCCACCACTCATTTTCTAGCCCCTGTTTCTTTTGTTCGTTCTAATGTAGATCATCACTGAAAGAATGATAAGGCCAATTCCAAGAGCAAGTAGCCCGTATTGCAAACCATTAAGAAATGTGATTGCAATTGAAATGCAAAAAACGCCAATGAAGAACATCTCCATTACCTGCGCTCCTGAATTTGCACGTTTGTGAACAGCACCAACATGCACCATTGTAACAAAGCAACTATCAGAACAAGTTGTGAAAAAGAACACAAATCATACTATCTCGAACAAATGCCTCACAAAAACTCCTTCTTGCCATGTTCCAATATATGCACCAAGTGATTCTTCACAACATCCAGTAGAGACAATTTTGAATTTCCTTTCAACATTTGGTTGTCCTAAAGTGATTCGAACCCACATCCTCGGAACAGTATGTTGAACACCAACAGATAAAATCACACCACCTTTAGGGATTGATAAAGAAAAGTAATCTCCGGCAAGATCTAACTTGATGATTGATTCGCTCATTACTTTCCATCCTCCAGCCGATTGACGACCGCGCACGTCTGACATCGTGCTCCACTGCATTCGTGCCTCGCGATGAGGAGAGCCAGCGCCGAGTTGAGCGACTCGCAAAGACGGATGACATGCTCCGGCTTTGCCTTCTCCCCCGCGCGTGCGGCGTCTTCGAGGCGGGAGAGGAGGGGCGGAGTGGGCGGGCGCTTGCGGGGCTTCGGCTTCTTGGGCTTACTCATGGCGCCGCCTTCCGCGCGAGTGCCTCCATTCGCGCCGCCGTCATCGCCGCCTTTTCGCATAACCACGGCACCTTGATCTCGCGCCGGGTGGGTAGTTCCGCGTCGATGACGATCATGCCTCCGCTGATCTTGTCGCCGTAGCACGCGATCGCGGCTTCCGGCGTGTTGCCTATTCCGTAGACTCCGTAGAGACCTACGACTGTGACCTCCTTGAAATAGGCCATGAATTCGAGCCTTGGTTGCGAAAGCTCTCGCACCACCATCACCAGCCCATACTTGTCCGCGAACTCCTCGATAGTACAACGGTCGACGTACTTGTAGTGGATCTTCATCGCTTGCCCTCGCTTCGGTGACTAGAACCACTACTCCATGATCGCTACGCATCCGTTCGTCTCGCATCTCGCGTGAATGTGCCCGTTGCTTGCCGCGACGCCGTAGTGCAGCGGCTTGCCGCAGCACGGGCACCGAACCGTCCCGCCACCACCCTTGCGGTGCTTGCGCTTCAACTCCCCGAGGAGCGGAAGCACCTTGGTTATTCGCTCCGTGGATCTCAGGAGACCTTCGTAGGACTCCTTCATCTGCTCTTCGGTGGGCGCCTGGAAACTCGCGCACGTCACGTTCTCCTGCTCCGAGGTTCCGTGGTTGTTGCATGGGAGTCGGCGCAGGCAGCCCGGGCGCGAGGGGTCGATCATCGCGTCCACGTCGAGCCCGAGCAGGCATCCGTGCTCTAGCGGAGGAAGGCTCCTGTCGATGTGCACGCAGAATCGGTGCTTTGCGGCGATCCACTCTTCCAGCGTCTTCATGGCTTCCTCGCTTTCTTCCTCGCCCGCGCCTTTCGGTGCAGCGCGTCCAATTCGTTCCTGCACGGCTCGCATACGCCAGGTAGCTCGCCGGGATTGATGCAGCAGCAGCAGACTTGTTGCTCCCGTCCCGCGATGCGCGGAGGCTGGACGAATGGAACCACAGGGATCTTCTCGATCATGGCAACCAAGGCTCGGAAACTGTGCGGCTTTTTCTTCGCCTTCGCGATTTCGTCCTCCAGCCTCTCCACCGCGTTGATGAGGTCGATCCGGTA